AATTGTAGCGGTATTCGCAGCATCAGGACTAACAGTCTTGGGTGCAGGAGCCGTTGTAGGAGTTGACCTATTGTCAGCTGTATTCATGGCTGGTATACTAGGTGTAGCAACTGTTGTAGAAAGACTAGCTAGATCGTTCCTAGACGACGGAAAGTTGACTATGGATGAGATTAACCAGGCTTTTGCTAAAGTAGACAAAAACGCTAAATAAATAGTTGACAACCCCTTTCTCATTGTGTATACTTTATACATAACAAGAAAGGGGTTTTCACATGGAAAGCACAACAGACAACGACAAAAGCATTTTTGAAGAGTATGAGTTTGCTGCTTGGATTAGATCTGGTATTCAGAAGGGTTGGATATCAGAGCCTTTTTGCAACACCCATGATGGCGACCCATATATGACTGAAGAAGAAGAAAAAGAGTGGGAAGATGGCGGAGACCCATGTTGTCACGTTATCAAGCTACTAAATTACTAATAGAAAGATTATAATGAGCATTAAAAAGCTAATCGCAGCAGCAGGAATTGTATCACTAGCATTCTTGGCAACACCAGCAGTTGCCCAACCAACTCAAAAATCAATTGCAATTATTGATGCAAACTTTGAAAGTTCACTTATTTCTGGTGACGTAGTAGATGTTTGTGTTATGGGTGATGTGCTATGTAGCGTAGTAACTAAGCCAAAGAATGCTTCTCAGTATGAGGCATACAACCACGGCACAATTATGGCAGACATTGTTCGTGCCAACAACCCAACTGCAAAGATCATTCTTATTAGAGCATCAACGAACACTGTTGGCTTTGTCAATGGTCACGGTCTAGATGCTGCCTTGAACTGGATTGTAGCCAATAGAGCTGCACACAACATTGTAAGCGTATCATTCTCCTACAACTCTGGTGACGGAAAGACGTGTCTGCCATCAACTCCAGGCAAGGATGCCAAGGCAGCTCACGCAGACATCGTTTCTGACATCAGTGGTCTATTGCAAAATGGTACCAAGTTCTTTGCAGCTGCAGGAAACAACGGGGCATCAAAGAATTACCTAGACTATCCAGCATGCATTAGCGAGACAGTCTCCGTAGGGTCTACTCTGTATCCAACAACAAGAAAGCTTGCTGACGTGTTTGTATCTGGCAACACCTATACAAGCGAACGCCTAACTTCGGCTAGCAAGACTTCATCTAATGCTGGAGTTATTGGGCTTGGATTGCCAGAAAGGGTTCGTGTTGGCAACACAACTTCTGTCGCAACTGCTATAATTGCAGCTAAGAATTAAATAGAGATTGGCGGAGACCAGGTCCCTGTAACACGAAAGTGTAGATCAGACCCCTCTCAGGTAAACTATAGATAGCCTGACACTTAGTCCCAGTGCGTCAAGGGACACCATTGACCATTAGCTCAACGGCAGAGCAGAGAGCTGTTAACTCTAAGGTTCCTGGTTCGAATCCAGGATGGTCAGCTAATGGTGTGGTCCATACCACTCCCACGGGTATTGGGATAAAAATGGACACCAGCGGATATTGCATAAAGGTAGTGCTTCAGTCTTCCAAACTGATGGTGAGAGTTCGATTCTCTCTATCCGCTCTATAGGCTAATCACCTATACGTGTACAAGTGCACGTAAAAATTCAACACTTGTTGCTGTCCAGGCAGTAGTTACTCTGGCGTGTAGGTAATCTCACGATATAGGTTCGGGGTTGGTCACCCGTCTTAGGAAACGACTCAGGGATATGGATCTGATTAATCTGATATCCCACTTGAACAGATGGTGTAATAGGCAACACGGCGTTGATCAGCCAGTTAGAGGTTCGACTCCTCTTCTGTTCACAAACAGCAGCTTCCTTCTGGAATGGGAGTTCTCGCTTCACTACGAAGTTGCTGGGGGATAGCCTTGCTGCGGAAGGGTTATCTCTAATAAGGGTTGTATGGTAACTGGAAGCACTCCAGGTGAAGCCATGTCAAACGGTGCAAATCCGACAACCCTACGATTCTCGCTAGAGACGGGTATGTATGTGCCCACTCATGTGCCTCTACTGCCAGTCACAAAGTCTGGCCGAGAATCCCATGTCTTGGTGGCCTAGCGGTTAAGGCACCTGGTTGTCAGCCAGGGGATCGTGGGTTCGAATCCCATCCAGGACGCAAACACACGTGAAAGTGTGCTATAATTAAATATGGCTTATAAAAACATAGAAGATAAAAAAGCATATGATAATGCTTATCGTGAGAAAAATAAAGAAGCTCTTAGAGAAAAGTCTAGGCTTTATCGTAGAGAACTAAAAAGAATTGTTCTTGAAAGATATGGAAATGCTTGTAATTTTTGTGGGTATGGAGACATTCGTGCACTACAAATAGATCATATAAACAATAATGGTGCAGAAGAAAGAAAGTCTCTTGGTGGCCAAAATGTTTCTGGGTGGAGATTTTATCAATATCTAGTGGCAAATAATTTACCAGATGGCTATCAGACTCTTTGTGCCAACTGTAACATGATTAAGCAATTGGGAGAAGATTTCTAGGTCCGTTGGAGTAGTGGTTATCTCGTCTGCCTTTCACGCAGAAGACCACGGGTTCGAATCCCGTACGGACTGCTATAATTAAACATAGCCCATGGCTGCTGGGACAGAGACGGGACTGTAAATCCTGTGCCGTTGGCTAGCGAAGTTCGATTCTTCGACATGGGACAAAACATAAGGAGTGTTATGACTAACAAGATAAAGGTAGTAGAAAATCTCATCAGCGATGAGGATAGAAAATTAGCAATTGATTTGATTGACATGCTTGTTGACAACGGTGGGCAGAATTCTATCGTAGGCCAAAGCCAGGATCCAGCTGCTCAGATACAGCATGCCAGGCACGTCTTTACTGACCCAGAATATCCAGAGGTGCCATACCTTGTAAAAAAGTATCACGCCAAGATCCAGGAAGCCGATGAGGCATACAAAGATACATTTCCTCACAGCGTCATTCTAGTCAGGTATGACATTGGTGGAGAGCTAGAGCTTCACAACGATTTTGAGAACTATGATCCATGCAGAGAATGCACCCACGCAAATGCAATGTATTTGAATGATGGCTACGAGGGTGGAGACATTTATTTCCCAGAAGTTGATGTGCAGATTCACCCATCTGCTGGCACACTAGTATACTTTCCTCAGACCAGCGTAAAGGAGGACCACTCTGATATGACACATGGGGTTACTCCAATTACTTCTGGTACAAAGTATCTAATTAACTTTTGCATCACTACCAATAAAGATCTTGTAGTCCCAGCACTACGATAGTTTAAACTATTAACAAACAATTCCAGTCAATGATATAATGTAAGGATATGTCTTTATGACAGAAGAAGAAAGAAAAGATATGATTACTTATATTGGCCTAGACGGAGAAATGTCTGGGACAGAAATCAACGACGGCCACAAGCTTATTCAAATAGGCATGGCTAAGTTTGACGAAGATGGAATGACCTCAATTGGTACACTTCTAAATCCTGGAGCAATGGCCTGGTCTGAGCAGGCAGAAGAGGTGCACCAGTTTTCAAGAGATTACATTGAGAAGAATGGTGAGGACCCTGCCATGGTAGATCAAGCACTAGCTAACTGGGCAAATCCAACACCACACCGCAGAGACTTTGTTATGGTTGGATTCAACGTAGGCTCATTTGATAGAGCCTTCGTAGCACAATCTTTGCCAATTCTATTTAGCAAGTTCTCAAGAAGAAGCGTTGACCTCAACTCACTAATCTTTATGATGTCAGAAACTAACTCACAGTTTGAAAGAATAAAGAAAGATGCTAAGGACTATGCCTTTAAGATGATGGAAGGTATGTTTGAGGGTTTTCAGAACAGGCAACACGATGCAGAGTATGATGCGGTAATGTCGCTATACTGCTTTGAGTATCTACGTGGGTTGCTTGACTCAAAAACAACAGTTTGATATAATAGATACACGCTCTCTTAGCTCAGTTGGCCAGAGCATCGCACTTGTAATGCGAGGGTCGTCAGTTCGAATCTGACAGGGAGCTCTATGATATAATTTAATAAAGATTAGGAGTCATTAATGAAAGCACAGTTTCCAATTGACGGAGTTCCAGGAAAAGCTTGGAAAGTCAAGAGCAAGATGGGTTGGAGAATCCACCCAGTAAAGAATGAAAAGAAGCACCACAACGGTACCGATATTATCCCTGGTAGCATTAAGGGCAAGGTATACATTGAGGCTGCATTTGATGGCAAGGTTATGTATGCTGGTCCATCTAAGGCAAAGAAAGCTAATGGAGAGCCAGACGGCTTTGGCTACTATGTAAAGATTGCATCTCAGATTAATGGTGAGTGGTACAGCCACCTATATGCTCACCTAGACAAGGGAAGCCTACAAGTAAAGACTGGACAGAAGGTAACTGCTGGAACCGTTCTTGGCGTAATGGGAACAACTGGTATGTCTACTGGAGTTCACCTACACTGGGAGATCTGGAAGGGCAAGGACCACGGCTGGTCTGCAGATGGCAAGGGATTCGTAGAGCCAATTGAGTTTACGAAGTCTGTAATCGCCGCACAGAAGGCCGCAGGGTATGCTAAAGAGGCTACTCCAGAAGATGCACCAGTTGCAGATGATGGAATTAAGCCAGCAGCTAAGCCTGCAGTAAAGGCAGCCACAAAGCCTGTAGCCAAGCCAGCTGTAGCCAAGTCTACACCTAAGCCAGCCGCTAAGGCTGTAGCTAAGGCTAAGACTCACAAGGTTGTTTCTGGAGATACCCTAAGCAAGATTGCAGCCAAGCACGGAACAACCGTAGCTGCCCTGACAAAGCTAAACGGTATCAAGAACGCCAACTCCATCTCTGTAGGTCAAGTAATTAAGTTATCATAATGGCACTCTACGAATATAAATGTAAAGAATGCGAACGTACTGTAACCGTAGCTAGATCAATCTCTGAACCAGAGAGCGTAATGTTTTGCGTAGGTTGCAAACTTCCACTTTCTAGGGTATACTCTTCTGTAGGAGTTACCTTTAATGGCAGTGGATTCTATTCCACAGATAAGTAGGATATTGTGAAACTAATAACCGATCAAGAGCAGTGGACCCTTACCAACATGGATAGGTGCGATGCAGAGTGTTCTGCACAGGCATTTGTGAAAGCTGTTGGGGTATCTGGAGAGCTGCTATTCTGTTCCCACCACTACAACAAGATTGTTGATAATGCAGTTGGCTGGGATAAGCTTGCTAAGTTTGCTTATCAAATTATTGATGAGCGTGAGCGTCTCATTGAAAACAGACTAATAGGAGAAAACTAATGTATGAATACTTTGTTAGAGAAGTGAAGAAAATCGTTGATGGAGACACCATTGACGTTGTGATTGACCTAGGATTCAGCATTCTGTTTGAGTCCAGGGTACGACTAGCTGGTATTGATACTCCAGAGTCTCGTACTGCAGACAAGATGGAGAAGGCATTGGGACTAGAGTCTAAGAAGTACCTTGAGTCTAGGATTAAGGCTGCAAAGAATGTTGTCATTAAGACTGAGAAGCTTGATAGTTCTGAGAAGTATGGTCGCATCCTTGGCTGGATCTATCTTGATGGAGAAGGTAACTCTCTCAATACTGAGATGATTGAAAAAGGTTATGCCTGGGGATACCTTGGAGATACCAAGGTCAAGAACTTTGAAGAGCTTGCTGCTAAGCGAGCACAAAGCTCAAATTAGTATATAATTGTATTAGGGGTAAATATGGAATATGCTATTGGTTCTGCTGTAACCATCTTAACCCTATTTATATTTTCTAAGTTAGTCAATCTTGGCTCACAGGAAATTAGACAGGTTAAGATCAGCCACACCCAGTCTACAGTGTTTGAGCTAATTAAGCCAGCATTGCCATACATTGAGGATCTTCCAGAACCTCTGGTCTCTCAGGCAGCCAACTACGAAAGAAGCACACACCTACGGGTAGTAATTTCTGATGGCGTCGCCTACTGGATTCATAAGAATGGACTTTATTACGGCACCTTTGTTGATGGAGAACTAGATAAAGAATCTGGAAAACTAGTTGACATGATGGCACTCAGTAAGGTAGAATTAAAGAAGATGTCTTTTATAGTTGACAGACTAAACCATGGAGGAGGAAACTTTGATTATCGCAGTACAGGGAACGAAGAGTTTTGAAGACTATTCAGTTTTTATGAATGCAATGGGCAGAGCCTTGTTTCAAATTAGTCCAGAAGACAAAGAGGTAAAGGTATTTTCTGCTGGCCCAGTGCGTGTAAACGCAATGGCTAAAGAGTTTGTCAATGTTTCTGAGCAGGGGTTTAGAGCCAGAGGTCGCAAGATCAAGCTGGTACTCGTTCCCCCAAGTTGGATCGATGACAACCTTCAGAGCATAGACTACTTTGCCTTCTTGTCTTTGCCAAAGGAGCCATTGTCTCCACAGGCTACGAGGGCTGACGCAAAGTCTGCCAACCTTGGAATTCATCGGTACTAAAACATAATATCCAGTTATAAAAATAAGCTAGGAGAGTGAAATGAAAATAACTTCACTTGAAAAGATGGAAGAGATTGTAGAAAACAATAGAGCTCTTTCTTGGGACGGCTGGACCGTTCTACAAAACATGACCAACATTGACGGATACGCCTCCAGGGAGGGTATCTATTTCAAGGGTAGGTGGATTGTGCAGAAACGCTACAATCTAACTGCTACTGGCTGGGAGATTCCAAACAAGTTCGTGAGGTAGCTCATGGACAAGAATGCTTGGAAAAAGGGAGCAGACTGCCTTGGCATGGATGTTAACTCATTCTTTGATGACTATGAAGAAAATCTAGACGTTAGAGAAGAAGTTGACGCTATCTGTGCTGCATGTCCTATAGCAAGGCATTGCTTTGCAGTTGGCGTGTCCCAAAAGGGATGGGGGGTCTGGGGAGGTGTTTACCTTGAAAACGGTAAGATCTCTCGTGAATTCAGTAAACATAGAACAAAGGCCCAGTGGGCAAGCAAGTGGCAACAGCTTACAATGGACAAGGGGTAATCTTGTATACGGACGCAATGAAGAGAGCTTTTCATTCATTAACACCGCCAAAGAATTTCGGGGTATCCCTGGAAGACGCAGAACACTTTATCGTGGTTAGAGCCAAGGAAGACGTGTTCATGAGGCTGCTAGATGAAGATAAGAGAAGTGCTATAGAATATATGGCTCGTGTAAAGAAAGCCCTAGAGGACAACGGAGCGATAGTTTTGTTGGTTAGAGAAGGCGGAAAGGAATCAGTATGATTGAGTTTGCAATATTTGTTGCAAGCCTGGTAGCTATTCTTGGCCTAGTTTTCTATTCTGCAAAGCTAAGGTTAGAAAAGCGAAGAGCTTTCAATAGCATACTTCAGCTAGTTATGGACAAGGAAGCCTTGACCAACAAGCTGTCAGAGGCAAAGATAGAGATCCAAAGACTGTCGTCTCCAGATGATGGATTCGTAAAGTTCCTGTCTGAGTCTCGTGTGTGGGCATATGAGTACATAGAGTCCACCCAAAAAGAAATACAGGAAGTGGTCTCGGCTATTGATGCAGAAAAGGTTCTGCTAGATGAGGCAAAGACTCTCCGAAAGGCAGAGCTTGAAGATGTTCTAAATAGAATTATCAAACATTCTGATAGACTAAAGAACATCCTTCCAGATAACAACTAATAAATAATAGGAGAAACAAATGAATGAACAGAACAAGGCAATTCTAGACTCATACCTAAGAAACCTCTTGGGTGTAGTCCTGGCACTTGTAACAACCACCATGGCATCTGCAGGGGTATCGTCACCACTAGACTTCGGTGCTGGAGAGTGGCTAACTGTAGCTAATGGTCTATGGGCAGCAGCTGTACCAACCCTACTGAGATACGTCAACAAGAAGGATCCAGCATTTGGTCTTGTTGCAGCAGCAGTAGCTACTGGTGTTTCAGCTAAGCTGGACACTGCTACAAAGGCAGCAGCTAAGCCTGCTCCAAAGACAGCAGCAAAGAAGCCAGCTGCTCCAAAGAAGTAATTCGGGTATAAAAAGATAGCCAGGCATTTTGCCTGGCTTTTCTTTTACCTAGTGATGAGATAACGCATCATATTTTATAAATATCTTGTCGTATCCAGCATCCCTTAGATTCTGGCAGACAACAACCATCTCGCAATCAAACTCATTTGTCACATTGTTTATCCAACCATGCCTAACACCTTCTTGAAATGGTTTTGCCTTGTATAGGCATATTCCGTTAGATGTAGAATAGTACTCTCCATAAGATAGGTTTTCCCATCCAGGCTCAAGATCACTTCCGTTTGGATTGTATTCTGCTGTTACCCTTGTAGCCCAGCAGTCGTAGTGCTTCTTATTCTTTCTAACAGATACGGATGATACCACGTCAAAGTCTGGCTCTAGCATATGAAAGTCAAGAAGCTTTCTAACGTCAGAAGCATCGTAACGATTATCTCCCTCTACCATCAGAATTAGGTCAACGTTTTCTAAGAAGCCACCAGCAGTGATAGCTTTGTTTCTAGCATTAGACAGAATCTCAACACGCAGTGCGTCCTTTACGGATCCAAAATACGGGGTATTTATGTTCTCGCTAACAATAGATACGCCACTAAAGAACGACCAGTCCTTTTGGAATATCTTTCTTTTGGTTCCGTCTGTAGAGTCATTCTCGTATAGAGAAAAATAAAACTCGTAGTCTGGACAAGCCTTGACAATTGACTTTACCTGATCGTAATATCTGTCAATGCTGTTTTCGTTGTTGCGAATGATTGAGTATAGCAACACCTTTTTTCGTACCTTTGGGATTACTATGGCTGATTCCTTTACAGGACTTAGCTTAATAATGTCGCCAACAAAGTTTTGGTAGTCTTTTTTTATAGCTTCCCAGTCATACTTCTCAAATACTTTCTTTGATCCAGAGACAAGCTTAGACACTACGGTCTCGTTAGACAGGGACCTGATGGCCTCTACGTTGCTCTTGGTGTCATTTGCTATAATCATTGAAAGACTTATCTCGTCTTCCTCAAAACCTCTTGCACCAACAGTAGATGTAATAATTGGGATAGAGTACCCCAACGCCTTCATCATCTTCAAGTGAGTTCCAGAGCCAGTCTCCATAGGGTTTATAAAGGCCAAAGACTCCTTAAAATACTCGTCAAGCTCTTCGTCTGGAATTCTACCCAGAATCTTAACGTTAGATGGTGCACCGTCCTTGGCTACCCAGGCAGAGTCTCCACAAAGCAAGAACTCATAATCTGGAAGCTCCTTAGCAATTGGAATAATATTTTTTGCAGCTACTCCGTTTGGTGGATGTCCGCTACCAACAAACATAATCTTATTAGACTTCATTCTGTTTGCAACTGGAACATCTTCGGATCTTGGTCCACCGTTTGGAACAAAGTGTGAGACAACCTTTGTGATGTCATAGAATCCTGCCATCTTTGTCATGTCATCTGGGGAGCAGTAGGTCATTGCCACAGAGCCAGAGATTGCATTGCCTTCCATGCGAACTGTCTTGGCAATATCCTCAGACCCTTTAGGGTAAAGCTGGTGTGCCATATATGCCTCACAGTTGTGTGAGTTATAGATTACTGGGGTATCCCCCACATCAGCTATAAATGGGGAGGATGATGCATGGTCAACAATTACTAGGTCAGAGGTCTCGGCAAGCTCCTTGACCTTGGCACGGTATTTCTTTAAATAGTTAAAGAATCTTTGTATTGCCAGGTCTCTGTTTCTACTGCTAGACTGATTCACATAAACTCTTTGATTCTTTAGAACAGAGTACTCTACGCCAACATGAACGTGACGAACATTTCCCAGCTCTGTTCTGTCAAACTCTTCGCTGTCCCAGCCAAAAGACAGGACGGTTACGTTGTGATCGGTCAGTGCCTCAATTAGTGTAACAGTCCTTTCGGCACCACCACTTTCTTTGTGCAGTGTAGCTTTGCCAAGGTTGGCGGTTAGTACAAGTATGTTTGCCATATATAAACTTTCAGTAGACTTATATTATATCATTAGTGTATAATGAAATAGTCCTCACACAGGGCAAGGCAACTTTTGTTATCTTAGGATGAGTAGTTACCATTTTATGCTGGGCAACGCCAAGGTTTCTGTGTGGGGATTTTTAATTACCGTGGTATAATATCAGCATGACTACACACGCACTTACTACCCTGTCAAGTACGACAGCTACCAGGCTTACTCCAAACGGACTACACTCTGGAATGGACATTACAATTCAAAATGTTCACGAATCTGCTACCGTCTATGTTGGTGGAGAAGGAGTGACGTCCTCTAACTACGGATACCGCCTTCTCGCTGGTAACGCTATCTCATTTGAACTTCCAGGAAGGGATGCCCTTTATGCAATTACATCTACCAACAACTCTCAAGTTGCCATCATTAAGACAAATCTGGAAGCTGGTAACTAGTGGCTAGGTTTAGTGGCAGCTCTGGTGGTGGAGAAGGTACCGTAGGACCACAAGGCCCAGCAGGTGCAGACGGAGCAGATGGTGCCCCAGGAGCTGACGGTGCTGATGGTGCAAGCGGAACTTCTGGTCTAGAAACTTCGACAAGATACACACCAACCTTCACGGCAACTGGTCTAACATTTACTGGAACAGGTGCAACTCACCCTACCTATAATTCATACTACGTTAAGGCAGGCAAACTAGTTAGTTTTGTTATTGAGGTTGACCTATCTACCGTGACAAATTTTGGAACTGGTCAATACAAACTTCAACTACCGTTTACTCCGCAGTTTGGCTTCAACCACTTCTCTGGTTGGATTTGGGCTGATCCAAACGTTTCCCCAGATGTTGGAACTGGTCACACAATTCTTAATGCCGATACAGCAGGAGTCACTGATGTTCTAGATTTGCACTACCTAAAGCAAAGTGGTGGGGCAAACTCCCCAATTAGAGAAGGTCTGTTTGTCCAGGGTACTCCAGTAACACTATCAACCATTAGCAAAATTTATGTTAATGGTACCTATATCGCAGAGTAATGGTATAATATACTCATGCCATATCACGTTGGAGAAAAGGGATCGTACGGTTGCTCAGGCTACCCTGCCCTAAAAGATGACGGTACCGTAATGGGTTGCCACACCACAGCTGAAGAAGCTGCTAATCAAATCTATGCCATTAACCAGTCTGAAGGTAACGTGGATAAGGTTGCCCCATGCTGGGATGGATATACTCAGCGAGGCATGAAGCCAGGAGAAGGTGGGAAGATGGTTCCAAATTGTATTCCAGTAAGTAAAGCGAACCGTGCAATTGTTGAAGGCGACTACGTAATGGGCGGTACCTCAGAAGGTATCGTAGTTGGACAGGTAGAGCACATTATGACTGAAGGTGGGACATATGGCACACCAGGAACAGAATACGCTATTGAGTCAACCCCAGAGAACCCAGCTATGGCTGTAAGAATGTTTGAGCAGGAAGAAGATGGTAAGTATTGCCCAACTGCATACTCAATCGGTATGCTATACAATAGTGCTACTCTGGTAGACATTGAAATTGAAGAAGAGGAAGATGATGAATATGAAGATGACATGGAAAAGGCTGAAGGCTATTCTCCTCCTGCTGGTGCCAGGTCTGCTGCTCGTCGTGCTATTAAGTTCAAGGAAGACGGGAAAGCAAACGGTGCAGGGACTGCTGTTGGATGGACTAGAGCTAGACAGTTGGCTAATGGAGAGACACTCTCGCTCAGCACGGTAAAGCGTATGTACTCTTACTTCTCTCGTCACGAGGTTGACAAGAAGGGTAAGGATTGGGCAAACCAGGCTAACCCATCTAACGGATATATCATGTGGCTTGCTTGGGGTGGAGATGCTGGCTTCAGCTGGTCTCGTGGAATTGTAAATAGAATGAAGGACAAGTCACTCTTTGCAGACTTTGGCAAGGACTACACTCGCTCTGAGAAGCTAGATCAGCCGTTTCTATAATTCGGGGGTAGTGATATACCCCTCTAATATTGATTTAAGCTCAGCTATGTATTTATCATAGTCAATTGACAGAATCATGTTGTCATTATCAATATGAAGAACCTTTATTTCTTTGCCAAGATTAAACAAAACTTGCTCAATCTGTTCTTCAAGACTCATTTTCCTGTTCCCTCTGATAGCTTCTGATCTTGTGACAGTTTGCACACACTACTTCGCACTTTGCAACCTCTTTCCAGGCCATCTCTTCTCCATAGTTTCTTAGAACACGATAAACAACATCAATCTTTTGGAATCCAGGCATATGGTCAAACTCAAGAACATAGTGTGGGTAATGACTTCTACAGTCAGCACAGCCTTTTTTCTCTTTATAGAGGTGTAATTCCTCTAACACCGAAGCTACAGCTTTACGGTGCTTAGCCGTTTTTACCATATATTACAATTATATCACCCAATTAAAGGTTGACTTTGAGGCAGGTAGCTGGTATCATTGTCTTATTCTAAAGTAACAACTACATGAGTTAGGAACCCAAGTGATTAAACCGCTTGAAGACAAGGTAGTGGTACGTCCTATCAAAGAGGCAGAGACCACCACATCATCTGGATTTATCATTCAGAGAAGCACTGACGAGAAGCCGTCAGAAGGTATCGTAGAGGCAGTTGGCCCAGGTATCATATTCCCAAATGGCACAAAGCTAGAGATTGACCTAAAGCCAGGTCAGAAGGTAGCCTACTCTAAGTATTCGGGTACGGAGTATGAAGACCTACTAATTCTGCCATATAAGGACATCTTTGCAGTAATTGAGGAGAGCAATGACTGATCGTCTTAGTGCATTTAAGCAGCTTGCTTCGCCACACTACGAAGGAGCACTAGAGGTTCTTGTTAAGAAGCAGAGCGACTATGGTCCAAAGAACATCTCTTTGGCTCCAGGCGGACCACTCAATGGACTTCGTGTTCGCATGCATGACAAGATGTCCCGTATCAATCACCTGATTGATAGCGGTGCTACACCAGAGAACGAAAGTCTGAGAGACAGCTTCTTAGATATGCTCAACTATAGCGTAATTGCAATGATGGTACTAGATGGGGATTGGCCAACAGAATGACAGTATATATTAGAACAACACCAGAGCCAGTAAACGTTCTTGATGAAGGATACGTTAGACTTGTAGACGTCTTGGGAGACGACCTTTCAGTAGTGAATGCTGCAAGAGTATCCTACGATAAGGAGTCTACAGATTTTTCTGAGAAGGATGCTAAGCTAATTAACTTCCTATTGCGTGAGAAGCACACCAGTCCTTTTAGACATGCTGCACTCACCTTTGAAGTCTATGCTCCGCTTTTTGTGGCACGGCAATGGTGGAAGTATGCAGTGGCATCAAGCCATGTTGATGACCAGAATGGTTGGAACGAGTCTTCACGTAGATACATTACGGAAGAAGAGAAGTTCTATGTCCCATTGCCAAATGAATGGCGTTCAAAGCCAGAGAATAGCAAGCAGGGATCTGGGGAGCCAGTAGACGAGAAGATCGGTGAGAAGCACTTCAGCAGGCTTTGTGAGGCTGTTGTGCTAGGTGTAGACAACTATCACCAGGCACTTGAAGATGGTATTGCTCCAGAGATTGCTAGACTATTCCTGCCTGCATATGGCATGTATGTACGCTGGCGTTGGACGGTATCTCTACAGGGAGTGCTAACCTTCCTGGACCAGAGACTAGAGCATGATGCCCAATACGAGATTCAGAAGTATGCGGAGGCAGTTCTTGAGCTAACCAAGGACGCATTCCCACAAACGATTGCTGCTCTTTACGAGTAGCAGTTGGGGGTGTTAGCTCAGCTGGTTAGAGCAAACGACTCATAATCGTTCGGTCGTGGGTTCAAGTCCCACACACCCCACGTCGCCATAGGGTATAATTAGTATTATAGATAGGAGTAAGTTAGGTGAGTTATAAAGAAGATATTTTAAGACTGAGGCTAGAAGGAAAAACCTATAGCCAGATCAGTGAAGAGCTTGGTTGCTCAAAGGGAACAATCGCATACTATATGAAACAGCAAAATGAGGAAGAGGTTACTGTGTCAGACATCAACAATGAGTTCTACAGCAAGGTTATTGCATACGTTGATAACTTTAAGGAGAAGCGACCATGTAATGATTGTGGACAATACCTCCACAAGAGTCAGCTAGATGCACTATCGCCATCAGCTCTTCATGAGATTGCCAGTGCTGTTTTTGATAAGAAAACTTTTGAAGAGTCAAAGCGTAGGATTTCGCAGCTAAAGTTTGTTTGTGCTAACTGCAACAGGCTAAGAGAGTTTAAGGCTAACAATTAGTCAAAAGCCCTCGTAGCTCAGTGGATAGAGCAAGAGCCTTCTAATCTCTTGGTCGCAGGTTCGATTCCTGCCGAGGGCACTCGTATTTAGACGGCTCAGGAAACATCTCTAACAAGACACCATTCTTTATGGTCTCAAATGACTGATCATCTGATGATATAAACACCAGGCTTTGGTCTTCCATTGACGGCGATCTTTTGCTTAGCTTGCTTCTTGGGTTGTATTTCTTTACATCTGCCATTGCTTTGCCACCAACACTAAATAGATTGCCATACATTGATCTGGGTAGGTATCCGTTTATCATTACGGAAAGCAGTTTCTTTTTGTTGAATTGCATGGGCACGTGAATGTCGTAATCTATTGGCCTATCTATGCCCTTGGATATAATCTTCATGTTTGTTTTAGATAACAGGGATATGTAGGCATTTGATGAGCCAACCAGGCTCCTGTATTCGTCTATCTTATCTGACAGATAGCCACCATGCATCTTTGGAATTCTTTTGAGTGGCTTTAATAGAAAGAAGTCATCGTTCATAAACACAAAGTTTGACGATATGGCTGGGGTATTGCAGGCATAAGCAAGACAATTAGATATGTTTAAGAACTTGTTGCCAATATCCTCTACTGGAATAAAGTCACCACAATACCAGGATGGCCTGTATCCAACCACAACAACATTGTGCCCTGGCAAATTCTTTTCTATTGATCTAAGGGAATACTTTAACTCTTCGTTTTCACCCTTACGACATACGTATACTAAGTCCAAATTAATAACTTTCTGCTATGGTTTGCCAAAGCCAAGATATTGTTTCTTCAGCAACGTAGTCGTTTTCCTTCTGCTTCTGCATCATGATTTCTCTCATTGCTTCAAAGATCCTAAATCTTTCTAGCTGGCTGGACAAGTAGAATATCTGCTCTCCATCAGTACCAATCCTATTAATGAGATTGTGAAGTTCTAGCAAGATTTCTTCCTTATCCATAAAGCAATTATACCAGGGTATGGTATAATTTATATATGAATAACTGTCCAGCTTGTGGGGATGCCCTAGTAAACATTATCTATGGAGTACCTGGTCAGCGTCTGATTGACATAGCTAAGACTGGTGACATAGTTCTGGGAGGAACCCCTTCTGGACCAAGAGCAGAGTATTTTTGCACATCATGCAATGAAGAATACAGCAAAACAGAAAGCCCATCTTAATGGATATTAACAATCTCGCAAACATGCGACTAACAGATTTTGAACAGCTTGGAAAAGCACAATATAACAGTGGCTTTGTGGCTGCTATGGATGCTATGATTAAGCTACTAGAGGGCCAGACAGAAGAGAACTGCATAGCAGGAGAGAGCTGTTCGGACCCAGGATACGACAAGATGCTAGAGATCATAGAGGGATTGAAGATAGCCAGACTAAATCTGGTATAAGTTCAACAAATAAATGATGGCTGTTCAATTGACACCATCAGCCTTTAGTGGTAAAATATAGTAATGCAATCAAAGTTCAAATTTCCAATATACGAAGATAGAGTTTATACTCTAAGGTATGACGGATTTGAGCTGGAGGTTACTGGTGAAGCCATCCTAGCACAGTTTCGTAGGCAAGCTTTTATGTTAGATTTTATTGAACAGTTAGACAAGGAAAAAGATGAGTAGCTTTCAGTCAGAGTCTACCAAATCTGGCAACAGTTTTGAGGACTTGGTGCTATCAGATCTTTCAAAGTACGGTGCAAAAGACATAACAAAGAACTTCGTACTTGATGACGTTGGTGTAGAGGCAGACTTTTACTTCCTAGACGGTGTTGGAAGAAAGTTTTATGTAGAGGCCAAGGGTGGCGAAGCTGGTCCAAACAAGCGTCCAGGAGCCAAGAGAACTGACAATGTAAAGAAGGCTGTGGCTAACGGGGCATTGATCAAGGCAGCACACCCAGAGTCACAGTTTCTGATATACTTTTCTGAGTTACCAAAGTTTGGCAGCTCATCACACAAAATGATAAAGAACGCTGTTATGGCAGGGTACGTTGACGGAGTAAGGTATTTGATTAAGTATGAACAAAATTAACACAGACATTCAGAATGCAAAGTGGCACACTCTTTGGAAGAAGCGTATGGCACAGGGCAAGCCACGTGAGGGCGACTACAACTTTGTAGTATGGAAGAATGGTGGAGAGCTTGTGGTTGAGCCTTGGACTAGGTCTGAGCCACCGTCAGTATTCACAAATGGTGAATGGGTAGCCTTAGCAGGCGACTATAGAGAGGAAGACTAATGGCAGCAAAGACCAAGGGGAATAGAAACTCCGAACGACAGAATGGCAAGGCGGCCAAGAAAAGCCCAAAGGTGTTTGATCCACAGAAGAGACGCCTGGTAAAGAAATAATGAGCCAGTTTGAATACTCAGTTGGCTTGGCAAGACCGAGAACTGATGAAGAATTTTATGCCTTGGTTGTAGAGTATCTTAAGAATAAAGCCTTGACACAAGAGGCTTCTGACGATACAATTGATGTATGATATTTGTACAAGCCAAGCGTGATACATACATTAACCTAATGAAGAACATGGATGCAGAGACTGCAATCCCAAAAGGTACTCGCATGTTCCTAATTACATCCGATAAGCAAACTAAATACCTAGAGCCTAGGGAGATCTGTGTCTATACACCAGAACTTGGGCTAAACTACACATACGAAGGAGACTGGGAAGATGCCAAAAGTTTTTAAAAGAAAGAAGCTAAACAACGCATACAATGACGGCTGGTTTGACGGCTATGCCGAGGGCGTTGGTACTGGAATGATTGAGGCTATCGGTATTCTAGAAACACAGCAGGAGAAGTTTGGCGGTATCGCTGCCATTGACGACCTAATCAAACTAATTAATAATAAGACAGCTATCACGGTCCAGAGCTACAGGGATGACACGTGAGAACACCAATCATGAGCAAGGTTCTTCGGTATGAAAAGAGTTCCTGGAATTTTGGAGGAGCTTTAGTATTCTTTGACAAGGCTTCGCTTTACCTAGGAAGAACAGATCACTGGGGCATTGGTGCAAACATTAACTTCTATGACAGATCATTCACATTTGAGATACTAAACCTTTATATGGGCATAGAGTTCTGGCATTCAGAGGGAGAAAACTAATGGCTAAGATGGCAAGCCTACACGCAGAAGGCTATACGGACAAAGAGCTAGAAGAGATGAGCGAAGCTGAGCTCGTTGAAATTTTAGAAGACATTTTAATAGATTAAGTTCGGGCGTAAAATTCGGCGGTAAATAAGAGATGGTTACAAGCACAAGTGCTTGACATTCTCTAGTATTCCCTGTATACTTTCATTAAACAAACAATATCTTTCATTTAAGGAAAGCATGAAGAAAAAGAAACTAAAGCAGTTAGAAATTGACCTAAAAGAAAGACACCATGAAGTCTGGAATTCTGGGTTTAATGCAGGTATCCAAATTGGCATGTACGAAGCCATTGGCATTCTAATGTTCCAAGCAGATAACCATGGTAACGTAGCAGGTATTGATGATCTAATTAAACTAATTAGAGAAGACATTGAGAAGGTAGCAGGGAGTTACGGTATCTAATGGATTTTATGAGAGAAGCACTAGGACCTGGCTGGGCATATTATGTAGCCTTTGGCATTCTATTTGTATGGTGGGTGTTAGTAAAGGTAAGTAAGTAATGGTATCTAAGCAGCACTGTCCCGTATGTGGCTTTTTGATGATGTATAGTGTTGAAGATGAAGGCACTACATATACCTGTATTAATAGCCATGGAACAATTGGTAAGGCAGACCAAGGAGTTCACATGTCACAGGGTTTAGCAGAGGCATATAGGTCTTTGGGATCTAATGTAGATATTTTGCTGGAGTATTTGAAGAGACCCTAATGGCAGGCAAACCCCACCCAAGAGAGCACGGTAGCATAAAGGGATATAAGCAGCACGAGTATTACAAAGAACCCAAGTGCCAGGATTGCTTAGACGCTAGAGCTGCGATGATGCGAGAACATCGCAAGACTGATAAATACCAAGAGTATCGTAAAGATTGGTACGCTAGAAACAGGGATCGTGAGCTAGAAAATGCTCGTCAGTGGAAGAAAGCCAACAAAGAGCGTGTTGCTGAGTATGTAAGAAAGCGGTACTCAGAAAAGAAGGATGAGATTAATGCTCAGAGACGTGAGACATATCACAACAATGAGGAGTCTCGAAAGAAAGTATTAAAGAAGAATGCTCAGTGGGAGAGATCAAACAGGGATAAGATAAATCAGTCTAATAGAGAAAGACGTAGAAGACATCCTGAGAAGCATAGAGAATCAAGCAGAAGATGGTATGCTGCAAACAGAGAAAAGATTAGAACTGTTTATCGTAGAAGAAGAAACGATAGGTATGGCTATGGCTTTTTGAGAGAAGCATACAGCACTCAAGAAGTGATTGATACCTATGGCAGTGACTGTCATATCTGTAGCAATCCTATCGATCTTAATCAGAGTAGGAAACCAGGAGTAGAAGGATGGGAGAATGCTTTGCACATTGACCATGTCATTCCACTTGTAGCTGGAGGACCAGACAGACTAGACAATGTGCGTCCAGCACATGCCTTTTGTAATCTATCCAAAGGTGCTAAAATTTCGGGGAATAAAAAGAACCCTTCGTAATACCTATATAAACATCTATAGAAAGAATAACCCTATATGCAAGACATAATCCTCATGTTCCTGATATCCCTGATAGGAGCAGCTATTGCTTTATGGATCAGAGAGCATTAGAAGGCTTTGGAGATATCCCCCTATCCGACTTTCAAGATTGAACTTATACCCTCGCAGAATGGCATACAGAGCTTCTGAGAGGTGTTTCTGATAGCTTATTTGATGAAATACATCTTACTGGATATGTTTGTTTAGATAGTGAAGCAAGATGGAGAAGTAAGTATTGGGTAATTATGCCCATATATATAAGGCTTCGTAATCCATTCTACACCAAATACCCATATCTGTCAATCCTTTTTACCAAATTGTTATATCCCCAATGCCCAAATATCCCTGTTTATTTTGTTTAAAAACATAGCAATTTTGGGGAAAAATATATGTCCTTCGTAATCTTTTTTGTCATTATATATACATAATTTGGGAGATTTTATATGTGTATCGTAATGTATATTATATAGGGGGAAATCAGGTATGATCTACTGGATACCCTGGCCTTTGGCCACCCGCTTTGCGGGGGTATTGAATAAAGTATAAGCAATATCCCCTATATAAACATAAACAAATAGATCTATATATCACTATACATCTTGATAACCATATAGTCCATATTCTGGGAAAAATATATTTGGGATCGTAATGTCTTTTTAATCAAACAAACATGTACATAAGTTTCAGGGATTTTTTAAAGTCCTTCGTAATGTCTTTTATGTATATATAGGGAGAAATATGTCATGATCGTAATACCCTGGCAAACCCTGGAAATGTAGATTTCGGGGAAAAATTATACACCATCGTAATGTCTTTTGTCAATACCCTGCATGTAACGGTTTGATAACATTTGGAGCCCCCAGGGGCCCCTCAAACAAAAAACTGGTAGAAGATTACGAATACCCCAGTTGCAATAACCGAAAGACGCATATCTCCTACCAGTAGTTCTATTGTAGCACTACTCCACTACGAAGTCAAGCAAATCATCCAAAGTTTCAAAGCCTGTGTCTTCTTTAATATTTAAACCAGCAAGCAAGACATCGAATGCCTCCAGGACAAAACCCTCTGCGGTTTCGTTTGCCTTAACCAGACCATTAGAGATTAGGTAAGCCAGTGGCAGTCCAAGATCGTTATACTCCATGAAGTCTTTGAATTGCTCTTCCCCACGATAGTCCATCCATAAGTCTGCTAGGATACTTATCTTTGCTTCTTTAGTAGTCTCCATTACTATACCGCCTCTGGAATCGTTAGTGTCATTATTCGTGTTGGAACCTTTGTAGTTTCATACACAAGGTCAGTTACATCTTCAAGACCACGCTCATCTGCAATCTGCTTGGCGTGTTCGTATGTCAATCTTAGGTTCTCAGCACCCTTGTCTGTCAAGGTAGCAAATCCGAAATCAACTGCGAATGCCAGCGGTAGAGAAATGTTCTCTTGGTTTACCCACTCAATAACATTTGGGTTCTCATCGTGCTCTGTGCCAATGAATGATAGTGCCTTGATAATTTCTTCCATAGTATCCATTATACCCTTACCCTCCGACTTTTAGAACAGACTTGTCTGCTCGTATGCGTTTTCTTTTTCCCACTCTGCTGACTCAGTTACTACTAGCAATCTGTTGTAATGGACATTCTGCATTCTTGCTATGTTTCTTCCTACTTCGTCAAGGTTGATAGTAATTGGTTCTAGCAACTGAACAATCTGCTCTGCTACTTTTTCTTCTCTGCTCTTTGGTAATCGTCTGCTTCTTGCCATTTGGTTGCTCTCCTTGTGTCCATTATCTCATAAGTTGTAGAGGGTGTCAAGGAAGAAAGTAGGAAATCCTTGACACCCCCTGTGTGATACGATGAGCGACCCCTCACTCATTTGCCGTATCACGTCCCACTGGAGTAGTCTCGACAGTGGGAATCTTTGTTTAGTTAGTTAGTCTATCGCCATAGTTACCAGACTCCAGGTCCTCCCAGTACTTTGGCAATCGATCGAAATACTCTTTGAGTCTGTCTGAAAGCTTGCTCCAGTAGTTCTTTCGGAATTCCTCCAAGCCGTACCATAGGTCAGCCTCATCTTTAAAGTAATCATCTCTATTAAATCCAATAGACTGAATCTCTTCAGCTGTTAGGTCAATAGGGTCATCCCACTCATCTTGGTTACCGTCCTTATATGCATAGACGTGAATCTTCCAGGACGCTGGGTCAAAGTAGCTATCGCCCTTGTCCTCGTCGTACTCTTCAGGCATGAAGATATTGAGGTCCCACTCAATGTGCTCCTTGCCTGCATTCTTATTACGCTTATCCAACATAGTTTGTGACATATCCACTACCCTCACATTTCTCACAGTCTGGGTCTCCCCAGTTATCATTACGCTTTACTAGAACATCTTCTTCTTCGCTGTAGCACTCGCACTCTTCTTCCACGGAAAGAAGAACATAGTCGTCCTCGTCTTCCCAAGGAACCTCACAGACATAATAGCTAAGTCTGTTTACAAATGAGTAGCCTGCAACAATAAGTGTTGACAAGTCTGCGTCAACAAGTGTCCAGACATACCTCTGGTCTAGAGACCTGACATAGTCAACCTCTTCACCATAGGTTTCGAACTGTTGCTCATCATGCTTCCTAAAATGATTAGTCTTAGGCTTGAACTTTGCTTCCCACTCTGCCCAACCCTGATACTCTGTTGCCATTATTTCCTACTTTCTAAAAATGGAAGTCTACAAATACAAGATACCAGTTTTTGTTGCCTGTGTCAATACTTTCCAACATATATTTTGTATTGGTTGTCTCGTGATACATGTCGTAGAAGTAAGAGTTGAAATCCCACTTGCCCTGTGTCATGTCAATCATCTTGTGTAGGTCATACAGCTGGAACCCAAAGTCCATTTGTCCGTTATAGCTATCAAGAACACTGTTTATATCAACATTCTTATTGTTGAAAGTTTGGCGGTAGCGATTGAATTCCACCATACGTTCTGCAATAGCTTCATCGACAGTATCAAGAAACTTCTTAGGCTCTTCATCATATGAGATAGTCATAGACTGGTCTTCTTCATCATAGACGTCGCTACCGTTGTCATTCCAACGTCCGCCTCCAGTTATAAACCAGTCATACCAAGAGGATAGGTTATACTCGTCACCCATTTCATTCTCAAGATAATCTTTGACTAAACGGAATGCGTGGTCTTTGTCTTCTGCTTGAACTGCTATACGTTGCAATACGTGCATGGGGTTACTTTCTACTAGGGTCTAGAATATATTATACGCTGAAAAGTCTGAATTGTCAACAGCGAATCTCTGTGCATTCATCCACGCTGCTTCGCCAAAGAAATACTTAGGCTTGCCAGAAACTGGGGAAACTTTATAGAAGTCGTAATACTTGTCTGCCTCATATACTGAGACACCACTGTTGTGGAAGATCCTGGTCCACGTTGTGGATCCAACGGATGGTTTCTTAGATACGTGTACTTGCATTATTCTCCATAACACTTAGGGCAAATTTCATTGGTGTCTTCAAATGAATAGTAAAAGTTACCGTCTACTATTGGTGCTTCGCATTCATAGCACTTCATGAAATCCTACTTTCTTGATACTCAATTATCTCAGAAACTGGGGAAAAAGTCAAGAGGTTCTTAATAGGTATTTTATGACAGTCAGTACTGCTTGTCATGATTGCCTGGATCTGGGCCCCCCCGAAGGGGTACCTTAGTTAGATAAAATCGATGATGTCACCATCAAAACCACCCATATCCAAGTCGAACATAAGGTCACGATAAGAAATTTCTCCATTAGCTGCCATCTCAAATAGTTCTACTACTTGCTCGTTGTCCATTAGTCATCCTTTTCTTGTAGGGAAGCAATTAGTATACCAAGAACCTGTCTTGGTGTCAAGATGTCTAGTGCTGGATTGTCCATAGCACTTTCAATTATTTTGATGGCATAGGCAAGTCCATCTTCCATACCTGCCTCGTAGCCAATCTGCTCCATCTCTGATACAGCCATTAGCAACTCCCATCGTTAGGAATCTCATTCTCTGGCACACCCATCATACGCAATACTGATTGGCTTCTGTCAATGACCCCAATAATGTAATCAGAAAAACTATCGTTTATGTCAAGTTCATTCTGCTGAATCATTAGGTCAAGAATGTCTGTCTTCAGATAGTCAATGATTTCTTCATTAGTCTTCAACAACTGTTGCCTCCCATACTCCGTCAGGTAGATTAGCGTGATACTCTAGTGCTAGGTCAATAGCCTCGTCTTCGTCTAATGCTTCCACATCATACTCACAAACATAAGTAACTAGATACTTCTTCATTACACATTCTCCAACATCTCTGCTAGTCGCTGCAATTGTTCTGGGGTAAGGCTGTTTAGAACATCCTCGTTGATTAGATTACTGTTAGTCCAGTCACTCACTTATTCCTACTTTCTCTCTCAGTTCCTCGTCTGACAAGGATACTATTTTATCAAGACCCTCTGACATTATTACATCCAGCAGTTTGCGAAAGTTCTCAATCATTCCAGCCAGCCTCTTCTTCTAATGTATAAGGGTTTAGTTTGTGATTGAAATACATTTCTTGGCACGGCATACAGAAACCAAGTTCCTCGTGCCATACATCTTCTTCTACCTGTGTTCCGCAATAAGCAAATCTATTACAGGGTAGATAACCATTAGACTCATACTCTTGGTTACCCTCACAGATACGACAGAACGGGTTGCAGTCAAAACTACCATTGTGGTTGGGGCATACTTTTATCATAGTATCCACTATAGCAGGGGGGTATGACATTATAGAATCTCCACTTCAACGGCCTGGTTCAACTCACCATACTTTACAAAGCTATAGATATCGTCAATGTACGATGCCCTGACATATTCCAGCAGGTCTTCTTTGGTCAGATTCTCCATTATCGGATCCTCGTCTGGGTAGTAATCAAAAGTAATACTAGCTCTGATAACCCTACTCATACATACCATCCTGAATCTATCTTTACAAAGTGTGTAAGCTTAGCTACCTTATTAGCAATGTAGGTTCCATTGCGTCTTGCCTTAGCTCTTGATACTGTCATCGGTGTCTCCTACAGGTAGCTTCTTTGTGTCCCATTTTCTTGGCGGTAGATAGCCAAGACTTATAACAACCCATACATACATAAGAATCATACGGGTCACCCTTCTTCTTCATAAGATAGATAGTACCGTCACCGTAAGTTGGTAGGTCATCCCTCCAAGACTTAGTCTTCATCTTCCCACTCTTCCCACTCTTCTACATAACGCTCAACAGCTTCACATAGAGCTTCCCAAGCTGAATCCGAAAGGTATTCAGGTCTTTCAATGGTAAAGGTATCACTCATCGTCTTCCTCACTATCTCCATTATCAAAGCCTATCTCACGAAAGAAAGAATCCCATACTCCTCCTGGAGTTGGTTCCCAAGTGTTACTCACCATCTTCGTCTTCCTCTTCCTCGTCTAGTTCCTCAACATCAATAGAGTAAACGCCGTCATAAGTGATTGCGTTGTCATAAGTGTCACCCCAAGATGTCCAAGCCAATTCCTCAGCGTGTTCCTTTGAATCTGCCTCAATCTCTCCAGCAAAATCAACTTTCATTTGAACATAAAATCTAGCCATTAGATTTCCTTTCCTACTTGCTTACAAGTATAGGGGTAGGGTCTGACATTATCAAGAGATTCTGGGAAATATTTTGTAAGGTTCTTAAAGGTTTATTTGTGAGTAAAAGGTTTGATATACATTGATGGGTTCTGGGGCCCCCGATCGAACATGCCAAAAGTGGAATGGGCAGTTTTACTACATACCCAGGTAGGAATACTTAGTTAGCCAAAACCAACTGAAGCAAGCGGTTTTTCTCTGCTGTGGTCACAGGGTCGAAACCAGATGCAGCAGCGAGAATACTCTCGTTAGTTCCACCTCGTGCTGAGCGATACCAATCCAAGCGTTCGGTTAGAGCGTTGAAAGCACCCCACTTGGTTCCAGCAATGGTGTTGTTGAAGTCACCAACATAGATACCGTTGATTAGGTCAATCTTGTCGTTGTGCTTCTTGAATGAACCCTTAGCGTCTTTCTCTGGTGCAGGGTAAGCAAGAGCAACAATCTTGTCGAACTGTGCCTTGGTGATTTCGGTCTCAATCATAGCTTTTGCCATTTCATCGAACTTGTCCATATAAGCATTTGCCAAGCCTAATGCCTCACGTGCCTGCTGAACCTTGCCAGAAGCGGTAGCGGTGTGGCGAATCTTGAAGGTCTGCTTGATACCCTTGTTGCCCTTGCCAAGTGCTAGGTTTAGAGTGTTTGCACAGACAACACGCACAGGTGTAATGCTTGCCTGAATTGCCACTGAACCATCGTGAGAGGTGTTGATTAGAAGATAAGTGTTTACCTTATCAGACACGCCGTTAGGGTCAAGAACGGTTTCACGCTCAAGAGCAAGCGAACCAAAAACCTGTCGTCCTCCCTTGATAGAACCAGCGGTCTCCCAGCGACCTCCGCCGTCTAGCATTAGGTCTCCAAAGTCAAATAGGTCTTCGTTCTGCAATGGAACATAACGCTCACCAACTACGCCAAGAACATCGTTCTTAGTGTTGTCGAATGGGTTAGTGCGAGTGACAAAAGAGTAAGCCTTGTCAGAGGTGAAGGTGTCTGGAATTGCTACGTCCTCTAGGCGAACATTCCACTTGTCAAGGTGTGCCAGCTTTAGCATTTCTGCGGTGGTAACTTCCTCAGTGAAGACAGTGCCAAGTCCGTGCCAAGCAGGTTCACGCAAAGAAGCAAAAGAGGTCTGTCCGTTTACGGTTTCTAGTTCGTGTGCCATATGATTTCTTTCTGTTGGGGATTACTGATAAGACAATTATACAGTGTAGGTCTGACATTGTAAAGAATCTGGGGAAAAATAATTAGACATCTTAAATAACGTTTTGGTTACGATCATTGATCTGGTGGCTGGGGGGCCCCACAACTACCCCCAGACTGTCAAGTCCAGGGGTAGCGTGTTGGTTACCTAACTAATTGAGAATCCTTACAGCTCACAAGGTAGTCATCTACGCTCATCTCACGAATGCTCTCAAAAGCCAAGACTAGAGAGATGTCCCAAGAACCCTTATACTTACTAAACTGGGTGTGGAAAAGTTCTCTGTCCAAGTCTACGGTGTAGATACCCTCGCAGAACAACTCGTCATTCTCAAACTCTAAGTCTCTGACAATAGGGATAGGGGAATCGTCCCAGTCAGCGATTACCCTGAAAATCTCTCCACCAGTATCTCTGGTTAGAGTTGGAAACTGCTCCGCAAACTTCTTGCCAGAATCCATAGACATAGACCCGTCCATAACTCCGTCCTGAAATGGCTTTAGAAGTGCTTCCACATCAGAGTCGCTGGGGTAGTAAATCTGTGGAATCTTATCAATAAAAGCCTTCACCACATCAGGGTTAGTCAGGGTATGGAATAGGGTAACACCCTGTCCCTCTGGATAGTGGTCCCATTGTCCATACTGGGCAACGATAACCTGATTCTTGTAGATAACCTTAGTTAGTCCTCTAGTTCCCATTATTCCTACTTTCTATTTAGATTATTATAAACTGGGGGTATGACATTTTAGAAGTCAACTAGAATGTCTTGGTCTACTCGTCTACCATACTCAAAAGCCAAGTTCTCGTCAATGATTTCTATTTCACCAGAACCATTGTCCCACTCCTCAGCAACGCTGGCTGGTAGGTCATCGGTGTCAAGAACATAGATAACACGGTTAGGCTGGTATTCCCACCAGTCACCATTCTCGTTTGCGATAAAAATTGCCATTTGTATCCTTTCTTTAGTTATCTTATTATGACACAACCCTCTGACATTATCAATATCCAGCTTTTGGGGGGCCCCCGATCCAGGCAAAGAAAAACCACCCAAGCGAGGGTATCAGGTAGTATCATTTCTGACCTATGCTTCAACCGATAGCAGGGTGGTGTTCTTCGCCTCACAGCCTTGCGGTATTGCTAATGCTTGTTTCTTGTATCGTGGAAACCACCACGCTTGTAAGCCGTTGCCTAGGACACTTACAAGAGGTCTAGTGAGCAGTTTAGACACTTGCTCAGGTGTGTCCCCTTAGATAAGGTCAATCACAGAGGAGTAGGAACTTGCGTTCACTTCCTCTTGAGAGGTCATCTTTAGGATACGAAGGTTCTTCTCAAGAATTGCCTTACGGGTGGTGTATTCCCTGCCAAAGTGCTGGTTGGTGTTTGGCTGTTCTGGCTTTACAGGCTTCTTTGGGAAGTTGGCAATAACTGAGATGTCCAACTCAATCTCAAACTTGTTCTGAGAGTAGTGGTTCTGAACTAGACGAATGGTGCTGTCATACTCAAAGCCAATCTTGTCAGCGTTGTTAGTGATGTAGTTGGTGGCAAACTTAGTTACCTCAGACTTGTATGCCTCTAGGTCTGCCTCATACTGCTTTACCTTCTCAGGGTAAGACTCAACATCAGCGTCAATCTGGGCAATAGTTGCCTCAATGTCAGCGATTAGAGCAGAGGTTGGGATTTTTACGGAAAGGGTTCTAGCCATTTCTTTCTACTTTCTTTTGGGTTAGTTACATTATAGGGGAAGGGTGTGACATTTTGGGTAGTTTATTGTGATACCCAGCACATCTGCCTAGAAAATACCGAATACCTTCTTGCGAGGTTCAGTAATAGTCTTGACAATGACCTTTGGTTCTGGCATAGCCAAGAAACGGGTCTGGTTGGTAGCACCATCAAAAGTGCCGTTTGGGTTGCGAACAACTGCCTTGATACCTTCGCCAGACTTGGTGTTCCAAATCTCGGTGCGAACTTCTAGGCGTTGGTTTTTCTTCTGTGAAATAATCTTTCCAGACATTTTATTCCTCTTTCTTTTCAGGGTAGTTCTATTGTAAAGGTGGGGTATGACATTTTAGTAAGAGGGGGGATAGAGAAAGGATAAGAAACGCTATCCCCCCAAGACTAAATTACTTTACAGTAGTCCAGCGGTCTTGACCATTTACATCAAGACGAACACGGAACGAACCCGTCTTGTTCTGGATTACTTCCTGAATTACACCTGACACGCCAGACTTAGCGGTGGTGAACTGTGAGCCAACAGTTAGAGTGTTCATTTTGCTTCCTATTCCGCCCCAGAGGGACTGTTTTGATTATTTACCAACTTTTGTTGATAGGTCTATTATGCCAGAAAAATGAATAAACCACAAGAGGGAAACACTATTTTCTTTACAAAGTTTTGGGGGATTTTTTGTAGGTTTCGTAAATTGACAAGCAGTAGGCTGGGGGGGGCTCCGTTAGATCTTTGGGGGCCCCGAAAGGTGGCCAGTTTTACGTCATGGCCAGGACGTGGTCCGCAATGCATGTTAGTTAGAAAGGATATGCGGACCGTCCCATATTCCCCTATGAGAATTTACTTTTTAGACCTAGAGAATAGGATGTCATTACGCTCATAGACACACTGGCCACAGGTAACGCAGGCAGAACCCTTATCACTAATTAGTTTTAGTTTCTTGTTGTTTTCAGGGCAGGGCACAGCAGACTTTACAGTTATCTCTAGCATACGCTCTTTGCCAGCTGCAAAGTTTTCTGCAAGGTATGCAAGCTTGACGCCAGTAGTTGCTTTTAGCTTACTTGCCAATTCAAAGTTAGCGTCATCAGCTGAAAAGTAAAGTGCTAGGTTTGGAATGTTCTGCAATACAGGAACCGCAAAGTCGCTGCGAGTGTATACCCAGAATTGAGTATCAGAATGCTTTTTGATTACGGTTGCCCAAGCAATGGCATACTGAACACTAAAGAAGTCGCCGTCCCAGTGAATGCGAAACAGCTTGTCTGCATTACGCTTGTCACAGTCTTTCTTGAAGTCAATAATCATCTCATCAAGCAACATAACCATTTGAGGATACTTAGCGTCCTTGAGTTGGTTCCAATTGTCAACTAGAATGTCTTTAACACCCTTGTAAATTCTTTCAAGGTTGCCAGCATAACAAATTTTTTCGCAAACGGATGTTGCTCCAGGGCATGAGTAAGCCTTGCCAGAAGGCAGACCAAAGGTGTTGGCAATGGTTGGCGTCTTACCGTTAGGGGAGACGGCGTTGGTTACTTTTCTATCTTTTGAACGTCTTAGCATTTGGGGGAATCCTTTCAACTAACTACAGTATAGGATATGGGTCTGACATTTTTAGCAGCATGTCTATGATCTGGGGGGCCCCCGAAGGGGTAGAGGTTAGTCCTCTAACCCTTCCTCATCAAGTTCCAGCCAAGGGTCAAGGTGATGTTGCTCAATGATAGCCGAGGTTGGAGCGTGAGTTCCACCCTTCCACTTGACAGGCTTAGGCAACTCAACAGGCTTATACCATCTACCCTCAAGAGCGTTCTGGATAGCCTCAATACAGGCTGGAACCATAGAAACTGGAACAGGTGGATAGTGGTTGCTCTGCAAGTGCCAAGCGATAGCGTCTTCCATAGATAGCATTTCTGCCATTTCTACTGCCTGAAGTGAACCCATTAGTTGCTCTCCTTTTCTGCCTTGATTTCGGCTAGTTTTCTTTCTGCGTATTCGATTAGTTCTTCTTGCTTTGCCTTGGTTAGAGAAGTCCACACCATACCAAAGGCGAAGGCATAGGGACTAGAGTAAGGACCACTGCCTACTCGCTCTTTCGCATACTCAATCATCTTGTCGCTGTTCATCTGTATCCTTTCTAAGTTAGTTAGAGATTACCATAGGGGACTGACATTTATTTCCAGAACTCATACTTCATTTGAATTACAGCGTATTCAATTAGTTCTGCTTCAATGCCCTTCAACTCTCTACCAATGATTTTGACAGCGTGTTCCTTGATGTAGTCCATTACTTCTGGGGTAGTGAGTTCCATTACTTTACCAACTTTCTTGCTGAGGGGTGTCCAACTCTTATAGCATAGCATTGGGGGCAGACATTTATTGTTTTGATAGTGAATAGGTTTCTAGTTAGTTTGTTACAGTCAAAGCAGTTGTAGTTAGTCATTTCGCAACTCCCAACCATTTATCCAGCCAGCCTCATACCAACCCTTTACCAAGTCAATAGTTTCCTGCTTGCTTGCCTCATCAACCCAGATAGGGGATTCGCTAAAGTCCTTGTGAATTGCTACTACCTTCATTAGTTGCCACTTTCTCTAATAGCCTTGTTTTTGTTACTCTGGCGTGTGCCTTTGTATTTGTCTGGGGTGACAATTTGCTTCTTGCCAGCCTTTAGCATTTGTCCAAATAGTGCTTGGCTCTCAGCCTTGCGTCTTGCTTCATTTCTTTTACCTAACATACCTGAAGTATAACAGGATGGTCTGACATTTTGGGGATATTTTTTAATGTTTCGTAAGAAAATTTTTGGGAAAATTTCGGGGGCTCTCTTAAAGAGTTCTTAAAGATATTTATAGATCATGCCCAGGGTGATCTGGTGGATCGGGGGTAGGCGGTTGGGGTACCCTCCTAGTCGAAGGCGTACCTAGAGGCATACAGTTCACCGATAGCCTGCTCCTCCCGAAGGCGAGCCTGAGCCAAGTCAGACTTAGCCTGCTCCTCTGGGGAGAGAGTCTCCTCCTCCCAGAAGTCGTCGTCCAGCGACCAGCCAAAATCCTGTGCCATATCTTCCATAGTTTATCCTCTCTAACCTACCTATAACCTATCACACCCCACGGACATTTAGCAACATTGGTTTATAACAGTTTGATAACGGGGGGCCCCATTCGGGCGTGTCGTTTAGAACTCAGGTCGCTCGCAGTCGCCGTATTCGTGTCCACAGCAAGGGTAGTCTTCACATCTCATAGTTTATCCTTTCAATTACTTATAGATTACATCAGGGGTCAGACTTTTATCGATCCTTGGCCTGGGCCCCCGAAACTCAAGATTTGTCAAATCCTGGTTCGGCGTGTCGCCTAGAATGGTGGCTTGTTTCTTTCCACACCCTTGCGGTAGCCAACTCCGTGAGCAACTACAAACACTAGGGCAACTAGGACTAGGTCTACTAGTAGGTTGAATCCGTTGTAAAAAATCATCTCTATCTACTTTCTTCTGTTAGGAATAGCTTATCAGGGGTATCAGACAACATCAAGTCTATTTTCCAAATTAGTTCTTCTAGTTCTGCAATAGTCATTATACCAACTCCAAGTATTCTTCTGGGAATGTTTCACCAAGATAAGACTTGGCATCTCTCAAGGGCATTAGTCCCTTGTAGTCGTTGCACTCGTGGCAAACATAGTCGTTCACCAAGTTCATACAAAACACGCAAATCTGTTCTGACATTTTTACCTTCTTTCTATTTGTTATAAACTTATCGGCAGGGTCTGACATTTTAGTTCAGACTATTTAGCAATTCTAGGTTTCTTAGGCTAGCTCCAGGCTTGGAGAAGTCTAGCTCTCTGGTAAGTAGCACCTTACGCTGACGGCACACGCCAAGAGTGTGAGTAGTCTCCCACAACTTCTTGTCTAGGCGGTAAGAGACATTGGTGGTCTGAGACATACCGCACCCGTTGCAGGTGGTCTTGCGATACATTGTGGTCATTGGGATACCTTTCTTTCTAACTACTACAAACCTAGCACATAGGTCTGACATTTATGAGTAGCGTTTGGTAACAGTTTGGTAACATTGCTAAATCCTATATCTAGTGGGTGCAAGATCTTTCGGCACTACATATTGTGGGGGGGCCCGAAACCAGGGGATCTGTCAAATCGACACGCCGTGTTTTACCAACTTTTCTTGGTGCCGAGTGACTTAGCCAATTTGATTAGGTCAGATACCTGCTTGATTTCTGAATCATCTGGAATTCTATCCCCAATGATTTCAATCATTATGTCAATCTCACGCTCAACCTCTGATAGGGAGAGAATGTCTAGCTTGCGAAAGTTCTCCATTAGTTTACCTCCTCTGGCTTTAGGTCTACCAAGCCAAGTCTAATCTGGGTGAGAGTATACTCAACCATAGCCTCTTCCATAGCGGTTAGGTCACGCTCTAGGACACCCTGCAACTTTGCTACTAGGATACCCTTGGTCTCATCTGTGATTTTTGCTTGTAGCATTTATTCCTTCTTTCTAACTTATCTAAAATCTAGCATAGGGGTCTGACTTTTTACTTACTTACTGACTCGCAGTAGAAGCAGTCATCTGAAATTGTCTGAGGAACAATTCCGTGAAACTCGCAGTTGTAGGCTACATCCCTACCATTTACTTTCTTAGTTTCTACATTTTTCATTTATTTATCCTTTCTTTATCTACCTATAGTCAATCAGATAATTAGTCATTTGTCAAGCTTATTTAGGTAAACATTAGGTAAACAATTTGTAACAGATAGGTAACGACGGGGGCCCACAAAAAACCTGGTATGTCAAGTGACACGCCCTACATCTAGTACAGGCTTGTACTAAACATAGGCTTGACCAACTCAACAGGGTCTTTAGCCTCAACTAAAGTGTAGTCAGACACCTTGTTAGGCTTGTCTGAACACTCGTGAAAGTCAAAGGCTGACTTAGCCATACGGAGATTGGAAGCGATCTCCTCATTACCGCAAGAGTCGCACTCTACTAGGTATCCACTCGTTGTAACTCTGAACATTATTTATCCTTTCTAACTACCTATACACTAACAGGTAGGTCTGACATTTTTAGTTAGCACCTAGGTTGACGATAGAACCGTCTTCCAACTCAATGCGATATCCCTGAATCTCTAGGTTCCAGTAAGCCTTAGTGTAGAAGCCAATAACCTCAGCCTTGTGCTGTGGGTCAAAGCCATAGGTGGTCTCAGTGTTGTCGTTGTTTCTGGTAGTTACTAGCATTTCTTTTATCCTTTTTCTTTCTTTCTTTATACTTATACTATAGTGCCTATGGGCGACATTATTAGACTGAATTGCTTGTTATTTAGGTTAACATTAGGTTAACAATGGGGCCCCCATTTCGGGGTACTTGTCAAGCTACCTAAGACTAGTAACGAAGTAGAGTAAGACTAAAGGTATCGATCTCACCAGTACGAACCATCTGAGTGTAAGCATCGAATGCAGTGTAGTAGTGCTCAGGGTCGAAGAAGTATTCGGTTCTGATTCCGTCTTTTAGAACTGTTGCTTTCATTTCTATCCTTTGTTTGATAAGTCTATTATGGGGTAGGTGTCTGACTTTTTAGTTGGTGAATCCTGGTAGCTTGATGAATGACTCACCGTCTGCCATTGCACAAGCAAAAGTCTCATCGCAGTAGCCGTAGTCTGGAATTCCTGTATACTCAGCAGAACAAGTGTCGCACACTACGAACACGCCCTCACACTGAACGGTATACATAGTGCCGTCTAGCAACTTTACCTGAGTTCCCTTGTTCTCTACTACTACTGACATTTGCTTTCCTTCTTTCTTGATACTTATAATTTAGTAGATGGCACTGACATTGTCAAATTAAACACACATTATTGTGTAACATTTTTATAACAGCAGGGGCCCACAAAAAAATCGGTATGTCAAGCGACACACCTCATTCCTTTAGAGTATTAGTGGATTTCTCCATACTCTTCCCAGCAACCTGGGCAAGCATACTCGCCCTCCTCTGCTACGAAGATTTTTTCTACTACTACATCACATAGTTCACAAGTTGAAAACATTTTTTATCCTTTCTATGTTTTTCTTTATTTATCTTTATATACATATTCAATCACAGAAATGGCTGTTTGTCAAGTCTATTTGCGTGTTTCTAAATGAACGTTAGGTTAACAAATCATTGGGGTGGCACGGGTGCTCTTGGATCTTGAACCTGGATGTGTGCTCACTAAAAAAGAGTTGTTTTCTTTTAAAAATCATGCATCATACATCTCTGCAAAATATTCAGATTTTGGTCATTTTGCTTTTTAAAATTTTTTTCAGAATGCTCCAGGAGGCAAAAATATATTTTTTCAGATTTTGCAAGTATCTATTATAACAATTCGATAACGAAATAGTAACATAGCACAAATTTGGGTATATATTATAACGTTTTGGTAACATTTATATAAACATTCTGTTATTTTTGGGGGTATAATAGATCTATGAGTGAAACTCCAGTAAAGAACAATCCAGAATGCAAGTGTGAAAGCTGCAAGTGTGGAAAGAACTAGTCTTCTTTAGAATATAAACAAGACAATTGCTCTGATAGATGCTATCCAGGCATAAACTATTGCTGCGTATCCAGCTAACCTAAGAAATTTCTTTATTTTCATACTATTAGTGTATCAAAATTCGACGGTACACAATGGCGAAGCCATCACCATTTACCAATAGGACACTTAGCTTGAAGCAATGTAGTCTTTAACTGCATAAAGCAACCACACTTGCCACATCTCTGAGTATGAGGCTTAAACGATGCACATCCCTTACATGTTTCCAGGCGTTGCTCAATTAACTCCTGATCGGACCTAGGCTTGCTTTTATCGAATAGGTCGAAAAAGGTGACATCCCTCTGTCCTGATGTATTGTCTTCCATTGTGATATTTTAGCATATCCTTCATACTAGTGTCTATTTGGGCTATTTGGTAATTGGTTATATTTTATACCCCCGAAACTTAGAAAGCTCCACAGGCTTTCCCATAGAATGCATTTTGCATATTTGTTGGGGATGGTGTGGTGGGCATCTCTCGCCACGAACTAAAAGCGAACTTATATTGCGGTGAGCTTTATATCCAAACATATCTCAAACGCCGTAGAATCGATTTTGAGAGCTTTTAAATGTATTTGAGCTTACCGACCCGCCGAGCTTTTTTGGACCCGTCAGGAAGCCGTACAGCAACACTATTTAATTTTAAAAAACTAATATAATTATTCATATGACCCCAATCGAAATAGCTAATATGACTTTGGGTATTTTTATATCAATAGGAACAGTTATTTCTCTAGCAGCTTTAGGAATCAGATGGCTGGTAAAACATTATTTTGATGAGATCAAAAAAGAACTAAAGCCTAATCACGGATCAAGTATAAAAGATCAGGTAACGAGATTAGAACAAAAAGTTGAAGAATCAGAAGCAAAGAGAAAGGCGATGTCACAAAAGATAGATCACATGTATGATTTGCTAATAGACTTTTTCTCAGATCAGGCATCAAAGAAATAACGACTTGCGATTATTATTATTTATATATATTATATAAGGTATAAAGGTATATAGGTTTTATTTATATATATTATTTATATATAGATTATACACACAGAAAACACTTTGTCAATCACTTTTTATATTAAATTCACATAACGACTTTATAACAATTAATAACAACCCTTTAAAATAGCGAAATCTGATATAATTTTAAACGAACTGGTGTCCAGGAGAAATCTCTCATACCCACACTCCTGGGCATCAGTTTTTTTATTTAATGTTATAATAGCGTCATGACTATTCAGGATCAATTTGGGCAAAAGCCTATTAACTTAAAGTGGAACATCGTTCGTGGTGATACCGCCAAACTTAAAGTAGAGTTTCTTGAGAATAATGAGACTACACCTTTTGACACAGAAGGATGGGAATACTCTTCATCTGCCTATGATACTCGTGGAGATTTTCTTGACGAACTTGAAGTTGTTGTTGAGGATGGCTATATTCAAATTGTAGCCAATTCAGACATTACTGAGAACTGGGGAGTAGGCTCAGGTGCAGTAGTTGCAGAGCTAGTCTTTGACCTAGAGGTTACAATTGATGATGAAGTATGGACACCAGTCCTAGGAACCATTGTTGTTGCTGGTGATGTTACTGGAGGACTCTAGTGCCAGTTATTAGAATCTCAAGCCCTAGACCAGAACTACCTCCGTTGATCAAGATTGGTCAAAAGATTTACAAGACAAATAAATAGTCTTTGTAGTGTATAATAATTTTTGGAGGAATTATGGCATTTCCAGGCACATATAACATTTCGTATTACAAGGGTGATACGTATGAATTTAGAATTTACCCGAAAACTAACGCAGGCACAATCTTTGATCTAACTGGTTACTCTGTTAAGTTTATGATTTCTGCTCTTCGTGGTCCAGATGGCGTAGCTGGAAGAATTACCGCATACGCATCCATTTCATCTGACAAGACGCACATTGATTGTGCAATTTTGCCAGGTAACGGTGCATCACTAGACCCACTAGTAACATATGTTTATGACGTAGAGATATCTAAGACTGCAACTCCGTATTCTTTGGTCAACACAGTACTTACTGGAGAGATCTCTGTAACAGATCAGGTGAGCACGTAATGGCAGACGCTATTGATGTAACACTTGGTGGTGCAACAGATGTTGTTATTTCTGGAGGTCCAGCAACCGTAAACGTTGAGCTAGACTTTGGCCCAGCTGGAGAAAGAGGAAGCAAGACATTCGTTGGATATGGTAATCCAAATTCACCTTCGATGACTTTTCCAGACGACCCAATTGCACTAGACCTTTTTATCAATATTGCTCAATTCGATGAGACTTCAGAATACCTTTCTATGTATCAGTACGTAATGGAAAGCGGAAGCATGACCTGGAAGTACGTTGTGTCTCTAGTTCCAACAATATTCTCCGACAACTACACAGCAACTTTTACAGATGGAGAAACATCAATTGACATTCCTTTGAACTCATTTGTTCCATCAACAATTTTGTCAACAGTAGAGTCAGATAATTTTAATACACAGGTTACAGTGAATAACCTTCACCCAGTTTCATTTGGTGTATCATCTGGTTCAATTTCTACCAGCGGAAACCTGAGAACCTTAACCCTAGACATTTCTGCTGTAGAGTTTGTCGGTGGAGAGTGGATTCCGCTTGATGGTCAAAAGGTAGTTCAGACATTTATTACTATGGTATAATCAATTTAGGTGATATGAATGGCTTCTGAAGATATTGGATCATTATTTCCAACAAAAATTCCTGGTTATGACGACGCTGCTGACATCCAAGCAGCACTAAGGTTATACCACTACGGATCGTCTACCTATGACGAGACCAACGAAGACCTTGGCGAACTCGTAAGAGACTCAGTCGCAGGGCAATTTAACAACATTGATGAAAGAATTGGTGCCATTGAAGATTCTGGATTTGGAAGCGAGGCTTCAACAGTAGAACCAGTAGACCCTATTGATGGTTACATTTGGATGAACCTAAACAGCACGGCTACCGTTTCATCAAGCTCAGTAGCAGCTTATCAGAATTCTGCACCAACGACAAATCTTGTAAATGGTGCATTGTGGGTAGACAAAGACTCTTCTCCACTAAAGATGTATGTTTATGACTCAGGCACTTCTGCCTGGAGGGAGATCGGTGCATAATGTCAACAATTAGCACGGTAGGTAAGATTGCATATGTGTACCAGGAGTCAACTGATACCTGGCATCCAGTAGCTGGATCAACTAATACCGCAGCACCATATGTATGGACAGGAAATCACACCTTTGACGATGGTTCAAACGTTTCATTTGAAGAGGTTGTTTCTGCAAAGGCTGGAATTAACAACTTCTTGAACCCATCAGCTAGAAACACAGCACTAGGTTCAAGTCCATCGGTAGACGGTATCGTTGTTTTTGTACGACAGGACGCTGACGGAAACTCAATCAATCAAGTTCAATATTCACAGAACGGTTCTTGGAAGAATGCATTTGGTCAAACTGAACTAAAGCAGGTGTCAAGCAACACATCGTACAACCTAATCCTTTCAGATGCAGGAAAGACTGTAGAACTATCTCCAAACTCTGGTATAACCATGACTGTTCAAATCCCAACAGAGGCTTCTGCTGGTTGGTCAAAGGGACAGAGAATAGAGTTCGTAAGAGTTGGGCAGGGCGTAGTAAGCTTTGCACCAGCATCTGGGGTAACTCTTAACAGCAAGAACGGTAACCGTCAGATTGCGGCTCAGTGGTCAGCAGCATTGCTCTACTACAGAGGTTCAAACTCTTGGGTTTTGATTGGTGACCTGACGGCATCTGCGTAGGAGATCTTTATGCTAGGTTCAGCTGCGATATTTGGTTCAAAGGGTATGGTAAGAGTTCCTACCATTACTGGACTTAGCACATCTGCAGCAGCAACCACAGCACAAGCATCTGGTTTAACCGTTTCATCAACTGGAACCGTTACCACATACGAAACTGGACTTAACGGTATAGTTGCTTCTCAGTCACCATCTGCAAACTCTTTGCTAGATTATGGATCTGCAATATCTTACACCTATTATGTTTACGAAACGCCACCATGTACTGGAACCAGAACTATTTGGTGGGGTTATTGTGATGGATCAACCCCAATGACTGGAAGCTTTGAGTATGACCACTGTAATGTAAGTTTTGAGGCTGCTCTAGAGGCTGAGTGGCCTTCGGCATATCGCCCAGCTGGATTCCAGGCATCTAACGGCGGCCCAGTTTCTGTAAGCTGTGGCGGCGGCGGCGGCTCTGGCGGCGGCGGAGATAGCGGTGGTGGAGATAGCGGCGGTGGAGGACCATCTTGCACAGTAGGAGATATTTGTGATACCAATACAGACGACTTCGCCTGTACCACTGTATATTATGTATACGATTCTAGCTGCAACTGTGTATACAGCTATTCTTTGCCAATATGCTAATGTGGTATAATCTTTGTTATAGGAGAAAACATGAGTAGCTATGATTTGCAAGGATACGCTCTTTTTGTAGATAATACATTTAAGACTATCTTGTATTATCCATCAGGCGGTAGCTGGCAGGCAGTAAGGGTTACTGCAGCACTGAAAAGCAATCCAACAATCTCGTTAGATCTCTCTAATCAGGTTGAGAGTGTAAACAAGTATTCAATCCTCGTAGACGGAGAGTACGCTGACTACCTATTTATTCCAAAAGAGAACGATTCTTTTGATTTAAGCAAGCTACACAACGCTCTTCAAGACAATCCAACCGTAGTGTGGATAGATTCAGAAACTAGGCCCCATCCAGACAGCAAGTGGTCATACGAAAATAATATATTGACTCAGGTAGAGGACTAGCCAACTTGGAAGAGCTGACGCCATGGCAGCAGTATAAGAAAAATCTTGGAGAGACTAGGCCCTGGGATCTTGTAAATCCAAAAACTGAGTATGCAGAAGATTCAGTTGCATCTTCTAGATTTTTGATATGTGAAGAATGCCCATTTTTTATTTCTCTTACGTCTCAATGTAAGAAGTGCGGATGTTTTATGAAGGCAAAGACAAAGCTAGCAAAGGCTAAATGCCCAGAGCATAAGTGGTAATTAATTAGCCGACTAGCTTCTTTGCAGCATTTTCGGTAGACCAGGCAGACCAGTTCTTTCCACCATTTGACATTTGATATGCAATTTGTGCACTGATCAGTGGGTTGTACAAGTCTTCGTTAGACTTTAAGTTGTACTTGTCTCTACGATTAGGACCCATAGATCCAGACATATTGATTTGAAATAATCCGTAACAGTTGCTAGATCTGTTCAAAGACATTGGTCTATTTGTAGATTCATAGAATGCAATGGCTTTAGCCATCTTTAATCCATTACCAGAAAACCCAGCTTGCCTGAGAATACCGTCAAGTTCTTCATCAGACAGCTGGGTAGTTCTGTCGTAACTAGCTTTTACTATTTCATATGAGCCACGAACAAATTCAATCTCGTAGCTAGGCACAGACAGAGTCTGTAATCCAGAGATGTCAGTCTGACCTAAACCAGACATATTTGTGGTACCAAGACTAGCAAGTAGACTTATGGTGCTAATAACTGCATATGTTTTCATAATTAATTTTCTATTACTCTAATAAAGGAAATCTCGCTTTGAGAAAACCATCCATCTGTTAATTCAATTTTTTCTGTTTTTGTTCCTGGTTTCTTGGAGTGGATTACCTGGTTGTTACCAGCGTAAATTCCAACATGGTAATATTTTTTAGAATTCAAATGCTTGAATCCAACAATATCTCCAACCTGTGGGGTCTGTACATAGTAGCCAGCGTTCTTTGCTTGCTTGCTAGCTGAATGATCTAGCTCAATATCAATTCCTTCATAGAACCATCTGGTCAACCCAGAGCAGTCCCACCCAGAAGGAGAGGATCCGCTAAATACGTACCAGGTCTTTCCAACATATTTTTCTAGCTCAACAAGCCTATCTTTAAGAGCTTGCCTATTGGCAACTCTTTCCTTTTCAGCCTTTTGTTGTTCAGCTATATTTTTCAAAGCTTCGGCAGCTTGCTGCTCCAGCATTGTTTGTTCCTTGTGAGTCTCAATGATCTGAGACATGGCGTTTACTTCGTAAACTGGCTTATATTTATTTGTACTTAATGATTTATGGTCATCAGCCACGGTAGCTGCAGAACAGCCAAGTAAAACTACTACCGCTCCTAGTATTACAATCTTTTTCAAGTTGCACCTCCTAAAGCAAAAAGCACCTTTTTTAAGGGTGCCTAGATTTGGTCTTAATATTATAGCATCGTTTGCCTAGATTGTCATGCTATAATTAAAACATGGCACAAGGAAGATCAGACGGGCTGGACCTGCCCTACCCACTAGCAGAAGATTACGTCAACGTTCACGGAGACATTCGTCAGCTAGTAGAAAAGCTTGAGGTTGTACTACCTCCGCTTGGACTTTCGTATTTTCAGCTTCAGGTTACCAATAACAGTGGTGCAGCCATAGCAGCAGGAGATCCTCTGGTTGCATCAGGTTTTACCACAAAGACAAACGTTAGAGAGGCTATTGCTGCTGACGTGCTACCAATTTTGGGTCTAGCTAAAGAAGCAATTCCAAACGGAACTGATGGCGTAGCTGTTGTTGCTGGAGTTCTAAATGGGGTAAACACTTCTGGATTTGCAGCTGGAGATATTCTATATGTTGGAGTATCTGGAGGACTTACCAATGTCAGACCTTCCGCAGGTGGAGGTGCCGTAGGGCTTGTTGCACACGCAGCAACAGATGGTGTAGTTATCGTTGAGCCAAAGGGCAATGGAACTTGGGGAGCACTCAAGGCTGGACTAGCCTAAAGGTGGTATAATAATAAAATGGCCAGATCAAAATCTTATGAAGTCGGAAGTATTCCACCGCAGGTGGCGTGGACAGTAGTCCGTGGAGACACTGCCTCATTCAAGGTTTACGTTACAAATGATGCAAAGCAAGCACTAGAGCTAGAAGACTGGACAATCGCAATGAAGATAAAGCGTCCAAACCTAGCTAAGAATTCTGGAATTATTACTGACGACGCCACTCTAATTTCTACCCTCACACCTGCCGCAGATGAGGACGACCTTCCTGGAGAGTTTACCGTATCTCTAACAGCTAACGAGTCTTTAAATCTGCAAACTGGAGACATATTTGATATTCAGCTATCTCAGCCAGGAACTGTTTGGACAGTTGCCCAGGGAAGAATGGTTATCATTGAAGATGTGACATAATGGCAAAAGCAGTCATAGTAGCTGATACAAAGCGACACACAAGAAAGATCACACCATCAAACTTTTTTAACTCAAAAATAAAGTTTAAGTCTGGAAATGCAAAGATAGACGAAGTTCTTCCATTCAGGGTTAAGTTTATAAACGTTGATATCGCTCAATACACAAGCACTACCCCAGCAGGTATTGGAATTGCAATCATTGGAGTTAGTAACTACATCTTGTAAAGATAAATGTTATAATGTAATTTATGGCTATTTTAACTATTCAGCAGTTGCTAAACAAATTTGGCCCTGGAGAGATTCCAAGATCTGACGACTACCAGGACCTAATTCAAACGCTCTCGGATGATAGAAATGCCGTCCACTTTTCTGACACACAGCCAGCAGACCCTTTGGCTACCCCAATATGGTTTAATACTTCTTCGCTCACACTTTCCGTATATGACTCAGAGTGGAAGTCTGTTGGTGTACTTCTAGATATTTCCTCAGCTGCAAATGGAGATGTTCTGGTATATTCATCTAGTAATGATGCCTGGGAAAACCAGTCCGTACTAGATGGAGGCACCCCATAATCATAAAAAAAACCAGTATACTTGTTACATGTCCAGATCCCAAATCACATATGTTAAGTCTCGCTTTGAAAGCGGAGACAGGCCATCACAATCAGACTACGAAGACCTGATTGATACCTCTACCGCTCAGGCTACAGACCTGGGCACCTTTGGAAATAACGAAAACACCATCACAGGCATTGAGAACGTCACACACATTGATGAGTTTGATGCGACGGTATGGAGAATGGTAAAGTATGTAATCTCACTGTCAAAGACGACCCAGGGAGACAACTACTTTTATGCAACAGAGTTGACCGTACTAATTGATGGAGAAGATGTCTCTGTTAGCGAGTACGGCACAATTGACAACGATGGGAATATGGGAACCATTAGCGTCTCTAGGACTGGAGATACGGTTAAACTTACCGTTACCCCAGATTCAGTCATTAAGCCAGTTACCGTACGTTTTGCACGTATGGGACTTAAGGCATAACTAAAACAGGAGATAATAAAATGGCAACAGTCGTAAAAGACTTTAAGATTAAGAGCGGACTGGTTGTTGAGGGTACCACAGGAACCATCAACACCTACGACATTCTTACAAAGAAGCAAGCAGACCAGGATTACATCATTGGTCTTATCGGTGGCACAGCCACTTCAGAAAACACAGCAGACACCGTTGTAAAGCGTGATGAGGATGGCAGCTTTGCTGCTGAAGTCATTACAGCAGAAGGCGGATTTGTTGGTAACCTAACAGGTGACGTAACAGGTGATGTATCTGGTAATGCAGGTACCGCAACTGCACTAGAAACAGCTCGCACCATTGAGCTAACTGGTGACGTAACTGGCTCTGTATCATTTGATGGTACATCAAACGTTCAGATCTCTGCAACCATTGATGGTGACTTTGCAACTGACTCAGAGGTAGCAACTGCTAAGCAGGAAGCTATTGATGCAGCTGCTCTAGATGCAACTTCAAAGGCAGACGCCGCTGAAGAAGCCGCTAACGACTACACAGATGGTCGTGAAACAGCTATCACTACAGCTTACCAGTCTTACGCAGACCAGGCAGAGCTAGACGCTGTTGCAACTGCAGAGTCTTACACAGACGCTCGTGAGACTGCTATCACAACCGCTTACGAAGCATACGCTGACCAGGCAGAGGTAGACGCTAAGGCCTACACAGACGCTCGTGAAACAGCAATCACAACTGCCTACCAGTCTTACGCAGACCAGGCAGAAGTAGATGCTAAGGCATACGCAGACCAGAAGGTTGCAGACCTAGTAGATGGTGCACCAGCACTTCTAGACACTCTAAACGAGTTGGCAGCAGCACTTGAGGACAACCCAGATGTTATTGCTGACCTAAGAGACATTGCTGATGGAAAGCAGGACACCCTAACCGCAGGTGCAAACATTGACATTACAGGAGACACAATTTCTGTAACTGGTCTAGACACCAACGACGTTGCTGAAGGAACTAACCTTTACTTCACAGACGCTCGTGCAGTTACTGCAAACACTGGTCTATGGGACACCATTGGTGCCGCATCAGACGCACAGGAAGCAGCAGAGGACTTCGCTACCGCAGCAGACACAACCCTTTACGGAACTGTTACTGGCGACATCGCAACTGCAAAGTCGGAAGCTGGAACAATTGCTCAGGGCTATGCTAACACTGCAGAGCAGAACGCAAAGGACTACGCTGACGGAATCGTTGAAGAGCTTGACGGCATCGTTAACGACCTAACCACAGACGACATTGCAGAGGGTACAAACCTTTACTTCACTGACGGCCGTGCCAAGACATCTGCAGCAGAGCTTCTAACTGGTGCAACCCTAACCAACATTACCATCACTGGTAACGGTTCTGGTCTAACAATTACCGCAGAAAACGGTGTAGCTGACTCTACCACTGACGACCTTGAAGAAGGAGAGGACAACCTTTACTTCCTAGACTCACGTGCAGTAACAGCTCTTGAAGCAGTAGTTCCAAACTTTACAGCTGTAGAGTTTAACTCTGTTGCAAAGCAGGTAGCTGCAGAGGCATCAGTCGCAACAGCAAGCACAAGCAATGCACTAACATGGGCAAAGGCTGAGTACCGCTCTGCTGAGTTCCTAGTCAAGATCAAGCAGGGTAACCACACAGAGGTTTCCAAGCTAGTTCTAACAATGGACGTATCTGACAACATTGCTATCACCGAATACGCAATGGTTGGAACTAACGGAGACCTAGGATCCTACTCTGCTACCGTATCTGGTGACAACGTAGCCCTAACCGTAACCACCCTAAACAATAACTCTGATGTTATGGTTGTAGGAACACTGCTTAAGTAAGCAAAACAAAACAAGTTAATCTGAAAGGAGGAGTATTTAAATGAGCACAATGGACAAGGACTTCAAAGTCAAAAACGGAATCCAGGTAACTGGAGGTGGAACCTTTGGAGCACCAGTCGTAGTTGCTACACCAACGGAAGACAATCACGCAGTAACAAGGGCATACCTTGACGATGCGATTGCTACCCCAGTTGGAGATACTCCTCCTTCAGATCCAACAAATGGAGACTTTTGGTTTGACACTGAAACCGAAAGACTGAAGGTATATTTCAACACAGAGTGGATCAGCCTTGCAACAAGAGGAGATCAGATTCCTGATCACATCCACGACACAACCATTGACGGCGATGGAAGAATTACAGAGATTTTCTGGGACGGCCAGTTCCCAGAATTGGCAATGCAGATTCTGGATGGCGGAACCCCGTAATCTTTAACCCTGTTTGCAAAAAAATAACTGGTATAATTAAGTAATTGGTAGCACCCCAATAGGAGAATTTTAAATATGGCAACTAGAATGCAGCAACGCAGAGGAACTGCGTCACAGTGGACAACAGCTAACACAATTTTGGCAGCTGGAGAAATCGGTTTTGAGACCGACACCAACCAGTTTAAGATTGGTGATGGAACCACTGCTTGGTCATCTTTGCCATACTTCAAGAACCTTGAAGACCTAGGTGCTAACCTAGATGACTACGTTCTAGTAGAGCTATTGGGAGAGCCAGAAGGTGTTGCTACTCTAGATGCAACAGGAAAGCTTACAGACTCTCAGATTCCAGATACAATTCATGGACCTACTGGCCCTACAGGTCCTACAGGACCAATCGGACCTACTGGTGCAGATGGAGAAATGGGTCCAGAGGGACCACAGGGTGAGACTGGAGACGACGGTGCTGTCGGACCAACAGGCCCAACTGGACCGCAGGGTACAGATATTCACTTCGCAGGATCAGTTGCTGACGTAGCAAGCCTGCCATCAAGCGGTAACGAAGTAAACGATGCGTACATTGTTGACGCTGACGGAAACCTATACGTATGGAACGGAACTTCCTGGACTGACGCTGGTCAGATTGTTGGACCGCAGGGAGATACTGGTCCTACTGGACCAACGGGGCCAGAGGGTCCACTAGGTGGAGTATTTTATGTAAGTGCAACACAGCCTACAACTACGGTTGACGGTTCTGTTTGGTTCCAGGAAGGAACTGGACTATCTTATGTTTATGTTGCAGATGAAACTTCTTGGGAATTGCTAAACATGTTTGGACCTACTGGTCCACAGGGACAGGTTGGGCCAACTGGACCTCAAGGTGCTACTGGAGATACTGGACCAACAGGGCCAGTCGGAAATGTGGGTCCTACAGGGCCAATCGGTGCTACAGGACCACAAGGTGACCAGGGACTTCAGGGTGCTCAGGGTGACCAGGGTGACCTAGGACCAACAGGTCCACAGGGAGAAATGGGGCCAACAGGACCTCAAGGATCTCTAGGACCAACAGGTCCACAGGGTCCTACAGGACCAATCGGACCAACTGGACCAACTGGTGCTGACTCTACCGTAGCAGGACCAACAGGTCCTACAGGTGCAACTGGTCCACAGGGTGTTGCTGGTGAAGACTCTACTGTTCCAGGTCCTACAGGACCAACTGGACCTACAGGACCACAGGGATCGTTCGGTGGTGCAACATTTGACTACACCTATGACTCTGAAACAAGCCACCCAGAAACGCTGCCTGATGGAGTTCTAAGGCTGAACAACGCAGACTTGACACTTGCCACGGCACTCTACATTGACTTCCTAGATGATGCATCAGTAAACGTCTACAACTTCTTGCAGACAATTGATGACTCAACATCTGCAGTTAAGGGGTCATTTAAGCTTTACAAGAAATCCGCCCCAGATGACTTTGTGTTCTTTAACATAGTCGGAGAGCACACTCATGTCACAGACCACTTTGACGTACCAGTTGCGTATGTTACTGGATCTGTTTCAAGCTTCTCAGACAACGAAGATGTGTTGATCACATTTGCAAGAACTGGTGACATTGGTGACACTGGACCTACAGGTCCAACAGGACCAGCAGGAGCTACGGGACCAACAGGTCCACAGGGAAATGCAGGACCAACAGGTCCAACTGGACCAGCAGGTGCTGACTCCCCAACAGTAGTCTCAATTGTTTCTGCAACTGACAACTATAGCGTAACAGCAGCAGACAAGAACAAGATGGTTAAGATCACCTCTTCTTCTGCTAAGACAGTTACCTTCCCAACTATATCTACCGAACCAACTCTTGAGGTAGGCATGACCTTTACAATTGCTCAGATGGGAACTGGAAGACTAACAATGACTCCAGCATCATCAGCAGTTGTATACACCACACCAGGAAACAAGACTAGAGCTCAGTACTCAACTGTATCTGCACTCTACCTTGGTTCTAACGAATGGCTAGTCTCAGGAGATTTGGCGGTATAACATATGTTTAGAGATATATTTAGAGGTTCACTATCATCAGCTTTCCGAAAGGTAATCGGAACAGCAGGATCTAACCCATTTAACGATGACTTTAATCGTACAGATGGTTCTATTAATCCAGCTGAAGACGGTGGAGTTTGGCAGGCTATAAGAGGAACCTTTCAGGTTTCTGGAAACAAGGCATCATCTCTAAATGACTCTAACTATCCAATCGCAGCTGTAGACTCGTTCACATCAAACGTTGACGTTGACATCAAGGGAACCACTGGTGCAGGTGCTGCACTTTGGGTAACGGATTCTGGAAACTGGTGGTCAGTGGGAGCGGTACAGACATCTGAATCATGTAACTGTACAGAATACTACAACAGCTATACATACACATATTACTACACTTACATCTCTGGATACAACCAGGGAAACTGTGTAAGAAATAATAATGACTGCTGTGCCTCAAACTACTGCCTATACTATAGCGGTGGAAACTGTGCAGCCTACGAATGTGTGGCATACAATACCTCAAACTGCTGTGGATTTAGCTGCTATGGCTACAATGCCTACAACTCTAGAAACAAGACTGGTGGAAACTGTATGGGTAACTTCTGCTCTTGCTATAATGGATCTAACTGTGCTGCAACTGGATGCTCGGCCTATAACCCAATCGTATGTGGACAGTACGCCTGCTCTGACTACACGTCTTGCAACAACTGTGCAGAGTACAACGCTGGAAACCCTAACTATGCAGAGGCATCTGCAAATGCAACTGGATACAATGGACCATACTACAGCTGCCAGACATGCTACCCTAGCTACATCAGGGTATTCCAGTCCGCATCAAACGTGGTAACAACCATGCTAACTCAAGCAGTTAGTGCAGTGGTTCAGTCACTAAAGGTAAAGACCAACGGAAACCAGATAACTGTAAAGGCCTACTCTGATGCAAACCAGGTCACACAGATTGGTAGCGACATTGTGTACACTGCTACTGGTGCAGCGATTGCTCCTAGATTTGGAATCACAGTTGTGCCTAGCTCTTACGGACAAACCTACAACGTTGACGAAGTCACAATAACACCAAACTCGTAGTTCGTGATATACTTGGTATATCAAAAAAGAGAGAGACTATGAAAATTTTTAAGGTGTTTTCCAGGCCAGGCCTGAGAGATTGGGGCAAGCCTCAGCCAGCAAAAGGCTTTGTGCCAGAGTGGTATCGCCAAAGCGAAAACACTTATGTTAGCGATAAAGATCCAAGTAAGAAGGAAAATGCAGGATTAAAAAAGTGCGTACCGCTTCTGGATGCACTTGTTTCTGGATACATGCTGACCATCCCAGTAGACATCTATGTAACTAAAGACGAAGATGGAAATCCAAGATTTAGCTGGAATGGGCCACAACAACTTTCTGGGTTTGTAGATGAAAGATCTCCACAGCTAGGAAAGCTTATGCCAAGGCCAGCAGGCCATCACCCAAACCACCTAGTATTCAGTGGTTTTTGGGGGTACAAAACTCCAAGAGGTTGGTCATCACTTATTGTGCATCCACTAAACAGGTTTGACCTACCATTCACTATCTCATCTGCAATAGTAGATAGTGACGACTTCAATTCACCAGGAAATATTCCATTCTTTATAAAAGAAGGTTTTGAGGGGGTTATCCCAGCAGGAACACCATTTGCACAAATCATACCAATAAAGAGATCGTCGTGGACCCTGGTAGATGACACAACTGGCATGTCAGATGTAGAGCCTGTTCAGGCAGTGTTGGTTAGGCAACCAGAGACACTTTATAAAAAGATATACTGGAGAAAGAAGGACTACCGCTGATGGCAAATCCAAAAAGAAGAAAATCAGAGAGAAAGCTTGTAGTCAACGTACCAGGAGATGTCAAGAGAATAACCACTCTTGACCTTATAAAGATGGCAGTCCTTAAGTCACTTGATAGCAAAAAGGCCAAAAAGTCTGTAGTCTCTGAAAATGGAATTATGCCAGACATGAGCAGAATGAACGACATCTCTACGCTAGCAATAGTTGTAGATAATGAAGTCGTAGATGTAATGAGGGCACAGCCTAGATTATCATCAATACTTTTGGCAGAGCCAAAGTTTGTAAAGATTAACAAGGAAGATGGCGGAGTTAGAATTGGAGATAAGTATCTGGATGGAAAGTTTGTCCCTCAAGATGACAAAGTTGACATTAACCTAAATCCACAAGAGTTTAAGCTAGGAGAGACGCAGTGAAAATAAGAGGAAAAAACATAACCTTTCATTCAGATAAAACTGAGTTTGATTTGCCAAGACCTGCTGCAGCAAGTCGTTTTATTCCAGACTGGTTTAGAACCATGCCAGGCGTGATTGACAGAGTTGAAACAGTAAAGAAGTGCATTCCAGTTTTAGACTCGCTAACTTTGGGGTACATGATTCCTCTGCCAGCAGATGTTATGTATGAGCCAGAGTCAAAGCAGATAATCTCAAATGCGAAGTTTAAACTTAACAGCGATCACGTGCCAGTGCAAACACAAAATGTAGCTTTGCCAGACCACTTTGACCCACAGCCACACAAGTGGGTTAACTCCTGGTATATCAAAACACCAAAGGGGTATAGCACTCTATTCGTTCACCCACTAAACAGGCTTGATCTGCCATTTCAGTCATTCAGTGGAGTGGTTGATACCGACAAGCACCCCATTGTTATTAACTTTCCGTTTGTAATTCGTAAAGACTTTTCTGGTATAATACCAGCAGGGACTCCAATGATTCAGGCAATTCCATTTAAAAGAGACACTTGGGATAGCAAGGTAATTGACGAGAACGAGTCGTATTCATACGAGTTTGCAAATGCAAATCAAGATGCACCACTAGCATGGTATAAGAGGAATATATGGAACAAGAAGACCTATCGTTAAAAACGATCTACGTAGCAATCCCGTCACTATATGACGCAGAGCTGGCAAGAACAATTGCCGACGCATTTGCCAAAGCTGATCACCCAGAAAGGGTATTTGTTGGAGTAGCAATCCAGGACGACAATCAAAAGATTTTTAAGCAGCTAAAGAAGCTGTACAAGAACAACAAGAATGTAAAGCTGTCCTTTACAAAGCTAACATCAAAGAACGTACTTGACGAGCTTGGGGTTGGTACAGGAAGAGCAAAATCACATTCCATGTACAATGACGAAGACTATGTTCTTCAGATTGACTCACACACTATGTTTGAGCAAGGATGGGATGCCATACTTGTTGATCTTCACCTAGAGGCAGTAGGAGAGATACAGAACGATAAGATTGTTCTTACCGCATATGCTGGTCACTACTTTTTAGACAAAGACGGAGAGCGAACTGTAGAGCTTCCAGAAGGATTCTCGGCAACCCAAAAATTCTTTTATTCTCTTTACGCACAGTTTCAAAGACGGTACGGAGTAATTCCAGCAGCGTCTATGGTTGACTTCGCAACTATAACAGACGCCGACAGAAGACTTTTCCCAGCATCAAAATTTAGTGCCAACTTCGCATTTGGCAATAAAGAGTTTGCAAAAAACTTAGGACTAGACCTAAAAGCGGTGTTTTTTGAAGAAGAGGTTATCCAGTCTGTCAATCTTTTGTCATCAGGATTTAGCCTAGTATTTCCAAACATTGAAAGTGCACTTGTTCGCCACCTATACACTAAGGCAGGGTCAAAGCCAGAGCTTAGAAAGTCGTCAGCTGATTATCTAACTCAAGAGCAAGAGCGTCAGCTAAATCTAAGACAGCAGGAGAACTATCTGTCATTTTTGGCAGACGAGTCTCTAAAGGAATACCGTGAGTCTTATGAGAGATACTCCAACATAAGCCTAGAGCTTGGAAGGCAGTCAGCATCTACTCTGCACCCATCAACCTGGACTATTGACGCAGTAAGATACGACTTAATAGTGCAGGAATATCAGGATAGACTAAGAAGTCGTAACGTTGATGCAGCAGCTACTGAAGCTTCGGCACCAACTTCTGGTAACGAAGATGGTTGTAACTGTAAGACTAAGCACAACGCTACTGAAAATCATGAGGGACACAGTCACGATGAGGTAGTTGTAGAAGAGCAGTCTGGTGAGCAAGGAGAGCAGGCAAAGCCTAAAGTTGCAAGGCCTTGGGACCTTCTAAATCCAAATATTGGTAGGGTAAGCGATGAAGTAAAGAAGCTTAGAATGGACTACTGCAACGGCTGTGAGTTTTTCATCTCCCTTACACAGCAATGCACAAAGTGTGGATGCCACATGCCTTGGAAGACAGGTTTGCCACACGCATCTTGCCCAGTTGGAAAGTGGGACGCAGTTCCAGATGAAGGTAACTAATTTACTTGGAGATGCTACAAAGCTAAAGGTTGACTCAAATAGTGTTGACCTTGTAATAACTCACCCACCATATATTGGCATAGATGTAGAGCGTTATGGAGGAGATCCAGCTAGTCAGATTAACTTTTCACAAAACGAAAAGAACGTCTTAAAGCTTTTCAAGAAAGCCTTTTTAGAAGTTGAACGGGTATTACGTCCAGGGGGAAACTTAATCTTGGCTAACAACCCAAAAGGTGGTTTTGACGCAAAGCTTATGGTCCAAATTATTAAGACAACCAACCTACAGTTTTCATCCTACTACGCACAACACTCAGACGAGCCACATAAGAATATAACCGTTTGGCAGCACTACACTAAGGGAATTCAAAAAGGATTCTCTAGCTTTATTGGAACCAAGCGTTACGGATCAACAAAGATAGAGTGCGATATCAATAACGAAAAAGACCCAGTAGACATGCAGCTGGCAAAAGAAGGTTTTCACATATTTGATGCCATGCACAAAGATGTACCAACAAAGTTTATAAATATGTTTTCTGAGGATGGTCACGTAGTCTTGGATCCGTTTGGTGGTTCTGGGATTGTTGCCGTAACAGCTGCCCAACTAGGCAGGGTAGGGATTACTAATGATATATCAACCAAGCAGTTTGAAGCTGCACAAAGAAGAATGGAGCTAAGTCTATGAAAGTAGCCGTATATACAATAGCACTAAATGAGCGTCAATTTGTACAAAAGTGGTACGACAGTGCCAAGGACGCAGACTACCTTCTCATAGCCGACACAGGCTCCTCTGACGGCACAAAAGAGCTTGCAGAGTCTTTAGGTATACACGTTATTGATGTATCCGTAAAACCGTGGAGATTTGATGATGCAAGGAATGCATCGCTAGCAGCATTGCCATCAGACATTGATTACTGCATAGCTTTAGATATGGACGAAGAGCTACAGCCAGGATGGAAAGAGTCTCTAGAAAAGGCATACGAGTCTGGTTGGAGTAGGCCAAGATACAACTACACCTGGTCTTGGAACCAGGACGGTACTCCAGGACTACAGTATGGTGGAGACAAGATTCACACTAGAAAGAATTACCGCTGGAAGTTTCCTGTGCACGAAGTCCTGACGGTTTATGGACAGGAAGAGACTCAGGGTTGGATAGATCTAGAGATTCACCATCACCCAGACAGCTCTAAGCCTAGAAGCCAATACTTGCCATTGCTAAAAATGTCGGTACAAGAAGATCCTTACAACGATAGAAACGCTCACTACTATGCCAGAGAGCTATACTTTTATTCAATGTTCTCCCAAGCAGCAGATGAGTTTAGAAGACACCTTGCTCTACCTGGTGCAACCTGGAAGCCAGAGAGGGCAGCCTCAATGAGATACCTTGCTAAGTGCGAGCCATTAAATGCTGAGCACTGGCTAAAGCTTGCGATAAATGAAGCACCAGATAGAAGAGAAGCATACGTAGAGTTGGCAACCCTCTACTACAAAGACAAGAAGTGGGAGCTTTGCAAACAGGCTGCAGAGTCCGCTATTCTCATAACAGAGAAGCCTTTAGAGTATCTAGTAGAAGGATTTGCTTGGGGTTCAACGCCATATGAGCTTGCTGCCTATGCTGCCTATAACCTGGGGGAATTCCAGAGGGCGTACGACTTATCAGAGATGGCATATAAAACTAATCCAAATGACGAAAGGCTCAAGAAAGAGCTAGACGCATACGCACTAAAACTAACAGCAATCTAAACACTCTGTGTGGTAAACTATAGGAGGTGAACAATGTCTAGACCTTCTAATTTATACGCCGAGAAAATATTCTCCGAGCACCCAGTCGCTATGTGGGCTTTAGACGAGCAGGCTGATTATGTATCAATTATAGATGAAGACTTCAGGCTACTATCTGACTCGTCTAATTGGACGATAACTAATGGCACAATGGAAGATACCGTTTCTGGGCCACTACAATCACCTTTCCCAGATAGCCATACATGTTTGTCTACAACAGATCACGAAGATGACAGTATCACAATCCTTAGCGACTTTGTCCCCAACATCTTTTCTGTTTCTGGAGGAATATTAAGCTTTGACGACCTAAACAAAGATCTTGGCACATTGTGCATCGGAATGTACGTATACTCACAGTCTGAAAATACTACGGGGTATGAGATAGGCTACTCCTATTTTGACTCAGTTTCTGCAGAAAGCGTAGAGGTAACCAAAAGCTTTGATATTGAAACTTATGGCAAATGGCTGCACATATCTGCAACATTTCCAATCTTAGATCAAGATGTTTCATTCAAGCTATTGTTTAGGTCAAAGTTCAAGCAGTCTATAGTGACACCAACCCCACATACCGTTCTTTACAATGGCCTTACTTTGGGGCAGTGGTCAGAAGAATTTTGTTCAACATCCTTGGGCTCAGATGTAATTGACATCCCAGAAGAAATAGGTTTTTTGCCAGAAGGGTACAAGGCAATAGAGGCAAGGTCCTATTCTAGAGAAGACATCCCAGGATATTACCTAGTTAGCGGATCCTCTATCTATGCCAAGAATTCTGGTATTCCGTTAGTGTATGGTGCTGAAAACTCAACTGTTATTTACGAAAATCTGAATGAGACAGAGGCTCCATCACTTATAGTCCCAGGACTTGGGTTCCTTAATGGTAATGGCAGATACCAGACAATGACTGCAGAGATGTGGCTCAACATAAACTCCTCAACATTTGAGCTAAAAAGAATTTTCGGACCAGTGTTTTCAACAGATGGCCTTTATGTAGACGGTGCATTCTTAGGGCTAAAGATTGGAAACAGCTATAGTTCTCACTACGTTGGTGAGTGGGCAAGACCAATGCTAGTGCATATCAGATATTCAGAATCCGCAGCCAGCCTGCTGATAAATGGAGAGGAAGTTATAAACCTAGTTTTTGACCAGTCAACCATAAACTTTCCAGACCCAGAGGTAGAAGGCGTAAGCACCGACTGGCTTGGCTTTTATGCTCATGAGCACATCTCACCAATCCTTGTAGACTGCGTTGCAATATATGGATACAAAGTTCCACCAGTTGTCGCAAAAAGAAGATTTGTTTACGGTCAGGGCGTAGAGTTTCCAGAGAATATCAACAACGCCTATAGCGGAACAACTACATTCTTTGACTATTCATTCTCTAAGTATTCAAATAACTACTCTTATCCAGGAGCTGGCTCTTGGACACAGGGGGTATACAACAACCTTGATCTACAGAAGAATTACCTTGCAACAAAGAGCTACGAAAAGCCACAGCTAATTTTTGACACTTTCGGAAGAGATATTTATCAAGAATGGAAGCAGGATAGTCTAGAGGTAACGCAGGAAACCTCGCCATTCTTTTCCCTAAAACCAAACAGCAATTGGAATGGACTGAACGGATACATATACTTTGACAAGTATCAGATGATTGATGAGCCAGTAGCAGCTTTTTATGGTATTTTTAAAGTTTCGCAACTTACTAGCTCAGAGCAAGTCCTATTTAGAATAGACGACAAGCTCCAGGATAGGTACTTTGAGATAGTTCTTGTTAATAATATAATTAAGTATAACTTTAAGGATAGCAACGCCAGCATCGAAACCCTGTACCAAACTGAAAGTGTTATTCCTGGAGAGCAGTTCACTATAGGAATTTCTGTAAAAGATTTTGTTAGCTATTTCGAAGGTAACATGAGGCCATTCTTTGGAAATCCTAGCCAGCTTTCGATGAGCGTGGGGGGCAGATCAGAGCTATCCTCAACATTTTCTGGAAAGATATACTCCATATCTATCCTTAATGCCCAGAGCCTTCTGACCGTTCCATATATGTTTTCTGCTCGTGGAATACCAGTCGACTACGAGTACGGCTTTGACGAATACGACTCCTTTGTACTCTATGATGCTGGAGACGAATACTTTGGAAATGATGGTTCATATTGGCAGCACATTCTTGACGGTGGTACCCCAACATCATTTATCACCGCCAGAGCACTTGGACATACTGGAACTTATACGCTAAGAGCCAAAGAGGTTTTTGACAACTTTGATCTGTGCGTATCTACAAGCTCTACCTGGGAAGACTATCTTCCCCTTAGCTATTTTGCAAGGTACGTCACTAACGAAAAAGGCAAGAGCTACTACGACCTTGACTTTATTCAGTTCAACATAGACTATCCTGCACCAAATAAATTTTCTAAGATAGACACTCAGGGCGGTCAGTGGACTTACGGCGACCTATATGAAGAATACTCGTTGCCAACAAAGAAGACATACGAAGTTTTGTCAAACCAGCTATTCACTGGGTACGACAACTATGCCGATCTAGCACAGAGGTCATCATTTGAGTATGTATACGATACCGCAGAAGCAATGGTAAAAACATACGTAATGTTTTCCTACACCTCATCACTTAAAGGAACCCTGTCTGGAAAATACTCAAACACTGTTAGTCTGCCAAAGAGTGGTATTGTCGTGCCAGGCGATGACTGGCTGACCACCAGGTACGAGGTTGTAGACAACTCTATCATCTATCCACCAGCTGGGGTAAACGTTAATCAGATAGTTATGACAACTCAGGTAGAGATTGTTAATCCAGACACAGAGACATACCCAATAGCAATTAGATCTATTCAGTATTCTCCACAGTCTTTAGAGAAATCTTCCCCAACTGCAATTGGTACAAGATTTGGAATTGATGTTGCTCCATACACACAGAATGGCTTTTACGTAGATTATGCTGCAAACAATCCGTTTAGCGTTTACAAGGGCAGCACCCCATATCTCTATAACACTAGATACAGCGGAGTGCAGCCAAGAGGTGTGTTCAGCCCTCTGACTAATCGTGGAGTTTCTATCCCAGTTAATCCAGAAAAGACGAGAAACTACGAAATCATTGCGATGCAAATATCGCTAAGATTTGACGAAGACTTCTTCCCAATTTCACCAATTCAAATCTTTGAGGTACAGGGCAGAAGAGACCACATAAAGTTCTTCCTTGTATCAACCAGTCCAAATGGAAAACGTGCAAAGATATACGCTGTAAACGCAAAGACTGGTCAGCTAGATGCTAATGTTGGACTTTACATAAATGGCAAAATATCTAAGGACGCCACTCTAACAGTAAAGGAGTGGGCAACTCTAGGAGTTAGCTTCTCTAAGATCCTAGACGTTTCTCTGACGGCAGGCTCCATTAGGATCAACGGTCCAATTCTTGCAAACAACATTTCATACTATCAGTCAACAAGTCTTGAAGAGCGTCAGGACACCCAAGAAAGAGACTGGGAAGATGTTTTGCAAAATGGTACGATAGAGCTAGAGTGGGATTTCTGGGACTCGTTCATTTGGAATGACGTCCTAGTTCTGACATCAACATCACTTTTTGGTGTATCTCCAGTAGAAATATACAAGGCATTTACAGGAACAAACAGGATTGTGGTAGACGATTATTCTGCAACAGCTCAGGGGCAGCCAGATAAATTGGTGTTTAAGGATTACCAGTACTCCGTGTATTCCGACATATCATGGTTTAGCACTACTAGGTCAGCCCTATAATATGGTATACTGTTGGTTATGAAACCACAAAAACCACGCATGCCTGGTCAAATAGGCGACACAAAGATAAGAGTTATCGAAGAAAACTTTTCAAATTTTGGAACTTACGTTTGGGTTAAGCCAAATGGAAAGCCATTCATGGATTCCGACAAGAATGTTTTGTCCATTGAAGGCATGAGGGATGACAAGTCAAAGATTAGAGAGCTTGCAGACGCTGCAAAGTACTGGGGACAGCCAGATGGTCGTGCCGTATTCTACCCAAACATGAAGAAGATCTCCGATGAAGAGCACTCCGAGCAGGTAGACAGAATGAGCCAGGGATTAATTCCAAGCCTGAATGACCTTGGTGCTGTCATGGCAGCAAAGAAAACACTAGAACTTTATGGAGATGAGTAGTATGTCAGAAGAATACATTAGAGAAATTAGCCTAGACAGCGTACAAGAAAACCAGGACCAATTTAAGGATCACGACCCGTTTACAAAATCCTGGAATAGCCTAAAAGATTTCTCTGGAATTGAAAAGAACTTTAAGCGTCGCACAGACAGAATTGAGAAGGCAAATAACGACTCTCTAGTAGACTCAACTCTACAGTACAACAATGTAAACGTAATGTCGCTTGAGTACCAGGACAGTGCCCTAGCAATTAATTCTGGAAAAGACGGGGCATACTCAAAAGAGATTAACCCTGGCAAGGTATATCGCAACGGATATGGACTATTTGACGTAATCACTCCACCATGGAACCTATATGAGCTAGCTAACTACTACGACACATCGTTCGCTAATCACGCTGCTATTGATGCTAAGGTAGAGAACATCGTTGGCCTAGGGTATGATCTCCAGGCAACAGAGAGAGTTCTCATGGCACTTGAGGCATCTGATAATGATAGTGCAGTAGATAAGGCAAGAAAAAGAGTTGAAAGAGCCAAGGTAGAGGTTAAGGAATGGTTTGAGTCTTTAAATATGGACGAGTCTATGACATCTACTTTCATGAAGGTGTGGACCGACTACGAGTCTACTGGGAATGGATACTTGGAAATCGGAAGAACAGTTGCTGGCGAGATTGGCTACGTCGGTCACATTCCAGCAACCACCATGAGGGCACGTCGACTACGTGACGGCTACGTTCAGATTATTGGAAACAAGGTTGTGTACTTCCGCAACTTTGGTGCAAGAAATGTAAATCCAATTACAGACGACCCTAGACCAAACGAGATTATTCACATTAAGCAGTACTCTCCGCTAAACTCCTTCTACGGAGTTCCAGACATTCTTTCCGCAGTTGGTGCCTTGCAGGGCGACGCCCTGGCTTCACAGTATAATATTGATTACTTTACCAATAAGGGTGTTCCAAGATATATTGTTACCCTAAAGGGTGCAAAGCTATCTGAGGATGCAGAAGATAAGATGTTTAGATTCCTGCAGACAAGCCTAAAGGGGCAAAATCACAGGACACTATACATTCCTCTACCAGGAGACTCTGACACAAACAAGGTAGAGTTCAAGATGGAAGCGGTGGAGACTGGAACTCAGGAGGCATCGTTTAACGAGTACCGCATTCGTAATCGTGATGACATCTTGGTGGCACACCAGGTACCACTTTCAAAGATTGGTGGTGGAGATTCTGCTGCAATCGCTGCAGCACTTGCACAGGACCGTACCTTCAAGGAGCAGGTGGCTAGACCAGCACAAAGAAACTTTGAAAAGGTTATTAACAAGATCATTAAGGAAAAGACTGATATTGTAGAGCTAAAGTTTAAAGAACTTACCCTAACAGATGAAATTGCTCAGTCTCAGATCATTGAACGCTATGTTCGAAACCAGGTAATGACTAGGAACGAAGCAAGAGAAGCACTAAACCTACCACAGCTAGAAGAGGCAGACAGCTTTCTTGAGATGACTGCAAGGTCAGCTGCAGACGCAAGTGCTAATACTAGACAGACTCGTGAGCGAGATTCAGAGAGAAGTTCAAACTCCTCAGATAGCTCGGCTACAGTTGCTGGAAGAAACCCACAAGGTGAAGGTCGCTCAGTTCAATAATATGTTATAATTATGTAATAATATTGTAAAAGGGAACTATAATTAAAGTTATGACTATTTCAAAAGTTCAGTGGGACACCGAGGGTGAGAATGTTCGCCTCTCTATGCCGTTTAGCAAGGTAGACAAGGAGCGAAGAATCGTCTCTGGTTTTGCTACCCTAGATAACGTTGATCGTCAAAAAGATATTGTAACTGCAGAAGCCTCTGTAAAGGCATTCTCAAAGTTCCGTGGCAACATCCGTGAGATGCACCAGCCACTAGCCGTTGGGAAAATGGTATCGTTCAGAGAGGACAAATACTTTGACCCAGAGACAAAGAAGTTCTATTCTGGTGTCTATGTTTCTGCATATGTTTCAAAGGGTGCACAGGATACTTGGGAAAAGGTCCTGGATGGCACCCTTTCTGGCTTCTCTATCGGTGGCCGTATGAACAAGTACGACGACGCTTATGACGACACCACCAACTCACCAATTAGAATTATTAAGGAGTACGACCTGATGGAGCTATCCTTGGTTGACACTCCAGCAAACCAGTTTGCAAACATCCTGTCTGTTCAAAAGGTGGACGGTATTGACGTAGTAAAGGGTGACTCCCTAAACGTTGAGATTGAGAATGTATTCTGGGATCCAGAGTCTGGCGTAGTAAAGATTTCTGAGAATGACACAGAGGTTAGCCCAACAACTGGCAACCCAATGCAAAATATAGGTTTCGTTGAAAAGAATGATAACGAAAAAACAAACATGATAAAGTTCTTAGTTGATAGTGCTAAAGGCATTAATACATCTAAGATTAACAAGGAGGTAAGTCCTATGACTGACACAACAAATGAGGTAGTTGAGACTCCTGCTCAAGAAGCAGTCGTTGAAGAAACTACAGTTGAAGAATCACAGGTCGCTCCAGAGGCAGATGCCCCAGTAGAAGAAGCAGCAGATGCAGCAGTTGAGGTAACAGAAGTTACTGATGCTGACGCCGAAGAAGTTCTTGTAACCGAAGTAGCAGAAGAGTCAGAAGGCTCAGAAGAAAACCAGGTGACAGAAGAGTCGGATGCTGTGACTGAGGATGTATCTAAGTCAGACGAGGCTCTTGAGACTGCTGTTGCAGACATCAAGGACACCGTTACAAAAGCCTTTAGCGACCTAACTGCAGTTGTTCAGGCACAAGCCGAACAAATTGCAGAGCTACACAAGTCACTTGCCGCAGTAAAGAATGAGGTAACTGCAAGCAAGGACGTGTTTAATGAGTTTGGAAAGAGAGTGGATGCCGTAGAGGCCGACACAGCTTTCCGCAAGTCTGGCGATCTTGGCGAGATCGTACAGGAAACTGAACCAGAACAGGTTCAGAAATCCCTATGGGGCGGACGTTTCCTCAAAACTGCCGATCTATTTAGATAAAAAAATCACTTAGGAGGTGAACAATATGTCGGAAGATATTAAGAAGAATAACCCTGATTCAGCAGGCAACGACTCTGGTCTATACAACGGAGAAGGAGCTTTCGCTTCAGGTTCAGATGCTGGTAACAATGTTCCAGGCAACTACGCAACTGGTGGTGCCATCGGCAACATTCCAACAGCACTAAACGGACTAACAACTGGTCCAAACGCAATCAACCCTTCTGGTGAGGCAGGTAGCGGTATCCTACGCCCAGAGCAAGCACGTCGTTTTATTGACTACGTGTGGGATGCCACAGTTCTCGCCAAGGATGGTCGTCGTGTGACCATGCGAGCAAACACCATGGAACTTGAAAAAGTTAACGTGGGAGAGCGTGTAATCCGTGCAGCTGCACAGGCAAATGGTGACTACACCAATGCTGGTGCATCCTTCACAAAGGTAGAGCTTACAACCAAGAAGATTCGTCTAGACTGGGAAGTTTCTGCTGAAGCACTTGAAGACGGTATTGAGGGTGGTGCTCTAGAGGACCACCTAGTACGTCTAATGACAAATGCATTCGCAAATGACATTGAGGATCTAGCAATCAACGGTACTGGTGACAGTGGCGATGGTGCATTCCTCGGTATTATGGAAGGCTTTGTTAACAAGGTAACCACAAATGGAGATGCCCACGAGTCAGTAGTAACAGTTGCTGACAACGCATGGACTCCAGACGTTATGCAGGACATCATCTTGGCTATGCCACGCAAGTACCGTGCACTTAAGAACAACCTTAAGTTCTACGCTGGTACTGACGCATTCCAGGGAATCATCAAGCACAACGGTACCCTTGCTGACGCTATTGCAGAGGCATTCACTGGTGCAGCAGGTACACCTGCTAACCGCCAGGCTTACCTAGACGGTAACGGCCAGACATTCGGTGGTGCTCGCACTACCCGTGTTCTAGGTGTTGACGTGCAGGAAGTTCCTTACTACCCTGAAGGATATGTCGACTTGACATTCCCTCAGAACCGTATCTGGGGATTCCAGCGTGACATCACTGTAAACCGTGAGTACAAGCCAAAGAAGGACACCATTGAGTACACCGTATTCGTACGTTTCGGTATTCAGTGGGAGGAAGAGGACGCAGTCGCATTTGCTGATGCAGCAGGTTCGGACAGCTAATCTAGTTATCCTTTAAGCTGGAGGGGCTGGGCATTTTGCCTGGCCCCTCTTTCTTTTTTATATCTGATATAATTAACTTAGGAGGTCATTATGTCAAATGAACTAAATAATGAGGAAAAGGTTACGCCACTAACTGCACGGTTGCAGGATGGAGAGCCAGTAATTCCAGAGCTTAGCGAAGAGTCGCAAGCGGTAGTAGAAGAGCTTGTTAGCAAATATTCTCAGATGGTAGATCAGTTAGAAGACGATGCCGAAGAGGTAGAGTCTATTGTTGAAGAAATCACAGAAGAGCCAGTAGTTGAGGAAGTCAAGGCTGCAAAGCCAGAGCCAAAGGCTGCGAAGCCAAAGGCAGCTAAGAAGAAGGATGACGAAAAGATTGTTGCAGTATTCTCCACAAAGAATGTAACATGGAATGGCGTAGGAAAAGTTTACAGAGGTTACAACATTGTGACCCAGGAAGAGGCAGACCTATGGGCAACAAGAAGCCACATCCGTATTGCAACCCCAGAAGAGGTAGCAAAGGAATTCGGTCTATAAAATGGAAATTTTGAGAGTCGCTGAGAACATCACATCAGATGGGGTAGAAGTAACAATCCAGGTCCCAGGTGACCACACAGAATCTGATCATGTTTTGTCTATTACAGACCTCAGCGACTTTTCTATTTTAGAGCAGGAAATTGTCACAGCTGGAGGAGAGTCGTTAACCTTCTACCTTGATAAAAACTTCGACAACTCATACGACGTAGAACTACTTCTTGACGGAGATGTAATATTCTCCGAAAGCTACGAGGTAGTAAGGCCATATCTTGATCCATATGCTGTTGCAGAAACGGCAACAGAGATAGCAGAAATAAGAAAACTAGAAAGACTTTCTAGGGCAATCATAGATTCATTTCTAGACAACATAGATTTTTATAACAAGAAGGCTATTTATGAGGTCACAGGAAACGGGCTTGACTTAATACCAGTGTGGAAGGACGTAAACAAGATCCTTAAGGTTTACGAAAACAATGAGCTTGTGTACGATGCAAATGCAGAAGAAAATGATTTTGTTTTTGCTATTACAAAAGATAAATCAGCCATCTACAGAGTCGTATCTGGTGCCAACAACGTCATTGATGCCAGGGTACCTAGCCTGCCAGTATCTCCAACAGACTATGTAGACTTGTCGCTAACAAGATCAACATTTAGAAAAGGCAATGACTTTGCATTTGTTCTAGACATCGGATACAAAACTTTGCCATCTTCGGTTGTAGATGCCACAGAGATGCTGGTTGACGATCTAAAATGCGGAAGACTAGACTATTTTCAAAGATATGTTACTTCATACAATACAGATCAGTACAGAATTCAGTTTGACAAGAGAGTCTTGGAAGGAACGGGAAACATCCTGGTAGACAAAATACTAGAAAAGTATAGAAAGTCTATTACAAGAGTTGGAGTTCTGTAATGTCAAAATGCGAAACTACTGACTTTATATACCCACTACTTGCAGATGTTTACTATCCGCTAGTAAAGCAAGACGCACTGGGTTCAATAAAAAAGCAGTGGGTTCTTGACAGAAGTGTTGCATGTAGCCTGGCACCTGCAGGGTCTGCAATGGCAGAAGACGTTAAGCCAAATGTAAACATTACAAGAGAGGTAATTCTAGTAGGAAGAGTACGCTCAGATATCAGGGTGGCAGCTACAGATTCAAATAACGCAATAACCAATGTTCTGATAACCAACATTAGAGATAAGTCTGGTAACAGCATTTACAACGAAACTTCTGGTGTTAGAAACAATAAGACAACCCTTTTCGAGGTTGCTACAAATGAGCCAATTGTTGGCCCATTTGGTAAAACAGAATACTTTAAGCTTGTCCTAAAAAGATCGGAGAACCAGGCGGTAGATCTGTGAGAGTTTTAATGAACTCTAAAAAGCTAAAAAAAGATTTAGATAATTTAATGAATTATTCTATAGGCTTTCTAGAGGGTGCTCACCGTGGTAAGCAGGTATTCTTAAACTCAGTTGGAGCCCAGACCATAGAGGTATTAAAAGAATACATAGACTCAAGTGCAAGGGTAAACCCATCAGCCATGCACCATATCTATGAGTGGATGCAGACTGGAAGCCCAGACGCAAGACTATTTGATATATCTTATACGGTAAGCAATCTTGGCCTTTCTGTAAAATCAACCTTTAGGCAGTCGACATCTCTCCAGGCAGGGTCAACTGTACCATTTTATGACAAGGCAAGAATTATGGAAGAGGGAATTCCAGTAAGAATTGAGCCGAGAAGGTCTAACGTCCTCGCCTTTACTGATGATGCTGGAGAGCAGGTCTTTACTAGTGCAGCAGTAAACGTTTCAAACCCTGGAGGCGATCAGGTACAGGGGTCGTTTGAAAGAACATTTGACTCATTTTTTAATCTATACTTTAAGCAATCATTCCTTAAGTCGTCTGGTATAATGGACTATCTGCAAAATCCAGTATTGTTTAAAAAGAACTTCGCTGCTGGAAGAGCTGGTGGAAAGCAAAAGGGCATATCTACTGGTTACAGGTGGATCGCTAACGCAGGACTAGGAGGATAACGTGGCAAAGACATTTCCGCCCATCTTTATCAATAAGTATCTTGCTGCAAAGATATCTCCAGCACTGCCAGAATACTTCTCTAACCCACTAAAATTCTTTCCTACTATGCCAACAGACATAGAGTCTCTTACAGAAACATTTCCTGAAGCAGCCAACGACGTATTTGCTGTATACGACAGAATGCTTAAGATGAGGAGAAAGGCTTTTCCGCACATCAAGAGTGAGCAGGTGCTGTACTACTTCTACAAGGTAGCTGGAGACATTTCAGGACTGTTGTACACCACACAGGCAGTTCAAGACTTACTAGACCGTGGCGACGAGTCGGCAGAAGACTTGAATACCTGGATAACATCTTTGCCAAGAAATGCCCAGGGAAACGTGGTGTTCGACGAAGAGGAGTTCTCCCCAGTACACTTTCACGACATTAAGATTTATCAGCTAGAGGAGACCAGAGACATCATTGACTTTGGAACGGCCAGGACATATGCTGGCAATAAGATTATCATAGACTATACCTATCACTCTCCTGGCTACAGTTCAAACAGTTCATACAATGATACTCAGATCGTTTAAAACCATGGTATAATTAGCCTTGAGGAAACAAACGCTTCAAACTCCATAAAAGAATGAGGTGAAAAATTATGGCATATTCAAGAGGTTCTAACGCCAACATTATTGTTGGTGCAGCCGCTCTCTTCACATACGAAGATGGCGAATTGACCGATGGCCTGTTGCCAGCATACGTTGCTGGTGAGAGTTACCGTGAAACCCTATCCGATGAGGAAGGTTTCCGTAACGTAGGCTACACCATGAATGGTCTGGAACTAGCTTTCCAGCCTGACTTTGGTGAGGTAGCTGTTGACCAGTTGCTAGACGTTGCAAAGCTTTACAAGCAGGGCATGACTGTCAACCTAAACACTACTTTCGCAGAGGCAACACTAGAAAACTTGTTGTTCGCACTAGCTGCTAAGCCAGAAGATCTATCTTCTGCTACAGGCACTGGTATCGGAGCAGGTTCTAGCTCTCTAAACCTATCTGCTGGTGACATCGGTGAATGTCCAGTAGAGCGTGGTCTTGTTGCAGTAGGTCCAGGTACAGGTGACTGTGCTCCAGACCTAGCTAAGGAGCGTGTATACGTTGCTTACCGTGCACTCTCAATTGAGAGCGTTACAGTAGGTGCAAAGCGTGACGAGGCAACAATGTTCGAAGTATCGTTCCGTCTGCTTCCAAACGACGCAGCTGCTTACGGTAAGATCGTTGACCGCACCATCCCTGCTGCTTCCTAGTAGCTGGTTATAACTAAATAGAACTGCCCTGGCATTAATTTGCTGGGGCAGTTTGCTTTTTGGTATACTATAGGTATGCCAACTACAGTTTATAACTCAGAAAACATCGTCCTAGTCGACGGCACAGAAATTTACATAACTCCACTAAAGATAAAGTATCTCAGACAATTCATGGAATCTTTTGAACTAGTAAAGGCTTTAGGCAACACAGACGAGGCCTTTGATCAGCTACTTGAGTGTGTCCGAATTGCAATGAAGCAATACTTTCCAGCAATCAAGACCGTCCAGGATGTTGCAGATAATCTAGATATGGCAACAATGTATAAGCTAATAGATATCGCTGGCGGAATATCTAACAAGAAGCCAGACGAAGAGCAGAAGCAAGAAAAGACAGGAGATGGAGACTCATCTTCTAGCTGGAGAAACTTAGACTTAGCAAAGCTTGAGGCAGAGGTGTTTTTGCTGGGTATCTGGAAAGACTACGAAGAGCTAGAGTCATGTCTATCAATGCCAGAACTAACAGCAACTCTTGAGATTAAGAGAGAGATAGATTATCAAGATAAGAAGTTTAATGCTGCAATGCAGGGGGTAGATCTTGACAAGCAGAGTGGAAAGAGTGAGCAAAACAAGTGGGAAGAAATGAAGGCACGAGTATTCTCTGGAGGAAAGACTACAGATGGAAATGACATTCTTGCATTCCAGGGGGCCAATGCTGCTAAGGCAGGTTTTGGAATCGGCTTAGGCCTTGCCTACGAGGATCTGTCTGAAAAATAAACCGATCCGTGATATAATTAACTAGCCAAAAAATGGTTATTTTGAGAGGAAAATATGACAACAACAGTTAACGAAGCAAAGAAGATCACCTTCATCGATGGTACAGAGATTTCCGTACGCCCATTGAAGATCTCGCTATTGCGTGAGTTTATGAAAAAGTTTGAAGAGCTTGGCCCAGTTGCCGAAGACAACGATAAGTCTATGGATGTTCTAATGGCTTGTGTTCAGATTGCCATGCGTCAGTATAACGCAGAGCTAGCTGCAGATGCAAAGGCACTAGAGGATTCTCTGGACCTGCCAACAGTCTACCAGATTGTTGAAGAGGCTTCGGGAATCAAGCTTGGAGATTCGGTTGCTGCTAGTCGCAAGTAACCAGTAGCAGGAGTGCGAATGAATGGCTGATATTGAGTCAAATATAAGAATAGATATTGATACCACAGACGCTCTGTCTGCTATCAAGAATCTGCAAAGACAGATATCAGCCTTTCACAGCACAATGCAGCAGTCTGGCAACGCTGCCAATGCAGCCATCTCTGATGGCATGCAAAGAAACTTAGTCAATTCGATTAATGCCACAAAGAAGTTCTCTGCATCTATGGTGGATGTAAAGGGCAGTACAGAATCTTTTACTACTGCTCTTGAAAAGAACAAGCTCTCCCTTGGACAATACTTTAGGTATGCTGGGGCATCTACAAAAACCTTTGGAAGACTCTTTACAAATGAGTTTAACACTATTGAGAAGGTTGCTAGAGAAAGAGTAAAGACCCTACAGACCCAGTATATCAAGATGGGTAGAGATGCCAACGGTGCAATCCAAGCAATCAAGGTTAGGCCACTCGCCCTTGACATGGAAAAGCTTGGTACTCAGGTACAGATAGCAGCCCAGAAGCAGCAGATATTTAATCAGCTTCTAAAGCAAGGTTCTACAAACCTTCTAAACTTTGGTAAGAATACTCAGTGGGCTGGTCGTCAGCTTATGGTTGGTTTTACTGTACCACTTAGCATGATGGGTGTAGCTGCCGTAAAGTCTTTCATGGAAATGGAAAAGGCAGTTCTAAAGTTCCAAAGAGTCTATGGAGATCTTGGCACAACTGCTGGCGATACCGAGAAGATGATCAAGCAGATCGAAAAGCTAGCTAATAGCTTTACCAAGTATGGTGTTGCAGTAGCAGACACAATGTCTTTGGCAGCCGATGCTGCAGCCATGGGTAAGACTGGTGCCGATTTGTCTGCACAGGTATCTGAAGCAACCAGGCTAGCAATTCTTGGTGGTGTAGAGCAAGCTCAAGCACTTGAGACCACTACATCACTTACAAACGCCTTCGGCGTTGCAACAGAAGATCTGGCAAATAAGATAAACTTCTTGAACTCCGTTGAAAACCAGACGGTAACATCCATTGAAGACCTAACCATTGCTATTCCAAAAGCTGGTCCAGTTGTTCAGCAGCTAGGTGGAGACGTAGAAGATCTAGCATTCTTCCTAACAGCAATGAAGGAAGGTGGGATTAATGCCTCTGAGGGTGCTAACGCACTAAAGTCTGGTCTAGCATCTCTAATTAATCCAACTGGAAAAGCAAGCGAGTTTTTGCAAACTTTTGGCATAAACGTAAAGAACATTGTAGACTCAAACAAGGGTGACGTTAAGGGGCTAGTTCTAGACTTTGCATCAGCACTAGATACCCTAGATCCACTAAACCGTGCTCGTGCCATTGAGCAGATGTTTGGTAAGTTCCAGTTCGCCCGTATGTCAACACTATTCCAAAACGTAATTGCCGAGGGTAGCCAGGCCTCACGTGTACTTGACATGACAAAGGCATCAGCCCAAGAGCTAGCAATTCTATCTGAACGAGAAATGAAGAAGGTAGAGAATTCTCCAATGTTTAAGTTCCAGAAGGCATTGGAAGATATCAAGGCATCTCTAATTCCTTTGGGAGAAGAATTCCTAAAGTTGATCACACCACTTGTTGAGTTTGGTGTAGATATGCTTAAGCAGTTTAACAATCTTGATGCAGGGGTTAAGCAGTTTGTTATGGGTGCTGTTGGTGTCCTTGGCCTAATAGCACCAGCAGCAATTATGACCTTTGGTCTTTTTGCCAACGGTATCGCAAACATCATCAAGGGCGTTAGCTCTGTTAGCAAAATGTTCTACAAGCTTGCAGGTGCTACATCAGATGCAGCTGGCCCAATGGGATACTTTACCCAAGAACAGCTAGAAGCTTCAGCAGTGGCTGCCTCGCTTGAGCAGGTACACTCAAACCTTACTCAGCAATTTACATCAGAGACTTTTGCAATCCTAGGGCTAAAGGATGCTTATCACCAAGCCATTATAGCTATTAACGAGTACAGTGCCGCATCTTCACTTGCAAGAGCAGCAGCAACTCCAACCCCATCAGTAGCACCTCCAATCTCAAAGGTTCCTGGTTCACGTCGTGCACAGTCACCTGGAGGAAGTCTTCCAGGGTATGCTTCTGGAATTATCTCAGTACCAGGACCCAAGGGTGCTGGAGATGTTGTTCCATCTTTGCTCTCTCCTGGAGAAGCCGTCATCCCTGCCGATGTTGCTAAGAAAAACCGTGGCTTTATCGCAGCAATGATTGCTGGAAAAATTCCAGGCTTTAATGGTGGTAAAGTTGGGTTCGACGGCATGGGGGACACAGAGAAGTACAAGGCACAGGAGTATATTGATTCAATCTCAGCAGCTTTACCAAATGGCGTAGAGATTGTTACAAAGGCTTTAGATCGGGCAAGAGAAGACCTAAAGCTTACCTCAGCTGGATTGCTAAGAGAGATGTCTGTTGTTGCAGAGCAATTTGGGGTTGGCTCATCAGAACTTCTTAAGGCAGCTGGATGGACAAATGATCAAATTGGAAAAAAGCGTGGCTCACAGCAAACAGAAAATATTCAAGAGCAGTGGGCAAGAGAAAGGGGGTCGGTAGGAGAGATAGAGGCAAGAAGGGCATCGGAGGCATCAGCTACTGGAAGAGATGCAATAAGAGATTTCCACATGTCGAACGGTATGACTGAAGAAGAGGCTTTGAAAAAGGCTAATGCTCAAACACACAATGCAGGTTCTGTAAGATCCCACATCGTTGATGTTGGACCTAACGCAAAGTTTGCAGCAAACAAAGAGGCATTTTCTACAAGCGTTACCACTGCACAGTCTGATCTTGCAAATAACTTTTTAACCAACCTAATAGATAGACCAACTGGCAAGAAGAGGGGAAGCTTTGATGCCATGCAGGAAGCTATCCGTAGTCCAGAAGCAGGCATTGATCCTGCAATGCAGGACGCAATATTGGAAAAGATTGAGACCGATATAGCATTAACAGAGCAAGAGCTTATTGAGCAGGGTAAGGCCATAGACCTTATTCTTACAAAAAGAAGAGATCTTATTGCCCAGGGCGGAGCCGCCTTTGAGTCGCAACTTGTTGGAATGTCGGCAGAAGCAAAGTATTATGGATCTCAGGAAAGAATTGCAGGGGTTGGAGATAGAACTCCACAAGAGCTAGCAGCTGGAAAAGCCGCAATTAACAAGGTAATGTATCGTGGCAACCAGCAGTATGCAGAAACAGAAAACCTTCCACGAATTGGAGCAAAGCTAGCAGACCCAACCGATCCAAAAGACGTTGCCCTGATGAAGCAAAACGGCGTTGACCTAGTCAAGGGAATGGATCTTGGTATTAGGGAAGAGGGAGAGCTAGCTTCACCTTCGAAGAAGATGTTCCGCAGCGGTGCTGACCTAGTTAGAGGCCTTGTCAATGGAGTCAAAGAAGGCTACGATGAAGCCAACCAGGTTGGAGATCAGCTAGGAGATGCTATCATAAACGGGGCAAGACCAGACGGACTTCCACCAACTCTGCCATCAATTCCAGGTTTCCCAACCACACCAACTCCATCATTTACGCCACCAGCTAGTGATGCTGCATCGGTTGGAAAGAATATTGGAAAGAAACTCTTCAAGGGTATTGATGACAAGCTATCTGACCTATTTACAACTGGTGCTCTTTCAAACACAGCTCTAGGGCAGGCATTTAAGAATAACGCAATCTCAAATGCACTTGAGTCTGGCGGATACAAGAATGGCGTAATCCTTACAGACAGCAAGGGCAATGAGGCTGACAGAGCAAACGTCAATCCTGCTGTAGGAGCTGGCTCTGCTGCAATGATGGCAGCTAGCATAAACAATGGGAACGACAACCAGTTAGCATTCGACGCTGATGGAAACCCTATTGTAGATAATAAGGGCAGACAGCTAACTCAGCAGCAGCAGGAGAAGAGTCTTAAGAAGCAGGCATCTGCACAGAAGCGTGGTCGTATGGCAGGAAAGGCCATGGGTGCCCTAGGAACCCTAACGATGGTTTCTGGAATGGCATCTGGCATGGGCGGCCCAATTGGAGACATTGCTAGTGCGGCAACCCCATTCCTTGGTGCACTCTCTGCTATTGTGCCACTTCTAATGGCTTTGCCACTACCAATTGCAGCGGTAGTTGCTGGACTAGGACTAATTGCTTTTGGATTGTACAAGCTTAACGAAGGCCTAATGAAGGCAAGAGAAGAAGCCACTAAGATGGCAAAAACATTCTCTTCTGGTAGAGAGGCAATGGATGGCCTAGCTGAATTTGCTGGAACTGTAAACCCTTCTGAGGCTATGGACAGGATCCGTGCTGAGCGTAGAGTTCCATACCAAATTGTAACTGGTAAGAACACGTTTGGTGCAGAATATCTAGAGTCTGAGGCTGGAAAGAATCTTATAGATCAAGCAAGGACTGCCAAGCAAAATGATGGCGGAGCAGCAGCATCCAAAGCTTTGGCAATTCAGCTTTCTCAAGCTATTGCCTCAAACGTTCTTACAAAGAATCAGGCGGCTAGCATTGCAAGCAATGTTGGAGAAGCACTGGGAGATTACGACTTTGCTATAGACGTTAACGCAACAATGGTTGAGCTGATTGGTCCAGGAGGAGAAGACCTAACGAAGGATCCTCTAGAAATTCAGGCTAGAATTATTGAGGCAAAGCAGGAAACACTTACCCAAACTGGTGGAGCAAAAGAGCTAATCGATGCGACAAACAAAGACATGGGTATAGACGGAAGGCAGAATTATACAGAGGTTGCTGCAGCAGAAGCTCAGGTCTCTAAAGCAATTCAAGACATTGCAGACATGGGCCAACAGAACCTGGACACACTAGAGCTTGAGCATTTAAAGAGGCTAGAGGTTCTTGAGGCAGCTGGAGACCTAGCAGGAATAGAAAAAGAAAACAAAAAGTTTAACCAGGACAAGCTTGATGTACTTAACACTACATCGGCTGCTCTAAAAGAAGAGGCTGCATATCTAGATAAACTAGAGGGCCAGGGCGGAGCAAGACGCAAGTCTGCAGAACAAATTGTTGACAACATGGAGAACTCGTTTGAGGCACTATTTGCAAGTGCTGATGAGGCAACAAAAAAGATGGCGACCAGGGTAGTCGAAAACATCTCTGACCAAGCCAACTTCTCCTTCTCTGCCAAAGCCGCAATTCTTGCAACAATGACTGTAGACAATGTAGACCTATTTGATAGAGTCCAGACACTATTCGATCCAGATAATGCAAAGAATGATGTTGTGTGGAATGGTATTGCCAACATGTCACTTGAATTTGGCAAGGGCATGACAGAAGACATGCTCGCAATACTGCCAGGATTCTCTGACGTAAATAAGGCAGGAAACTTCATTGATTATGTACTTAGGCTAAAAACAGAGGGCGGCCCAGAATCATCAGATGCAGCATTGCAGACCATGACAGCTTTGAGCAAGCTAAAGACATTTGATAAGGACGGAAAAGAAAAGCCAATAAGTCTAGATCAGTATGTGGATAAGGATGGAAAGGTTACAGAAAAATTTAAAACTCTAACCAAAAACATTAAAGAGATGAACACTCTCTTCTCAAAAAACAAGGGTAAGAAGATTACCTATGAGATGATGTCCAAGGTGACTGGTCTAGACCTTAGCAAAGAGGCACAGGCATACTTCAACAGCCTACCAGCAGACCAGCAGAAGATTTATACGGAGACATACCTGACAGTTCTAGACACCATAGATCTTAGCACTGACGAAGGAAAGGCTAGAGTTAAGAAGTACAGGGCAGATGCAAACCTTATTGGTGGAACTGTAGCAAACTATACAGCTGGGCTAACGGATTTGGAAGTTGCACAATCAATTGCAAGCGGAGACGCTTACCAAAAAACCGAAGAATCTAAGGGTATCACAACCGTAGAAGAAGAGGAAGAGGAAGAAGAAGATAGCGGCGGAACCAAGACCGATCCATACGAGAATCTACTTTCAAGACTAAAGAGAGTTAGAGATGCAGCCATAAATGCAGCTGGAGGAATCTCTGAGCTAAACAAGGCATTGGCAAAGGGAAGCACTATTGCAAAGGGTCTGTTCCGTGGAGTAAGTCAACAGCTAACTATGGCAGGGTACAGTGCTGAGTTCATTGATGACATGATGGCACTTGATGAAGAGCAACGCAAGAAGTTTATGACTGTTGATAAAAAGGGTAAGGTAACCGTTACAAAGGACGGTAAGGCTTATCAGGAGGGCTTGCGTGAAGCAGCCATTGGAGAGTACCAGGATTCCGTTGTTCGCTCCACCGCAGATCTTGGCTACCAGTCCGAAGCATTTGACAAGCTAGTAAAAAATGGTATGTCTACTGCAGATGCAATGGAAGTGGCATCAGATGCAAATATGGCATATGCTATAGCTACAAACGCTTCTACGACAGAAATTAAAGACATGGTAAAGTGGCTAGAGAAGCAGGCTAAGGCACAAAGAGAGCTAGACTTCAAGACCGCAGCAGGCCGAGAGAAGATCGTATCTGGAGCAACCTCTAAGGTTAGCGAATACTTTGCTGCTCAAGAAGCCAAGGTTAACAAAGACTTTGAGAGCGGAGCAAACACTAGCGGAAGAAACACTTCTGGATTTAACATTGGTAAAACTAGAAGCGAAATAGAAAAGGCTCAAGACGAGATTGCGGATTACCAGTATGAGATTGATGACATACAGTACCAGCTAGATGGAATTGCCAAGGCAGAAGACGAGATAAACAAGAGGTACGAAGAGCGAGTTGAGGCACTAGAAAACATTTGGGAAGCAAACAGCGACATTATGGAGCAGCAGAAGGGCCAGCTCTCTATAGCTCAGGCACTAACATCTGGTGACGTTGCAGCAGCAGCAAAGGCAATGCAGGAAGAGCAAGCCAGAGCTGCAGATAGAGCAAGAGAAGAGCAGAAGGCTGCTCTAGAAAAGTCAAAGGAGCTAGAGCTTGCTTCTGTAAGGTCTACTAATGGAAAGACCAGGGTAGAGCTAGAAAAGAGCTTGCTAACGCTTCAGGAAAAAATAGCGAAGATTGAAGAAGAAAGAGTAGAGCCAGCAGAAAAGATTGTTAAGGCTGCAGAGCGAGCTAAGGCACTAGCTATTGAAGCAGTCGGGGAAGCTGGCTATCTCGGTCAAACAAAGAAGGCTTGGGAGAATGTGGCAGATGCTGCAAGAAACGCTACCGTAGAGTCTGAGGAGTTTGCAAAGTCAATTCAGGAGGCACTAAAGGCTATTCCAGGATTCACAGAAGTGCTTGATGCAAACGGTAAGTTTATGTCATTTAAGTTTGATCCAAAGGCATACTCAGCCTGGCTAGGAACTCCAGCAGAAGGCTCTGGTTCAGGTGCAGCCAGCAATACCGTCGTTGATAAAGAAGCTTTGGCTGCAATTAATACAAAGATTGCAAATGCAGAGCGTTACAAGGCTAATATGGAGAAGTTGGGCAGGTCGGCAGAGGCAGCAGGAGCCCAGGCAAAACTAACTGCATACTATGCTGAGCGAAAGAGAATTCAGGGTCTTTCAAAGGGTGGAATGGTTGTGCCAAAGTACTTTGCCTCTGGTGGATTTGCAATGGGAACAGATACTGTCCCAGCCATGCTCACACCAGGAGAATTTGTAATGAGCAACTATGCGGTAAAGACCCACGGTATTGACAAGATGAGAGCAATCAATTCAGGAAGAACAGTTGGTGATTCAGTGTATAATAGTTATGAGTTGAATGTCAATGTTAAATCAGATGCAAACGCAGACGAAATCGCCAGAGCAGTAATGACCCAGATTAGACAAGTAAACTCTCAGCAAGTAAGAGGAAATAGGTTCTAATGGCAGACATAGAGTACATGAGTGGAAGAAAGAAGTATGCAAGGCCACAGGCTGTGCTTTTTTCAGAGAACCCTGGAACTATAACTGAGTCTGGCAAAAGACTTCCAGATGGCTATGAGGTTGGTGCTGCAGAAGGCTCAGACGGATCATTCCTGATTCTTTCTGACGACAACAGAGAGCCAGTCAGCATGAGCATTGAGCGTATTGAAACCCGTGAAAGAATGATTAATGGAAGAATGCGTTCATATCACATTGCAGATAAGCTACAGTTGTCGCTGTCCTGGTCTATGATTCCATCAAGAGCATTCTCCTCAAGCCCATCCTTTCAGGATAATGGCACAAGCTCAGCAACCTCTAAGTATACTTCAGATGGCGGTGCTGGCGGTGCAGACTTGCTAAAGTGGTATGAAGACCACCCAGGATCATTTTGGGTTTTTCTTTCATACGATAAGCCAGATAATTTTTCCACAAATAAGTATGGCAGGCTTGCAGAGTATAGCCAGGTAATTGAGATGTTTGTATCAGACTTCTCCTACTCCATTCAAAAGCGTGGAGCAACTAATCATGACTTCTGGGATGTGTCCATAACACTGGAAGAGGCTTAAAATGTTTTTTAATCAAGAACTTCAAGACCACCTAGAACAAAGCTCGTCAGTTAGCTTAAAGTCTTTTATCTCTGCAGAGTGGAACATGAACGTCCCATCCAACATAGCTACTGTTGGCAACTATCGAAACAGGCCACTAGACCTTGATTCCCCATACAACCAAGCGACATCGGTATATGATCCACTAGACAGCACCCTAAGTATTAAGCACTATACTGGTGCCACAGATGCTGACATAGCAATTGCAGGAGGGTACCAGGAGAAGCTTGATCAAGAGTTAAACCAAATCCCAGTAGTGTTTTCGTCATTAAAACAAAAAGAGAAAATGCTTTATTCTCTAGACGACTGCTTCTTAAAGTTTAGACCAAGATCTGGAATCAACAAGGCAAGATTTTTAAATGGAGTCTTTCTCCACAATACAAACTCGCAAATGGCAAGTAGGCCAAGGTACTATATGTCTAGCAAGAAGGACAACTTTAAGTATTGGTCCTCTTACAGAACAGAGTCTTCTGGAACGAAAAACATTGAAAGAGGAATTGCCAATAAGCTAATTGGATCATCATACGTTATTGACGATGCAGCTCCATTTGTGGTTTACGAAAAGCCAGTGCCTGCCAACAGAATTGTAATTAAGATGCAGACTGGTGTAGGTACAGTAAACCTAGGACCATTTCAGACAGAGTCTGGAACTATAAATGACCCACTGTTTGGGTACGCAAACCAGAAGACACCAGTAAGGTGGAAGGTGCAATACCTAAAGAACAACTCTTGGTATGACGCCATATCTTTTGACAATAATTCAAAAAGACTAGATGGCTCTAACATTGTTGGACCAGACGGCTATGTAGAAATTGCCTACGGACCAATTATTCCAGAGAAGTATGCAAAAGCCTTCAGGTATCTTGGAGAGATCTACGATGAAAGCATAATCCCAGAAGACTCGCTATTGGGCGATGCCTATCTAGTGAAAGAAACAGTGTCTTCTGCTGGAAGATTTGTAGTTAAAACTCAAGCTGGAAGAGAGTCATTCTCCGCAAAGTATGGCTGGTACTTGATCGATGAAGGTGTAGCTATGTCTACTCCATATGTTAAAAAGCTATCTTCACCAGACTCTTTTAAGAATGCTTCTGGAGAACAAAAGCTAAGAGAGCTAGAATTCATTTCTGGTATCAGGGTAGTTGTCGACACAATGAATGTTCAGAACTCCACCTTCGACCTGATTGAAATATCGCCAAGACTGCTCGCAGACATATCGGATATGGTCACAAACTTCAGTATTACCAAGGCAGCATCTGACCTTGGCGTAAGCGGAATGCCAGTCGGACAGCTACTAGCATCAACAGGAACACTAAGCCTTTTTGACGTAGACCAGGTATTTAATAATAATAATGAGGATAGCGTAATCTCAAACTACCAGTATGAAAATATAAAGTTCTCATTTTATGAGGTAATCAAAAATGTTAACTCTGACTCGTTCTTGGCAGACTACTACATTCCAATTAAGACGCTATACTCTGAGTCTAGACCAACCTTTTCTAGCAAAGATAGGTCAGCAGAAATAGAGCTTAGAGATCTATTCTTTCACCTAGAGTCGACAAAGGCTCCAGAGCTGTTGCTTCAGGACGCATCGACAAGCTACGCAGTAAGCCTCCTACTAGACTCTATTGGCTTTTCAAACTACACGTTCCTAACTTTGCCAGATGAGTCGGAAGACATAATTCCTTACTTCTTTGTTGCCCCAGATAAGACCGTAGCTGAGGTTCTTCAGGATATTGCTGTCTCAACTCAAACAGCCATGTTCTTTGATGAGTACAACAACTTTGTTGTTATGAGCCGTGGATACCTAATGCCATCTGAAGAAGATAGACAGACCAATGCAGAGCTTCTGGGAACTATAGATCAGTCTAAGGACGGCACCCTAAGAAACAAGTCAACCTCAGCAAAGCTAGCAAACATTGCCGACATATCAGCGTCAGAAACAAAGGTATACAACTCTGGCAAAATAGCATACACCTCTAGATATATTCAAAGAGAGGTTGCATCGCTAAAGAACTCTTTGATGGTAGACAGGGATAAGTCTTGGATATACAAGCCAGCACTACTGTGGGAAGTATCTCCAAGTGGCAACATTAAGTCTATCAACGATCAGACGGCGGATCAGCAACAGTACTTGTTGGCTGCTGTGCCACTAAACACTGACCTACCTGCCTCACCACCATCCGTATTGAATGGACAAATCATTAATAATATTATTGACTTTGGAGAGTCCGTACAGTGGATTGGAAGATACAATGGATACTTTTACGCCAACGGCGAGGTAATCAGGTATGACGCAGTTGAGTATAGCGTACCAGGACAAGAGTCTGGAAATGTTTGGATAACAAACATAAAGGAGTACCAGGGGTATTTCTCCAAGCTTCCATTTAACGGAAAGATGTATCAGACTGGAAGAGTTAGAATATTCTGTGTGCCAAACTATACAAACCTATCTAACGGGACAACAATCCTATCTGAGGGACAGGTTGCACAGCACGGAAGAGGACAGTTTGGGACCCCAATAAACTATCACTCAGCAGGCGTGAATGCTTACTGGCAAGACAACAAGAATGTTCGTGGAGTCAACATGGACCACACTAAGCTGTTCTACCAGTCAGACAACGTTTTTGCAACAGGGGCAATGTCAGCACCTCTAGAGACAAACGGAAACTACACGATTATAGTTTCTGACTCAGAACTAATAAAGCCAGGATACAAGGTAGAAATCACTTCTGGTGTTGGAGCTTTTGAGCCAGGACCACTCCCATCGGTCGTAGAGGTCGTTGATGATACCCACGTCAGAATAGACAGAAAGATTGTTACTGCACTTAACAACGCTAGCATAATCTTTTATACAAAGCAGGCAGAACCATTTTATGGAAAAGCTGGGACATCGTTCTCATCTGGAACCAGTAATTCTTTTGCTCAAAAAACTGGAAGAAATTCAATTATAAAAAACTTTAACACTACCTTTGCCAACAAAGAGTCTACTGTTTCAAATTTGAAGGTAACGGAGCAGGGAGTAGTACAGGCATCAGCATTAGTTATGAATGGGCCATCATTCTCCATAAAGGATAACCCAATTAGTTTTGTTTCTTATGTGTACAAGACTTTGCCAGATAAGTTTAAGCACTTTGGAACCAGAATGAGAATTGTAGGCAAGATTGAGGATGGTCTAGTAAGGTCTCAAACACCAGTCGGTGTTAACCCATACTACCAGCTAAACCAAAATACTCCAGATAAAGAATTGGCTATTGGAGGATCTTCTGGAGGTATTGCTATATCAGTAAATCCAGAAACCAACGCTGGATACTATTTTGAAATCGTTAGCCTAACAGCAGCAGATGTTTCGTCGTACCAGGATGGAGAAAATTCTGGAATTCATAATATACTATTTTACAAGCTTGGCAAGTCTTCTGCAAACTCACCAGAGTCAGAGCCAGCTATGCCAATCAAGCTGTGGGGTGGATCCGCAGAGATCCTGTCTGACACAGGAACAATGGTTGGAAAAGCAAGAGTTACTGCAGAAGAAAAGCTAACGGTATATGACCTTTCTATAGAGTATGAAGAAGTTGGCTCTTCCCTAAGATTCTACCTATACATTAATGGCAGACAGATTGCTGTAGTAGATGACCCAAGACCTCAGCTACAGGACAACAAGATTGTTACATACAACAATGTTGCACTTTTCGTAAGAGGTTCTGCAAGAGTAATGTTTGAAAACCTCTATGCTATTCAAAACAACTATAGCCAGAACACAGCATTCGCATTGAATACACCAATTAGCGAAATATTTGGAGACCCAGAGGTAGATGTTAATGACGCCATGAGGAAATATGCAATGAGCGGAATGATTCAGTCAACGTACCTTTCAGGTCTTGGAACGCAAGAGCCACCAAGATACAACATGTACTTCGAAGAGTTCGGCACTATTATGCGTGAGGCTGCATACTTTGACGTGAGGTATGACAAAGCTTATCCAGCACTGTATGCTCAAATGTCACCAACTTTCGACAGAATCAAGGGGTACACAATTTCTGGATTTACAGCAGGAGCCTACAGAGCAGAATTCCTTGTGTTTAACGCTACAGATACAGCACTACTTCTTGACTCTTCAAGTGGAAACTACTTAAGAATTCAGGGAATAGCCTTTACCCAAGAGTCTCAGCACTCACTAACTGTTGACGACTATTTTGCTCAAAACAGCAATTTCTCCAACCCAGAGTTTATTGACGACGGTACCGTAAGATCACCGCTCAAATCTTTGGAGAAGTACCAGGGCGTTAAGTTTAGCAGAATGACTGATGGAGTCAAGGAGTTTTCTATAGAGGCTCCATACATACAAAGCCATGACGCTGCAGAAAGTCTGATGGAGTGGTTGGTAGACAAGACAATGAGACCTAGACTTTCCGTAGGTCTTAAGATTTTCTCAATGCCAACGCTACAGCTTGGGGATATTGTGACAATAGAGTATTTCTCAAACCAGAAAGATCAGCTCTCTGTACAAGGAAAGAGATTTGTCGTGTATAATATTGAGTATAGCCGCACATCTGCTGGCCCAGATATGACAATTTATGCTGTGGAGGTATAACGATGACTTCATCTAGCACATCTGTATCTTCTGTCCCACAAGCACCACAGACTGCAAGAGTGTACTCAGTTGGAAGCGTAAAGGCTGCCACCCCAGACGTTGTCAAGGCGGTATCTGATATCCCAATAGACTCTGGGCAGATGGCACAAATGATTTTAAATGATATTGGTGGCCAGGAGTTAATATCAATTTCTAGAAGCGATATCGTTAATGGTCAGAACATCGTATACCAACCAATATCCGACATTAAAGAGATTCACAAGGCATATAACTCTAGCAACATTATATATTTGTCAGAGACATCCGAAAATGTTTTTAATAGTTTTCCAATAAAGCTAAGCTCAAAGATTCCAGACTCATTGGGAAATAACGTTTCGTACGCCGACAACAAGATCCTCATTCAGCTCAAAGATATTCAGAGAGATGAGCTAGTAGAAATCCAAGTCGTGTCGTCTGGAGTGCTCCTTGATGATACAATATATACAGGAGAATAAATGATTACTAATAAAGGCAAGTCTATATTTGCAAAGTACATGATTGGCCAGACGCCAGCATACGCTTCCTACATTGCCCTAGGCTGCGGACCAAAGCCATCGGCATCTCAGGATGAATTTACCACAGAGCAAAAGGCAGAGTTTGCCACAAAGACCAATTTGGACTTTGAGATGTTTAGGGTGCCAATTACATCAAGAGGGTATTTGGTTGAGGATGGCGTTTCTAAAATTGTTTTCTCTGCAGAGTTGCCAACAGAAGAAAGGTATGAGATATCCGAGATTGGGGTATACTCGGCAGGATCTAATCCAGGAGCAGGCCTTTCCGATAGCCGAGTAATGATAAAGTTTTCGGATGCCGAAGGCTGGGTCGCACATGATGATTCTGTATCCGCTCTTGGGACATCTCCCCTAACTGGAGATACATTTATATCTAATGCAAATAATCCAGTGCTTCGTCAGGTTGATAGGGTAGCAAGGTATGAGACCACAAGATTCCTTAATAGCGTTATTGGGATTAAGGGGGACTACTCAGATCTATCACTTGTTTCAGGGTCCATTATAGACACTCTATCAAACAGCAAGCCACACATTCACTTAACTGGAACCAAGTTTGACCTATCAAGGTCTGGCCCAGCAGACGAGCTAAGTCTTGCATTTAGCGTAGCCAATGGAGTTGTTGGCCCAGAAGCAGGAGAAGAGATTGACAAGATCCTAATCAGGGTAGAATTTCTTGGAGTGGAGAGTGCCTCTGTTAGCACCCCAAACGCAAGGTTTGACGTAATTCTAGAAAACGATCAGGACAACTCGTTTGACGACAACCGTTACTTTGTAGTCACAAAGCCGCTATCAGAGCTTTCTGTGTCAACAAACTTTGCCTGGTCAGATGTGACGGTAGCCAGAGTATTTGTTACAGTAATTAACAATGACGGTGTTGCCTCGGATAGATACTATGTAAATCTTGACGGCATGAGAGTAGAAAATAAGACATTTGAAAATCCACTTTATGGGCTTGTAGGGTATACAGTAATCAAGAATACAGATAGCAGCTTGATCATAAAAAGCCCAAACACTAAAAACTTTGTGGAATTTAGATTTGCCATGGATGTGGTCTAGTGAACGAAGAAATCCAAGAGGTCTCAGTCTCAGAGCTAGAGCTACCAGAACTTGCCCCAGGGGAGCAGTACCTAGTCAGGTACAGAATAGTGTCAGAAGACAGAAACAGGTCATCTGCATGGTCTCCGATAACTAGGCTAGACCCAGGACAAGAGTCCTGATATCTGATATAATACTTATATGGCAAAAATTCCACTACCGCAAACGGGCCAGCCGATGGACGTTTCTTACATCTATCAGCTAGCTAATGCTATCAATGATGTTGCAAAGCAAATATCACCATCTAACTATAAGTTTTTCACAATCCATACCCCTGCACGTGGTAGGGAAAGTGTTAAGAACATGGAAGCCAGAACGGTTGCTGCACACGTAGTCGTTGCTAGCGAAAAGCCAGTTACTTCTGGAGAAGAGCTAACATTCTCATATGAGTTTGACACAGACTTTTCCTACCCACCAATTGTTACCGCTACCATCTTTAATAGTGGATCGTCTATTGGAAACGCATCTACGGTAATTCTTAAAACTGTTACTACCAGCAAGATCGATGGTATTGTAAAGTTTACTACCAACGGAAATGTTTCGGTAGGTGTAAACATTATAGCTATTGGTATTCCTACAAACGGATAGTCTAAATGGCAAACCCCAAGAAAAGGTCTATAGCCGAAGAGGGCTATAATGATGCACCAGTAATCAAAGCAAGCCAGAAGGTTTGGTTTTTAAACGGAAGCCTTGTGAGAGTCCATCATCTAAACAAGTCTAACGGAATCATGTCTGTTTATAACATTACAGAAGACCAGATTGAAAGCTGTCTTATTAGTGATTTTAAAAAGAATAGGGAAAGAGCATACACAGTTGGTCAGACTGCAGACCTTGTAAATCGCCACAAGAAGTACCTACCTTTTTTGATGAAGACTGGTGTCATCCCATTCCCTACTGGATCTCAGAAGGGTGGCAAGACTGGATGGCAAGTAAGAAGTTATTACTCTGAGTCGCAGGTATTTGATATTCGTGATATACTTGCTTCCTACCACATGGGCAGACCAAGAAAAGATAGGCTAATAACAAACGATAGAACTCCTTCAAGACAGGAGTTGACACGGCGTATGGGTGATGGTATACTGACTTATACAAGGACTGAAGACGGAAGGTTTATTCCGATTTGGTCAGAATCTATATAGAAGGAAAAACGGGTATGAATAACGAAGAGACTAAAGTACGTGTAGCACTTGGCTACACCCTTAACCTTGGCAACTTCCAGTCGCTAAGAATTGATGTTGAAGTCCAGGACAACAAGCGTGATGGTGAAAACACCAATGAGGCGTTTGAGCGTGTCTACTCATTCGTTGAGGCCAAGCTTCAGGAAAAGACATCTGAAGCCAAGAGCGAGATCGAAGACAAGTAATGGCAGAACGCAAAGACCGAATGGCTTTGCTCAGTCGCTACGCTAAGTTGCATAATCAGCACTACGAGCAAAAGTCTACACTAAACCTAAACGTAGAACAATGGGCAGCAGATGCTCTCATTGAATCTTATACTTTACCTTTTTGCTATGACCTGTTAGAATATTACTTCCAGGTAGCACAAAAGCCAGCATGGAAATATTTTGCAAACTATGCTCACGACATTATTGACAAGCGTCAACAATTAGAACTAGACAACAAGGAGAGAGCCGAACGCAGGGCAAGAGCGAAGGCGTGGTTAAATGAGTAATACAGAATCCAAACTAATTTCTGCGGTATTGCAGGACAAGCAGATCCACGTTTTGCTACAGGCAAACGTAGACAACATTATGTCTACTCACAACGACATCTGGGAGTTTATCAGGAAGTACTCCGAGGCCAATCAAGCGGTTCCTCCAGTATCACTTGTCGTAGAAAAGTTTAGGGACTTCTCACCAGTTGATGGCGTAGGGGCAACCAAGTATCACCTAGAAGAGCTACAGCAAGAGTTTCTAGATAGTAGCATCAAGAACTTGCTAAAGTCAGCAGCCACAGAAGTGCAGTCTGGTCACAGTGCTAATGCACTAGAAAGCCTAATTGCCAAGACCTCTGAGCTAAAGAAGAACACAGCAGTCATTCGTGACATTGACGTTACAGACATTGAAGATGCAGTAGCATACTACACAAACCTACAGGCCCAGCAAGCTATTGGTTCTGTTGGTGTTAAGACTGGTCTGCCAGGATTTGACAACTATCTTCCTGCTGGAATCATGCCAGGCCAGCTTGGAGTTATGCTTGCCTACCCAGGTATCGGAAAGTCGTGGTTATCGCTATACTTTGCGGTACAGGCATGGAAGCAGGGAAAGTCACCGCTAGTAATCTCTCTTGAGATGAGCGAGACTGAGGTCCGCAATCGTGTGTTTACCATCATGGGTGAAGGACTGTTCTCACATAGAAAGCTTTCCAACGGACAGGTAGATGTAGAAGACCTTAAGCGTTGGCACAAAAAGGAACTTACTGGAAAGCCAGAGTTCCATATCATCTCTAACGACTCTGGTGGAGAAGTAACCCCATCTGTTATTCGTGGAAAGATCGATCAGTACCGACCAGACTTTATTATCGTTGACTACCTACAGCTAATGTCTCCAAACCAGAAGTCTGACAACGAGACTGTTCGCATGAAGAATCTGTCACGTGAACTAAAGCTTTTGTCTATCGCAGAAGAGGTGCCAATCATTGCCATCTCCTCAGCGACCCCAGATGACGTCACAAAGCTAGATACTGTTCCTACCCTAGGCCAGACTGCCTGGAGCCGTCAAATCGCCTACGATGCCGACTGGGTGCTTGCTCTGGGCCGTGGTACAAACTCTGACGTAGTAGAGTGTGTATTCAGAAAGAATCGAAATGGATTCATGGGCGAATTCTTGGTGCAGGTAGACTTTGACAAAGGCTGGTACAAGTACAAGGACATGGAAGGTCTTGACGGATAGCAGCAATTATTGCTATAATGTAACGACACAAGCATTTATAGCTTGATAAAACATTAGAACATTTACAGTATATAGAAGAGGGAATAGAGTGAGTACTAGAGATAAACGTGGCAATGCCGACATTTACACAACTGAACAAATCTCTAGAGTTCTCGCAGGCTCAGGAATCTCTATTGAATCTGAGATAGATTCAGACTACATCATCTACTGTCCATATCACAATAATCACAGATCTCCAGCTGGAGAAATTGATAAGGTTACTGGAACGTTCTTTTGCTTTTCATGTCATCACGTGGCAAACCTAATTGAGTTTGTAATGCATACAACTGGCAGGACTTATTTTGAGGCAGCCAGATTTGTTAGGTCTAAGGGCACGGAGTCCAGCATCGAACAGATTGTTGACAAAGCCTTAGTTATTAAACCTGACTATATCCAATATGACCAGATACTGATTAAGAGATTAAATCAGCAGGCATTGGAGTCACCACGTGCAATGCGTTATTATCTTGGTAGACTTATCACTGAGGAATCAGTCAAGAAGTTTTCTTTAGGGTTCTCAGAAAAGCAGGATATGGTAACTATCCCAGTTCACTCTCCAGATGGTATGGAGATTGGCTTTGTCGGTAGGTCCGTAGAGGGCAAAGAATTTAAGAACACCCCAGGTCTGCCAAAGAGCAAGACCCTATTTAATATTCACCGTGTAAAGACTGCAGATCGTGTATACGTTGTAGAGTCATCGTTTGACGCTATTCGTCTAGACCAGTGTGGTTTTCCAGCGGTAGCTACGTTAGGTGCAAACGTATCTAACTTCCAAATAGACCTACTACAAAAATACTTCAATAACATTTTTGTTATTGCGGATAATGATGAAGCAGGCGGAAACATGAAGAGCAAGCTTGTAGAAAAGCTTGGTGGTCGTGTAACCGTAATAAGTATAGATAAGAAGTACAAGGATATTGGTGACATGCCAGACGACGCAATTAAAAATCTTGACGAATCGTTTGACAAATCAATAGCTGCAATGCTAAACTGATCATGCAATAAAAACACATAACATAAGGAGAAAACAAATGAGCGTTATTAAGGGACTAAAGAACATCAATGCCCTGCTTGACAAGCCGAAGTACGATGAAAACTCACCAAAGGTTCGCTGGCTAAAGCTAGCTGACGGACAGGGTATCAAGATCCGCTTTATTGAGGAGCTTGACGAAGACTCTGCACACTACTCGCCAGACCGTGGTTTGGCTCTTGTAGTAAAGGAGCACACTAACCCAAAGGACTACAAGCGTAAGGCTGTAGACACCATGGACACCGAAGGCCGTGACTGGGCAGAGGAAATGCACCGCAAGGATCCAAAGGCTGGCTGGAAGGCTCGTCTACGTTTCTACTGCAACGTGCTAGTAGAAGATGGCGTTGAAGACCCATACGTCGCAATTTGGTCAATGGGAATCAGCAAGCAGTCAGCATTCAACACTATTCGTGAGTATGCACTTGAGACTGGCAGCATCTCAAACACCACCTGGAAGGTAAAGCGTAACGGTCAGGGAACTGAGACCACCTATACCCTAATTCCATCGGCACCAGATTCTGAGCCGTACGACTGGGGTACAGTTAAGCCTTACCCACTAGAGTCAGCACTGCGTAAGATTCCTTATGCAGAGCAGGAAGCTTTCTACCTAGGCTTTGACACCCCATCGGTGACATCAGCCAACATGGACTGGTAGTAAGTATATTGTTTGATGGGGGTAGACACGTTCTGCCCCCATCTTTCCATATCTTGACAACTTGTCAGAAGTATGTCATAATTCTTTTATTATCTTTTACAAACAATAACAAGCAAGGAAAAAAATGAGCTACGTTGGACTTCACGTTCACACGCACTACAGTCTTTTTGATGGTATCGCAACTCCACAGGAATATGTGGAACGTGCCAAAGAGATTGGCATGCCTGCTATTGCTATTACCGACCACGGATCTCTTTCTGGTCACCGTGAGATGTATCGCATAGCCAAGGAAAATGGCATCAAGCCAATCCTTGGTATTGAGGGGTACATCACTAAAGACCGTCATGACCATGAAGATAAGAAAGATAAGAACGATCCCCTAGACTTAAACTACAACCACCTAATTATCCTTGCAAAGAATGCACAGGGCTTAGAGAACCTAAACAAGCTTAACGAGCTAGCCTGGACAGAAGGCTTTTTCAAGAAGCCAAGGATGGACTGGGAGATTCTGACCAAGTACCGTGAAGGCCTTGTAGTTACTTCTGGATGTCTATCTGGATACTTAGCTAAAGCAATCGAAGCTGACAACTTAGCTGCTGCCAAGATGCACCTCACTTGGGCAAAGAAAACTTTTGGGGATGACTATTACATTGAGGTAATGCCACACAACCCAGCAGAGATTAATAAGGTACTACTCCAGCTCGCAGACGAGTTTGGAATCAAGTCTATTGTAACTCCAGACTGCCACCATGCACACACTGGGCAGAGAGAAATCCAGGAGCTAAAGCTTATCCTTAACTCTTATTCAAATAAGACTGTTAAAGATGTTACATACGACAAGTCATGTAAGCACGATAATCTTATGGACCGTCTAGACTATCTATACGGTGCAGACCGTCAAATGACGTTCCGTGACTTTGAGATTCACCTACTCTCTGATGAAGAGATGCACAAGGCTATGGAGGCCCAGGGTATCGATCGCCAAGACATTTACGACAATACTGTTGAGGTGTCTAACAAGATCGAAGATTACGAAATCAAAGACCACCTTGACCTGCTTCCAGTGCAGTATCAAAATCCAAATAAGGAGTTGCGAGAGTTAGCCATTGCAGGGCTAGAAAAGCGTGGCATTAAGAATGACCAGTACCTAGCTCGCCTAGACGAAGAGCTAGAGGTAATTGAGGCAAAGAACTTTGGACCATACTTCTTGGTGGTTCGCAATATGATTTCTTGGGCTAAGAAAGAAGGCATCATGGTGGGGCCAGGACGTGGTTCTGCAGCAGGGTCGCTGCTCTGCTATGCTCTGGATATCACAGACATTGATCCTATCCAGCACGGACTTCTATTCTTCCGATTCATTAACCCTGAGCGTAATGACTTCCCAGATATCGATACAGACATTCAGGACAACCGTCGTGAAGAGGTAAAAGACTATCTGGTCCGCCAGTATCGCCACGTAGCCTCCATTGCAACCTTCCTACAGTTTAAGGACAAAGGTGTTGTTCGTGACATTGCACGAGTACTGATGATCCCTCTGACTGACGTAAACAAGGTCATGAAGGTTGTAGATACTTGGGACGACTACTGTGGCTCTAAGCAGGCTGCATGGTTCCGTGAGAAGTATCCAGAGGTAGAGAAGTATGGAGAGCAGCTACGTGGTCGTATTCGTGGCACTGGTATTCACGCAGCAGGTGTTGTTACCTCCAAGGAACCAATCTTTAAGTTTGCACCGCTAGAGACTAGAACGTCTCCAGGAAGCAAGGAGCGTATTCCTGTGGTGGCGGTAGACATGGAAGAGGCAGAAAAGATTGGCCTTATTAAGATTGACGCTCTAGGTCTAAAGACGCTATCTGTTATTCAGGACACTCTCAAGATTATTAAAGAAAGAAATGGTGCAGAACCAGATCTTCACGCCATTGATATGGAAGACAAGAACATTTATCAGATGCTTTCTGATGGATACACAAAGGGTGTATTCCAGTGTGAAGCCACACCGTATACCAATCTGATAGTCAAGATGGGTGTCAAGAACTTTGCAGAACTTGCAGCCTCTAACGCTCTGGTTCGACCAGGTGCTGCTAACACTATTGGTAAAGACTACATTGCACGTAAGCACGGTAAGCAGAACATCTCCTACCACCACCAGGTGATGAAGGCGTTCACCGCTGAGACCTACGGATGTATTCTATATCAGGAACAGGTTATGCAGGCTTGTACAGAGCTTGGCGGTATGACAATGGCTGAGGCTGACAAGGTTCGTAAGATCATTGGTAAGAAGAAGGATGCCAAGGAGTTTGACCAGTTTAAGGACAGGTTCGTAAAGGGTGCATCTAACTTTATTCGCCCAGAGGTAGCAGAAGAGCTGTGGCACGACTTTGAGGCACACGCAGGGTACTCATTTAACAAGTCTCACGCTGTAGCATACTCAACACTGTCATACTGGACTGCCTGGCTAAAGTATTACTACCCAATTGAGTTTATGTACTCTATTCTAAAGAATGAGGGCGACAAGGATGCTCGCACTGAGTATCTTATTGAAGCCAAGCGTATGAATATTCCTATTCGCTTGCCACACATCAATGACTCAGATGCTGACTTTAAGATTGAGGGCAAGGGTATTCGATTTGGTCTAAGCTCAATCAAGTACATTAGCGATAACATTGCTGGCAAGTACTTGGCGAGGAGACCATTCAAGTCCTACAAGGAGCTGGAAGAGTTTACGCTTCAAAAGAATAGCGGAGTAAACTCTCGTGCCCTACAGGCCCTCAGACTCACTGGTGCAGCAACCTTTGACGATAACCCTAGAAACGATGAGGATGTTCGACAGAACCTGTACGAGTACCTAAACTTGCCAGAGTTCAATGTATCTATTCCACCACACTACTACGCATTTATAAATGAGGTAGATGAGTTTGAGGAAAAAGGATCATTTGTTTTGCTGGGAATGGTTAAGAACATCAAGAGAGGCACTGGCTGGTCACGTGTAGAAATTCTAGACAAGACTGGTAGTGTTGGAATCTTTGACGATGAGCAGACTGCAATTGAGCCAGGAAAGACTTATCTTATTCTTGCAAGTGACAACAGAATTGTTTCGGCAATCCCGTCTGACGAGATCAAGAACTCGGACTCTGCATTGGTAAAGTTCCTAGGGTATCGTCAGCTACCATTCAAGGATGAAGAGATGTTTGTCGTAGCGTTTAAGCCACGAGTAACAAAGACTGGAAAGAAGATGGCATACCTAACTCTTGCGGATACTAACAGAGAGCTTCACCCAGTCACAGTCTTTCCAACATCGTTTTCAAAAGCATACATGAAGATTGATGAAGGTAAAGCATATAAGTTTAGTTTTGGAAAAACTAAGGATGGAACGGTAATTATGGAGGATGTAGAAAATGTCTAACGAATCAGTATTGATTTATGTAAAGCCACAGTGTGTGCAGTGCGACCAGACAAAAAGACTTTTGGATAGAGAGGGCATTGAGTATTCAACTATTGACATTACTCAGGATGCCGAAGCTCTTGAAAAGGTCTTGGCCTTGGGATTCAAGTCAGCACCAGTAGTGGTAACAGAAGAAGAGTCTTGGGCTGGTTTTAACCCAGCAAAGATTAACAGTCTTGTAGAGAGGAGCAAACAATGACAACAATAGAAGAAGCACTAGCACTACTTGATCCAAAGATCAGAAAGCGTTTGGCAACAGGCGTAGGAATTAAAACAGAGTTTCAGCCTACCCCAAGTCCAGGTCTAAATCGTGCATTAGGCGGAGGATTCCCGTACGGAAGACAAGTCCTTTTGTGGGGAAGTAAGTCAAGTGCAAAGTCTTCGCTATGTTTGCAGACGATTGCCCTTGCTCAGAAAGAGGGCAAGCTATGTGCATGGATTGACGCAGAGATGTCATACGATGAGGAGTGGGCCACTAGCCTTGGCGTAGATACAAGCCAGCTAATCTACTCTGAAGCCAGGAGCATTAACGACATGGTTGATGTTGGCGTTGCACTGCTACACGCAGGTGTGGACGTAATCGTGATAGACAGTATTAGCTCACTACTACCAGCGGTATACTTTGAGAAGGACTCTGACGAACTAAAGGCACTAGACCAGACCAAGCAGATTGGTGCAGAGTCCAAGGACCTAAAGCATGCATGGCTAATGCTTAACTACGCAAACAATCGTGAGAAGCCTGCATTGATTATTGCAATTTCTCAAGCACGAAACAATATCCAAGCTACATATACTCAGTCAGCACCAACTGGGGGCTTGACTACGCAGTTTATGTCGTCTACAATTGTTAAGTTGTTCTCATCAAGCTCAGATTCTCAAGCCATCAAGGGCAAGGTCAAGGTTGGCGACAAGATTATTGAGCAGAAGGTTGGACGCAAGGTTCGTTGGGAAGTTCTAAACTCTAAGACATCCGCACCAGGAGACAGTGCTGAATACGACTTCTACTACAGGGGTGACTACATCGGCATTGATTCAGTTGGAGACCTGGTTGACACTGCAGAAATGCTAGGGCTGGTTTCTCGTACTGGTGCCTGGTATCAGCTAGAGGATGGCACCAAGCTGCAAGGAAGAGATGCATTTGTATCAAAGGTGAGAGAAGATCTAGAGCTACAGGAATCAATTAGAAAGAAGTTGATGGATGTCTAAGTATACCGTTTACTCTGGAAAGTTTCCTTGCCACACTTGTAAAGAAGTTGTGCTATCTCTAAGGCTTTATAGTGCTGATAAAAATCTTACTTGGCTTTGTTCTCAGGGTCACATGAGCACGGTATCGCTTGTAACAAAGAAGAAGAAGGACTATGAGCGAGAGAAGTGAGTCTAAGAGAATTGGTGCCAAGCAGATAAAGAATAGCGGAAGAGGCACCAAGAAGGGCGATGCAACCTGGAACAACTTCACTGTTGATTTTAAGGAGTATCCAAAAGGCTTTACCATCAACCAGGATTCCTGGGCAAAAGCAGTAACAGATGCAATGAAAAACAAAAATGACCCAGCAATCATCGTGGTTCTGGGAGAAGGAAATATAAAGACTAGACTTGCAATAATAGAGCTATCTCTACTAGAGCAACTAATTGAGGAATAATTATGAAAATACTACTACTAGATATTGAAACAACTCCAATGCAGGTATATGCTTGGGGACTATGGGACCAGAACATTAGTATTGACCAGATCATTAAGAGTACTGAGATGCTTTGTTTTGGTGCACGATGGCTAGGGGAGAAGAAGGTTATCTTCAAGTCTGTCCACCACGATGGCAAGCAGGCCATGCTAGAAGAGCTACACAAGCTTATGAGCGAGGCAGATCTTCTTGTCGGATGGAACTCAGCAGCGTTTGACCACAAGCACATTAACCGTGAGTTCTTGGAGAATGGAATGACACCACCGTCACCAGTCAAGGACCTTGACCTTATGAGTGTTACAAAGGCAAACTTCCTGTTCCCATCGAACAAGCTTGACTATGTCGCCCAAAAGCTTGGTGTTGGTGCCAAGGTAAAGCACTCTGGATTCAGCCTCTGGATTAAGTGCATGGATGGCGACGAGAAGGCATGGGCAGAGATGAAGAAGTATCAGATCCAGGACGTAAACCTTCTTGTTGATCTATACGAAAAGCTGCTGCCTTGGTTTGTTGGTGCTGGACGAGCAACTGCAAAAGAAAAGCAGGCGATTTCTTCAACAGAGACTATCGTAGACACGGAAGCCGTGGTATAATTAAACGATGGAACAATCAACAAAAACAGACAAGACAACTATTGAAATGATTAATGGTCTAGCAGAGATTGCAGACTTTATGGAAGACGAAGAGCTTACTCAGGCACTAACCTTTATTGCCAAGCTAATCGTTAGACCAGACATTCCAATTAACGTTGCAACTGTGGAGATCGTTCGTCTACAGGCAATCGCAGCCAAGATGGCATTCAAGGCCACTTGGATGGTAAACGTTGAAAAAGGGAATCGGGAGAAGAAGAACATTTACTTCACTGCACATGAGGCTATTTCAGATCTTGTGTCAGCACTAAAGTACATCGTTCGATAAATATATTATGGCAAAAAACTTTTTAAAGCAAGTGATGGAAAAGGCAGAAAACAGCTATGCAGCAGTCAAGCCTTCTTTTATTGACCGTGACGCACTGATTCAGAAGATTAACTCTGGCTATACTGTTAATCGTGTGGACAAGTTTACTCAAAAGAAAACATTTGCTCCAAGTACAATTGCCTTCTCTCACGGAGAATGCCCAAGATACTGGTATCTAGCCTTTGAGGGTGCAACATTCTCTGACAACGCAGATGCTTATGGTGCTGCTAATATGACTGCTGGGACAAAGTCCCACGAGCGTATTCAGGAAGCCATGGGTAATGTTCCAGGATTCCTGGTTGACTCTGAGTTTAAGATTACATACAGCGATCCACCAATCTTTGGTTTCGGTGACGTAATGCTTAACTGGGACGACCAGGAACTCCTTGGAGAAATCAAGACCATGCCTCACGAGGCATTTGAATATCGTAAGATTTCAGGTAGGCCAAAGGCTGGGCACTTAGTGCAGATTTTGATTTACATGAAGATTCTAAACAAGGGCAAGTCAGTCCTTATTTATGAAAACAAGAACAACCATGAGCTCTTAATATTTCCAATTGAAATAAATGAGTACATGTATAAGTGGGTAGAGAACGCATTTGAGTGGATGAGACAGGTTCGGGCAGCTTGGGAGAACAAGACTTTGCCTACCAAGAACTATCGGTCTAACTCAAAGATTTGTAAGACGTGTCCGATTCGTGACGCTTGCGACAAAGCTGGATCTGGAGAGATAAAACTTAACTCTTTGGAGACACTAGATGAAAAACAAGCGATGTAATCACTGCGACGTAGTATTCCTGCCAGCAGTTTCCTACCAAGTTTACTGCTCACCAAATTGCCGTGAGCTGGCAACAAGGGAAAAAATTTCAGAGCGGTATCAGGTAACAAGGCGTAGTAAAAGAGCTGGCAAGATTAGGAAGTGTAGATCTTGTCAGTCAAGTCTCTCCATATACAATGACGAAGTACTTTGTCAGAACTGCATAGTTGATCCTAAAGAAGTTAAGCAAGCATTGAAAGAATTACGGGAGCTGTCAAATGACGAATAGCTTATTCCTAGTCAATCAGCCTAAAAACATCCTAGCCATTGACGCCAGCACAAACAGCCTGGCTTTTGCCCTGTTTTCTGGAATTGAGCTAAAGACTTTTGGAAAGATAAAGTTTGAGGGTTCAACCGTTTACCAAAGGGTTGGGGATGCAGCAAGGAAGACCCTACCATTCATGAAAAACTTTGATGTAGATGCCATTGTTATTGAGCACACTGTTTTTATAAATAGTCCAAAGACGGCGTCTGACCTAGCCTTGGTGCAGGGCGGACTACTGGGGGCAGCAGCATTAGCTGGAATCACAACTGCTGGATCAATTAATCCAATTACTTGGCAGAGCTTCATAAACAACAATAAGCTTACAACAAAGGAAAAGCAGGATCTGATGACTGACTTCCCAGGTAAGTCTAAGAATTGGTACCAGAACAAGTCTCGTGAGATCCGTAAGCAAAGAACCATTAAGTTTGTTAATGTATACTATGATAAAGAGGTTACGGATGATGACGTCGCAGATGCAATTGGCATTGGTCACTACGCAACCCACAACTGGCAGAAGATTGACAGATCAGGGGTATCATGGTAAAATTGTATACAAGTGAGCTATGGCTCAAGAAGCGTTACGTGTTTGACAAGAGAACTCCAGAGCAGATTGCTAAAGAGTGTGGAGTTAGCATAGAGACTATCTATGTCTATCTTGCTAAGTTCGGTCTAAGAAAGTCCAGGCGATGAGATATCTAAAACATTTTTATAAAAAGGGCATTGGCCTGATTAAGTCAGTGACCTGCAGGCATAATAAGACTAGAGAGTCCGCTTGCCCATACACAGGAATTACCTATACAATTTGCACAGAATGTAGTAAACTTATTTCAGGAAGAAACACGGAGAATAGCTAATGGCTCGTAAACCAAAGTATGTAATGTCAGAGATGGCAAAGAAGTTTTCAAGAGAACAGTCCGTTATGCTTGATGGATTCGAGATTAAGCAGGGGGACTACTTTAAGGTTCGTGGAGAACACGGTGGCAAGTTTAAGTTTCACTCATTCGTAACCAATACAGATACTGGTGCTCAGTGGGTGGACTGCTTTGAGGTTATGTCTGGTATGACATCTGTGTTCAGGTCATTCAAGACTGAAAGAATTAAGAGAATTCCTAACAAGGGCAGGAGAGCAAAACGTGTCATCGTTTGAGGACTTAACAGTAGATCACCTTGATGAAGTAAACAAGGTTGTAGAAAAGTATTTGGCAGGAAACGAGCCTACACAAATCTCTAAAGAGCTGGCTATGCCTCGTCAAAAGGTTATTGCATATATCAATGAGTGGCGAGTCATGGCTGCAGATAATGCTGCCATCCGTGCTCGTGCCAAGGAGGCTCTAGTTGGTGCAGACACTCACTACTCAAAGCTTATCCAAAAGGCATACGAGGTAATTGATGATGCAACCACCACAGCAAACCTGACTGCAAAGACTTCTGGCATTAAGCTAGTCATGGACCTTGAGTCCAAGCGTATTGACATGCTGCAGAAAGCAGGACTTCTTGAGAACAAGGAGCTTGCAGAAGAAATGGTTGAGATTGAGCGTAGGCAGGATATTTTGAAGGGCATCCTTCAGGACATTGCTGCAGAGCACCCAGAGATTAGAGACAAGATTATGAGAAGGCTCTCTGATGTCGCTAGAGGACAGGAAGTCCTGACAGTGGTGCACACAGATGTTTGATGATTTTTTAGAAGCACTTAAGTCCGACAATTTTGAAGAGCGTCCAGTAGACGCCAAGACATTTGTTGAGGGCGAAGACTTCTTGGGGCAGCCTCCGCTGTCCCAGGTCCAGTATGACATTGTAGAGGCCATGAGCCAGATCTATAAGCTAGAGGACCTAATTGAGCTAATGGGAGATACAGATGGAAGAAAATACTACAAGAAGTACACAAAGAATGAAGTCATTCTTCAACTTGGTAAGGGATCTGGTAAAGATTTCACTTCAACTGTCGCCTGTGCGTATATTGTTTACAAGCTACTTTGTCTTAAGGATCCTGCACGATATTTTGGTAAACCTGCTGGTGATGCCATTGATATCATTAACGTTGCGATCAACGCACAGCAAGCGAAGAACGTATTCTTTAAAGGCTTTAAGAACAAGATTGAGAGGTCGCCTTGGTTTGCTGGAAAGTTCAACCCCAAGGCAGAATCTGTTGAGTTTGATAAGTCTATTACGGTTTACTCTGGACACTCGGAACGAGAGTCTCACGAAGGACTTAACCTTATCCTTGCGGTACTTGATGAGATCTCTGGATTTGCTAACGAGATTGGAACTGGTAATGATCAGGGAAAGACTGCTGACAACATCTACAAAGCCTTCCGAGCCTCAGTAGACTCACGTTTCCCAGACCTTGGCAAGGTAGCCTTGCTATCATTCCCACGCTATCCAGGAGACTTCATATCTTCTAGATACGATACAGTCATCGCAGACAAAGAAGTAGTCACAAAGACTCATAGGTTTATTATGAATCCTGACCTGCCAGAAGATCAGGAAGGTAACTACCTAGATATTGAGTGGGAAGAGGACACTGTCATTAGTTACAAGTATCCAGGAATGTTTGCCCTAAAGCGTCCTACCTGGGTTGTCAATCCTACAAGAAGTATTGATGACTTCAAGCTAGCATTCTTTACTGACATGGGAGACGCCATGCAGCGATTTGCTTGCGTACCCACCTTCTCCTCTGACAGGTTCTTTAAGCAGCAGGATAAGGTAAGATCAGCCATGAGCTTGAGAAATCCTTTAGACACCACAAGAAGATTTGAGGAGTCGTTCAAGCCAGACCCAGATAAGACCTATTTCATTCACGCCGACCTTGCACAGAAGCACGACAAGTGTGCTGTAGCCATTGCCCACGTTGACAAGTGGGTAAGCCTGCAGGTACTTAAAGACTATAACCAGGTAGCACCAATTGTTGTTGTGGATGCGGTAGCTTGGTGGGAGCCAAGGGTAGAGGGGCCAGTCAACCTTTCAGAAGTTAAGCAGTGGATTCAAAACCTACGCAGGCTTGGCTTCAATATAGGCATGGTCTCATTTGACCGCTGGCAATCATTTGATATTCAGAATGAGCTAAAGCAGGTGGGCATTAGAACTGAGACTGTCTCTGTTGCAAAGAAGCACTACGAAGATATGGCGATGTTGATTTATGAAGACCGCCTAGTCATGCCAGCCATTGAGCTTTTGTTTGAGGAGCTGACAGAGCTTAAAATTGTAAAGCAGAACAGAGTTGACCACCCACGAAAGTCATCTAAGGACTTAGCAGATGCTGTTTGTGGTGCAGTCTTTGGAGCTATCTCTCACACACCAAAAGACCAAAACCTTGAAGTTGAGGTTCATACTTTTAAAGATAGGCCAAAGCAGCAGCTTGACACCAACCCAAACGGTGTGATACAATATAAGCCTATGCCAAAAGATGTCAAGGAATACTTGGCGAGATTTGATCTAATCTAGATTAAACGTTAAAACACTAAGGAGAAAACAATGAAGCTAAAGCAGCTTTCTATTGCCGTAATTGCGGCACTTACAATCGGTCTTGCAGGGACCGCAACCGTAGCAAATGCAAATACTCAGACTCTAACTGTCTCAGGAGTTTCTGCTACTGGTGGTACAACTTCTGCAACAGCAATTGCTCTGCCAGTACCAGGAGATAGCGTTGCTGCATCAAATGCACTAAGCGTCTCTGTTTCTGGGACTGCTGGTGCAACTGTATCTGCAACTGCAACTAATGCACTGTTGCTAACAACTCTGACTGGTGCTACCGCAGCATCTGGTTCTGCTACTGCAACTGTTAATGTAAGCACTAGCGGTACAGTAGAGCTATTTGTCTTTACAAAGACCACTGCTGTTGGGTCAGTCACTCTAACTGTTGGTAACACCACTACAACCTATTATGTCAAGGGAACTGCAGGGGATCTTGCCAAGGTTGCAGTAGAGGCTCCAGCTACGGGAGTTGCAGGAACCACCCAGTCTGTTCGTGTATCTGCTTTTGACAAGTATGACAACGCAAAGTCTGGCGGTACCGTTAGCCTAGTAATCAACACTAATGGTGTTATCACTACCGCAACTGTTACCACTAGCACATCTGGTTCTGTAAGTTACGTAGTAACCTTGCCAGCCACTGGTAACGTAGCTGTAACTGCCTACGCAGCCAGCTCTTCTGCTGTAGCCACTACAGCTGTAACTCAGCCACGCAACGTTGAGACAGAGCTTGCTACTGCTCTTGCTTCTGTGGCTAAGCTAACTGCAGACCTGGCAACTGCCAATGCATCGCTAACTACTGCAAACGCCACCAATGCTGACCTAGCTAAGGGTCTTCGTAAGGTAAAGTGGCAGTACAATACTCTTGTAAAGAAGTATAATGTTGGAAAGCCAAAGTCTGAGCGACTTGCCTTCCTAAAGTAACTGTAATCTAGGTGAAGGGGAAGAGGCTTAAATCTCTTCCCCTTTGCTGTCCCCCAGAGATTTTAAAAAGGAGCTACAATAGATGTCCATACAAATCATCTATTTCTCAAACTACTCAGGAAATACTGCTAGATTTGTAGATAAACTTGGTCTAAGTTCTGTTCGCATCCCCATTCAGTGGGATCCAGCACATCCAGTTTATGCAGAGCAAGAGTACGTTTTGTTCGTACCAACTTATGGTGGTGGAGCAGAGAGTCCTGCTATCCCAAGGCAGGTCAAGAAGTTTTTAAACATTCCTGCCAACAGGGATCTTCTAAGAGGAGTTGTTGGTTTCGGAAATACAAATTTTGGAGAGCACTTCTGCAAAGCAGCAGACATGGTCTCAGAAAAAACAGGAGTTCCCATTGTGGGCAGGGTAGAAATATTCGGCACCAATGAGGATGTAATTAAAATAAAAGAGAGGTTGGAAATACTGTATGGATAACTACAGCTACCATGAGCTTAATGCTATGCTCAATCTATATGATGCAAATGGCAAGATTCAATTCGACAAGGACAAGGCAGCAGCGAGAGCATACTTCCTTGATCACGTCAATCAAAATACAGTGTTCTTTCACAGTCTTGAGGAAAAGCTAGAGTATCTAGTGGACAACGATTACTACGACAGAGGCATTCTAAATATGTATGACTTTGATTTTGTCAAAGATCTATTCAAGCATACCTATTCTTATAAGTTTAGGTTTCCAACCTTTGTTGGTGCCTACAAGTTCTACACCTCATATGCCCTAAAGACTTTTGATGGTGAAAGATACCTAGAACGTTTTGAGGACCGTGTTGTAATGAATGCCCTAATGCTAGGTCGTGGAAACGAACAGCTAGCCAGGGATGTTGTGGATGAGATCATTTCTGGTCGCTTCCAGCCTGCAACCCCAACCTTCCTAAATGCTGGAAAGGCCCAGCGTGGAGAATTTGTCTCCTGCTTCCTTTTGCGTGTTGAAGACAATATGGAGTCAATTGCTCGTGCAGTTGCTTCGTCTCTTCAGCTTTCGAAGCGTGGTGGCGGAGTAGGCCTAAACCTAACTAACGTGCGTGAGCAGGGTGCACCTATCAAGAAGATTGCAAACCAGTCTTCTGGAATCATCCCAGTTATGAAGATGTTGGAAGATGCATTCTCCTACGCCAACCAGCTAGGTGCTCGTCAGGGTGCAGGTGCGGTTTACCTAAACGCCCACCACCCAGACATCATGCGTTTCTTGGACACCAAGCGTGAGAACGCTGACGAAAAGATTCGTATCAAGACTCTTTCTCTTGGCGTAGTTATTCCAGACATCACTCTTGAGCTTGCTAAGAATGGCGAAGACATGTACCTATTCTCCCCTTACGACGTTGAGAGGGTATATGGAATGCCAATGTCTGACCTCTCTGTCACTGAGAAGTATAAAGAGATGGTTGACGATTCCCGTATTCGTAAGACAAAGATTAAGGCACGTGAGCTATTTGAAAGAATTGCAGAGCTTCAGTTTGAGTCAGGGTATCCTTACATTGTCTATGAAGATACTGTAAACAATGCTAATCCAATTGATGGGCGTATCAACATGTCTAACCTTTGCTCAGAGATCCTCCAGGTAAATACACCAACTACCTATAACAACGACATGTCATACAAGGATATCGGTAAGGACATCTCATGTAACCTAGGATCACTAAACATTGCTAACGCCATGCAGTCACCAGACTTTGGAAAGTCTATTGAGGTAGCCATCAGATCGCTTACAGCAGTATCTGAGCTATCATACATTGATTCTGTAATGTCTGTGGCTGAGGGCAACCGCAAGTCACGTGCTATTGGTCTAGGTCAGATGAACCTACACGGATACTTTGGAAAGGAGCTAATGCACTATGGAGACGAAGAGTCAATTGACTTCACGAACATGTACTTCTACACAGTTCTCTACCACGCCCTCAAGGCAAGCAACAAGCTGGCTATCGAAACGGCATCTCCGTTCGAAGGGTTTGAGCGGTCTACTTATGCGTCTGGGCAGTTCTTTGCTAAGTACATCTCTCAGGAGTGGAAGCCAAAGACAGAGAAGGTTGGCAGACTATTTGCTGAGGCTGGCATTGAAATTCCAACCCAGGAAGATTGGAAGAGCCTAGCACAGAGCGTGATGGCTCACGGTATCTACAACCAGAACCTTCAGGCTGTTCCTCCAACTGGATCAATTAGCTATATCAATAACAGTACTAGCTCTATTCATCCAATTGCTTCTCAAATTGAAATTCGTAAGGAAGGAAAGCTAGGTCGTGTTTACTACCCAGCACCTTACCTGACTAACGATAATCGTGAGTACTTCCAGGATGCCTACGAGATTGGCCCAGAGAAAGTTATTGACGTCTATGCAGCTGCAACTCAGCACATCGACCAAGGACTGTCCCTGACCCTTTTCTTCAAGGATACGGCTACGACTCGTGACGTAAACAAGGCACAGATTTACGCTTGGAAGAACGGTATTAAAACAATTTACTACATCCGTATTCGTCAGAATGCACTAGAAGGAACAGAAATGGAGGGATGCGTATCATGTCAGCTATAACAAGGCCAGTCAACTGGAATAAAGTTGAGGACCCAATTGATCTAGAAGTATGGAACAGGCTAACTGCAAACTTTTGGTTGCCTGAGAAGGTGCCAATCTCAAATGACTTGCAGTCCTGGTCTACATTGCGTGACCACGAAAAGCTACTAACCGTTAGAGCATTCACTGGTCTTACTATGCTGGATACAATCCAGGGTACTGTGGGATCAATGAGTATTCTGCCAGACGCTAGAACACAGCACGAAGAGGCAGTGATTACAAACATTGCCTTTATGGAATCAGTACACGCTAAGTCATACTCTAGCGTATTCTCTACTCTAATCTCTACGCAGGAGATTGAGGAGGCGTTCCGTTGGTCAGAAGATAATCCTTACTTGCAGAAGAAGGCACAGATCATTCTTGACAGATACAAGGGCAACGATCCACTAAAGCGTAAGATTGCGTCTACACTGCTAGAGTCATTCCTATTCTACAGTGGCTTCTACCTGCCGATGTACTGGTCTTCCAGGGCAAAGCTAACCAACACCGCTGATCTAATTAGACTTATTATTAGAGACGAAGCGGTACACGGTTACTACATTGGCTATAAGTTCCAGCTTGCGTATAATGAGCTTGACTGGAATGAGCAGAATGAGATGAAGGACTTTGCATACAGCTTGCTAATGGAGCTGTACGAGAATGAGATCAAGTACACTGCTGATTTGTATGACGAGATTGGTCTAACAGAAGATGTCAAGAAGTTCTTGCACTACAATGCAAACAAGGCTCTGATGAACCTAGGTTTTGAGGCACTATTTCCAAAGGATGTTTGCGATGTAAATCCTGCAATCCTTAGTGCTCTATCTCCAAACTCAGATGAGAATCACGACTTCTTCTCTGGTTCAGGCTCTAGCTATGTAATTGCTAAGCACGAAGCAACAGAGGACGAAGACTGGGACTTCTAAACAAAGTACACTCCAGAGGGGCATGGCTACGGCTGTGCCCCTTTTGGCTTATATAGTATAGTATAATGATATAAGAATACATTCCATAGACCCCCCATAGGAGTGATAGTATTAATCTTAAAGTAGGAAGAGCCAGTGCTGCTCTTATTTTAGCGTTTTTGCCATTGTTCTGGGTTACCCCAGCTAGTGCTACTCAAATGACTTTGCAAGAGGCACAGGCAGCCTTGGTTGTGGCACAGCAAGAATTGTCCAGTGCATCTGCTGCATTGCAGTTAGCAAATAGTAGCGTTTCAGCTGCAACTGTTGCTAGAGATGAAGCCCAGGCGAACCTAAGCTCTGCATCTGCAGCTTGGGAGGCAACCAGGGTAACTGTTTCGGGAACCATTTCAAGCACTGCTCAGAACGTTGTGCTAAACGGAACATTTGATGACGCATCAAACTGGTCAAACATTGGTATGGGATCTCCTTCTACAGTTCTGAACTCAAGCATTCCTCGTGTCTACAATGGGGTGTTGGTTGGTTCTTACATTTATCACTTTGTATACCAAGCTGGTAACTTTACATCGCCAGTTAGACAGGTTACATTCTCGTATGATATGTCTAATAATAACACTAATGATGGTAACCGCCCACAAGCAGACGGCTATCGTGTAGAGTTCCGAACCTACAATGCTGCAGGGCAAGTCTTAAACTACTATGATACTCGTAACCGTGCAGACAGTTTTCCTTGGACACACTTCACTGCCACCTATAATCTAAGCGATGACGCTGTACGCTGGGATGTTGGATTCCGTACTGTTGACAATGGCTACTGGAATGGTAACTTCGCAGGAAGTATTGACAACGTATCTGTTGTAGCTCAGGTAGCAACAACCACACCAGACACATATACATATGGCGAAGCAGAAACTCAGGCAAAGAACACTGCTCAGCAAGCTTTGCAAACTGCACAGGCAGCTCTTGATTCTGCAATTACAGCACAAAGTGCAGCTACAGCAATGGTAGACGCAGCAATTGACGAGGTAGTCAGACTTACCAATCTGGTTGAAGATCTAACACCAAGACTTTTTGCACCAACTAACCTAACCCTAAACACCACTGAGACAGGCATAGAGCTTTCCTGGACAGCACCTACACCAAATCTATCTGGAGTTACACCTGAACGGTATGCTGTATTTTGGTCTACAACAAACTTTACTCAGAACGGCTGGGGTATTGCAAGCACAACAACTTCAATAACAATACCATTCTCAACCCTGTACTCTACAGCACCACAGGGAAGCACATTCCAGTTTGCTATTAGATCTGATAATGATACCCTAAGATTATATTCAGGACAATCAAACATTGTTTCACTGGTTACAGTTGCCCCACCTTGGTGGATGATTCATTTTGGTGAAGGAGAGCTTGTCTCTATCAGTGCTCCAGCAGGATATGTATTTGCAAATGCTACAGCTTGGTATGGATCTCCAGATGACGTGTCTTGTGGAGCTACCGTATCCGATGTTGTTAATCAAGTTCTTGCTGGTAGCTCAAGTGCATCATTCTATGCAGATAACGGAATGTTTGGAGATCCTTGTGGTGGTGTAGTTAAGGTTTTGAGAATGAAGACACCTATAACACCAATTGTTATTGTGCCACCAGTTGTTGTAGAACCTACACCAACACCTACCCCAACACCAGAGCCACAGCCTAGTCCTCAGCCAGAGCCTACCCCTGAACCAAGTCCTGAGCCAAGTCCTGAACCAGAGCCAACTGAAGAGCCTACTCCAGAACCTACAGAAGAACCTACACCAGAACCAGAGCCTACGGAGGAACCTACAGAGCCTGAGCCAGAGCCCACACCAGAGCCAACATCAGAGCCTGAGCCAGAAATAACAGAGGAACCAACCCCAGAAATTTCAGAAACACCAGAACCTTCGCCTTCACCAGAACCTCCTATAGAAGAAAAACCTGAGACTAGTGTACCAGAAGAAGAGGTTGAAATAGAGGAAGAAATCTCTGCTGAGAACATTGAAAACCTGGTAGAGGAGTTGACAGAGATTCAGCCACAGCTACTAACTGAGGAACAGCAAACGCTTATTGTTGCTGCAGCTATGGAAGTCTTTGCTGATGCAGAGCAGGGATCTCCTGAGTATGAGGCAGCTCTAGATGCACTGCTAGTGGTAGCACAAGCAGACGACATCGTACTAGATGAAGAATTAGCAGCAATTCCACTGATTGGAAATGTTGCTGGTGCAGCGGTAGAAGTATTCAATGCACTTGGAAATGCTGGAGCAGACATGTCTCCACAGGTCCGTGAACAATCAGAAAAGGTTGTTATTGCAGCCGTTATCGTTGGTCAAGTAGCGATGACTGCAACAGCAGCCGCAACTAGTGCAGCAGCAGCTGCAGGGAGGAAACCATAATGATTAAATTTATTAAGGCATTGTTTAAAGACATCATTGATCAGGCTTGGACCCTGCTCGGTATGTTTGTAGCTTGGGTAGTCCTAGAAGGCTCAGCCAAAGATGTGGTTGGAATGCTTATCTGGATTACTCTTGGCGTATGGGTATTAACATTCCCATTGCGTTATGAAAAAGAAGACGACGAGTAGTCGGAAGGTAGGTAAAAAATGGAAGACGAACTGGGCGTAACTGGCGGTTGGCACACCATCAAGAACATCTTGCTAAGAATTGTAGCGGTATTCGCAGCATCAGTTCTTACTGTCTTGGGTGCAGGAGCCGTTGTAGGAGTTGACCTATTGTCAGCTGTATTCATGGCTGGTATACTAGGTGTAGCAACTGTTGTAGAAAGACTAGCTAGATCGTTCCTAGACGACGGAAAGTTGACT